CCTCTAAAACCCCCCTCCAAAACCCTCTAAAACCCCCTCTAAAACCCTCCAGAATACCCCCTCCAAAACCCCTCTAAACTCCTAACAAAATATATTAGCTAAAAAAAACACAAAAAAGAGGGCCCGAAGGCCTCTGGCTCAGGCTCTAATAGCCTGAGCCATCACCTTGAACCCTTCCCAGGCAATGGCGCCTACAAAGGCGCCAAAACCTGAAGCAGTCATAATCCGGCAGAAGCTTACCTTCTTGACCTTCTTGACCTTCTTGCCCTTCTTGACCTTCATAGTTTCCTCCTTGTAGCGGGGGTTATTCCGCTACATGTTCTTTTACCCCTCCCCAGGGACGTTTTTATAAAATACCCCCCTCTAAACCCCTCTAGAATACCCCTCCCTTTAGAAGATTAGAAACCAAAAGAAAGCACCTAGGTTTTGTACCCTAGGGCTTTCTTTTATGAGAGCGAAAAGAGCTGTCGAAGCTCCTCCCGCTCTCTGCCATATCGTTTGAGCGCCGCTAGTGCAGCGCCCACGTCTCGCGCATATATCCGTATCGGAAATAACCCCCCTTCAACCTCGATCGTAATAGGTGTCTCACGATCGAGAAGATCAATATACGCTTCACAACGTAGGCGTCCAGAGCGCACAACAAGCACATCGTCACGGCGAACAAGACGCTTACGTGACACAGACCTAAGCGCCGCTCCAAGAGCGACAAAACGTGGGTCTGTTTTCATATTGCCACCACCTGGTTTAAAGTGGCATGAAGGGCGCGCACATTGCGCGCCACGTCGATATTTCTATCTATCTTCACTGCAAAACCCCCGGCTTGCACAGCCAAGTAAAGCAACGCAAGCCGTGTAGAAGACTTTGAGTCGTACAAAGCATGCGCAACGTGCGCATCGTAAGCAGCGCGCACGTTGCGAACGATTTCATCGAGGCTAACAGCTTCTGCTCTAAAGGAGCGTTGTAGCTCCTGCTCCAACGCAGTAATCAATTTGTAATACCGCGCTAGAGCTCGAATTCGACCCGTCGATCGCATAAAAAACCTCCTTTTGGAGCCCACAGCACGCGGCTCCGCAAACTTGTACCAGTTTCCCCAAGCAATTTATGAAAATACGCTGGACTTAAAAACAACCCATACCTTGTCGCTCACAATGCACTCTTAGCAGGGTCTCAAACGCCGACGAGCTTGCCGTTGCACAGCGCGCACAGCGCGCGCAACGTTCGCAACGTGCGCAACGTGCGCAACGTGCGCAACGCATACCTGTAAGGTCTCAAACGCCGACGGGCTTGCCGTTGCGCAGCGCGCTCAACGCGCGCCATTCCCCATTGAGAGCACGACAAAGAGTAAGAAGGGAGTCTCAAACGCCGACGGGCTTTACGCCGTACGACGTGCGCAGCGTGCGTCAAGGTCTCAAACGCCGACGGGCTTGACGTTGCGCAAAGCGCGCACTTTGCGCGCGTTGTGGGCTAAACAGAGAGTGATGTCCACAATGTCAGTTAGTGTGTGTTGTGTACTAAGCAGGGAGGACTAACCACAATGTCAGTTAGTGTATGTTGTGTACTAAACAGGGAGCGCTAACCACAATGTCAATTAGTGTATGTTGTGTACTAAACAGGGAGCGCTAACCACAATGTCAGTTAGTGTATGATATTGTCTACTTTGTTCTAATTGTAATCTTATGTCTTGACAAAACAGATATAACCTCCTATTCACACACTGTAACTTATCTTTCTTACCATATCGTACAATTTCTACATATGTGCATAAACAATACCCTAACACACATTATCCGTACATTTCACACTGTGTAGGACAATAACTTATTGTAATCTAAATCGATTACATTACGCACATCGTACTACACAGACATCGCTGCTTTATGGCGCACAACTGCACAAAAATTCCAGCAAATTGGCACAGATTGACACATTTTTTCTTTATAATTCGAAAGTGGTTATTTGCCACTAATCGAAAATAAAAATAGACCAGATGTGTATGTGCGTGCGCGTACGCATGCGCGTACGCGTGCGCGCGCGCGAGCGCGAGCGCCCCCCCAAAGTCATGGCGGAATACGCCTAACATGTTGAAATCACACGGAAATTTGGCAGGAATATTTTTTGCAATCGCGTTCAATCTCTCCCTCTCTCTTTTCCCCACCAAAAACTATATATACGTCACTCGCGAGAAATGTAGGTAAATGTATGACAAACACATACATGCATACTCATGCGGGCGCGTGCACACACCCGTCGCGCACGCGCGTGCGCGCACGCGCACACCCGCATGTGTATGCCTGACCTATTTTTATTTTCGATTAGTCGAAAATAACCACTTTCGATTTATAATGAACGGCGCACGAGGTGCTCACGATGCTGATCAAAGACCGCGCAATCCCCTTCTCGCTCTCGATCCCGTACACCAAGCTGGTGCGCCTGGAGCGCGTGCTAAAGCTCGCCGCGCACCAAGGGCGCCTCACAAGCGACCCGAATCGGCCTAACAAGCTCGCAGCCGAAGCGTTGATGGTGCTGTGCGCTCAGTGGGAGGCTGAGTTCCGCGCCCAAGGCTTGCTCCCCCATGAAGACCCAATCGCGCCTGGAATGGCTTCCGCAAGCGAGCAGATCGACGCCGCGCGCCTTGCTACTGACCCAGACGCACGCGCACGCGCTCGCGCTGCCCAGGGTTTCGGCCTTCCTCCCAGCAGCCCTGACACCCAACCCAATGTCTTCTCAGAACCACCGGGGATCGACTGGGACACGTTACGTTGAAACCCGGGCGCCAACGAACGGGAAGGGCCCTTCCGGGCTTTTTATACCCCCTCAAGCTAGGGGGGGTAGCCAGCTGGGCCTTGAGCCGCTTGTAACGCCTGCTAGAGGCCTTCATTTGCCAATCCCTCTTCCGGAGTTCGACAGCGGGCTCGCCAAAAAATCGTCTAACCCCCTCTTGACTTTTACACTGTTTTGTGCTTGGCCCGCGCCACTAAACAAAACCCTCTTGACTTTTACGCCGTTTTGTGTCTAGCGCGCGTCGCTTAGCAAAGCCCAGCGGCGTTTGAGCGCCCTTCCTCGCATTTGCGCGCGTCGCTTAGCCAAGCCCAGCGGCGTTTGAGCGCCCCTCCTTGTGTGCGCACGCTGCTTAGCCAAGCCCAGCGGCGTTTGAGCGGCCTTTTCGTGTGCGCGTTGCTTAGCTAAGCCCCGCGGCGTTTGAGCGCCTTATGAGCGCCTTATGAGCGCCTTATGAGCGCCTTATGAGCGCCTTATGAGCGCCTTATGAGCGCGCTGCTTAGCAAAACCTCGCGATGTTTGCGCCCCCCTGTGCCGAGCGCATCAAATCTTCGGGGTCTTGCATCCCCTTGTTGCGATCGGCATAATATTTTAGTTGTTATGTTTCATTATCGAACAAAACATGCAGGTATTTCTGTGGACCTTGCAAGCAGACTTCGGCCGTCCTTGACCAAGCGCGCATTTCTTAGCGGTGTTCTGCGCCGTTTTGGAGATCTTGCTCACAAAAATCCTGCGCGTGCGCTTACGTACACGCACGCAATTGATCAAGGTCTACGTGGTGCGCTTTATGGAGGTTTGATTGGCGGTGCGGGCGGTATGTTGCTCGCGCACCCTGGAGAGGAAGAAAATATGGCGCTTCGCGGCGCGCTTCTTGGCGCTCTTAGCGGTGGAGTGTACGGCGGGTTTACTGGGCGACAGGATGCTAAAAAGCTCCTTTCTACACGCGAGGGAATCAATGCCTTGGCTGGGCGCCTCTCGGCTCTGCACTCAGCGGGTAGACCTCTCTCGTATGCCTTTACGTCGTAATTGTTTTTTTCTTACGGCCAAAATAAAGCACCACAAGGCTTTGAAGCCCTGTGGTGCTTTATTTCGTGTTAGGTTTGTGAAAATATGATTTGATTGAGGCGCTCTATATCGCCATCGGCGATAGCGTCGATAACGTCATCTGCGTGTTCGACACGGCAGTTGAGATCTCCCACCCCGGGCTCAACGTTTCCATTGCGAGTCACGTATAGATCGATGGTGACGTATCCATCTTTGGGTGGGCAGTAAGCGAACAGAGCGCCTACGTTGTCTTTGTCTGGCAGTACTTCGCGTACGCGGATGTAGTCTTGGCGTAACGCGCAGTTGAAGTTGTATTTGCGGCAAGCGTCGTCAAAGGTGAGTTCGTTCATGGTTATTTTTCTTGGTGTTAGTTACTGTTCTTCGTCGTCATCGGAGTTTTCTGCGGGGATTTTGTGTCCGCAGTTACCACAGCTATCGCCGTAATAACGATCAGGCTCCCAGACAATGCTCCCGCAGTGCTCGCAGCGAGTGTGGTCGATCGCGAGCAGGGTTTTGCGTTCTTGCTCTAAGTGTGCGTCGAATTCACCGGGCTCCATGAAAGTTTCGGTGAACTTTATGTATGCTTCAGTTGTTTTTGGGCATTCAGTTGCCCCAGTTAGGATGTGCGCAGCCCAAGAGAGCAGATCGTATTTGTACGCTGCGTCAATATCGCATGTATTGTTTTCGCAGCCGTAGATGTGCTCTTCGTCCAAAGCTTGTTCCAATTTGTTACGAAGTATGTTCCGATGCTCTTTAGCGCACGTGCGCAATGTATTTTTCCATGCTATGACATAATCGGCCTCTACGCCGATTTCGATAGCGGTTGTTATGAGATTGCGTGCACGAGTCGAGGCATGCAGATATGCATCGGCAAGGTGATTTGTATAGTCTTTGTCTAGCGGTTTTGTGAGCCACTCAATAAATGCTTCGTACAATTCGACGTCAAGATTGTTTTTGTTCTTCATGCGTGTTCTCCTTGTTATTTGTGTTATTTGACAGACTCTCGAACGAATTTTTCCAGCGGCACGCCAGCTCGGTTGAAGGCGTCAAATACGCGTGAGTCGTTGTTGTAGTCAGCGTCGTAGATGATCTTGGCGACGCGCACTGACAACAACGCTTTGGCACAATTCCAACAGGGGAAAGTGTTGACGTACACTACGGTATCTACTAAGGTCGCACCGTACTGTGCGGCTTGGTAGATGCCATTTTGTTCGGCGTGCACAGTGCGCACGCAGTTTTCGCGGCCGTCAGTGATTATGATGTCGTGACCTACTTCATCGCAGTGCGGGAGTCCTGGAGGGGATCCGTTGTATCCTGTGGCGATGATTCGGTTATCTTTCACGAACACTGCGCCAACGCGTTTGCGGTCGCATGTTGCGCGTTGTGCGATTAGGTGCGTTATATCTATGAAATACTCGGTCCATTCAAGTCGGGTTAGTGCCGATATCAGTTCAAAGAGAGGCACTCCAGAAGGGTGCATCCCTTCGAATTCGGTTCGTGGTCGAACCCAGACTTTGGATCCGTGTACTTCTCGGTAGACGACGACTTCTTGTGGAGGGTTGGAGCTATCGTGAGCAATTTGTTCGACGATGTATTCACCGCCTTGGCAGTGGCGGTAAATATGTTGAACTTTCGCGATAGTGCTCATAACACGCACCATCTATTTGACGATGAAGATGATCTCGGCGTTACCCCAATTATCTGTTTTGAGTTGGATGTTCTTCAGTTGTTTGTGTTTGTTCATGAAAACATGAACGATTGTGTCTTTGCCGAGCGGTGATTTCTCACTGAGCTCGATAAGTTTGTTGATGACATCCTGCACTTTGAGGGCTGGTGCATGTTGCCAGTAAATTTGTTCTAGTGCATTTTTGTCGTTGTTTTTCAGTGCTTCCATCTCGCCTGGATAAAATTCAGTTAGCGGTTCCTTTACGGCGTTTTCGCCGAAGTTGTGTTTGATGCGTAGTTTTGTTGGTGAAAGTCGAGTGCATGCGTGCCACATTGCTTCGCCATCTTCGAGGCTGTGTGGGTGGTTGCAGTATTCTGGGATGTAAAAAGACGTTTTGGTGTTCATTGTTGCCTCCTTGTGATTACCTAAAAGGTGTAGATCGTTGCTTCCCAATGTTCTCGGGGCAACGAGGGGTCGTCGGCTAGTTGTCGCGCGAGGGCAACGAACTGGCGGGGCAGTGTGTAATCGCGCTGTGTGTGCTCGTAGCGTACTGGCGATGTTTCGCTGCGCGGGTCGCGGACAGCGCAATGAAAGCCAGTTAAGCTAACGGTAAATTCAACACGCACGATTACTGTTGTCCTGCCAGTTTGCCGAGTCGCTGCGACTTCTTGCCTCCATGAGACGGTTGAGAGGTCTTGTCCGGAGCCGGGACCGACGCGAGATACGACTCGGGGATCGGGTAAGTTGCTTGCAAGGAGCAATTCAGTTAGAGCTACACTGTAGCGATCTAAAGCGTGCTCCATGCGGGCATAGCGTTCTTGTAGTATTGCCCGGTACTGCTTGATCAGCTCAGCTGGGGACATGTTCATTTGTTTGTTGTGGATCTGAAAAGAAAAAGCCCGTTGTCTTCAGTTCCTGACGCCGAAGACAACGGGCTTGTGGGGGTGAAGGGCTCCCGTACCGTTTACGGTATCTCAACAAGTTTTCTTGTCAAGGGAACATGTACTCGTGTGGTCTTGTGCAAGCTTCGTTTGTTGTGGGTCTTGACGGCGTTGAAGCCACATGGACCCACAACCTAATCTTGTACCTTGTTATCTGAATAATTTAGAATTTTTCCATGCGATATACGGGAGAGTCTATTGAGCGTGCAATCCGACTTGCACTTATTGAACATCGGTGCGCACCTTCGGCGTCAACTGCAACAAAGCTAGCGAAGCTGCGCGCGTTGCGCGCTCTTTATGAGACGAGCGTGTATGCGAACATTGCGCTCCCTGGGTTAGGTACAGCACAACGCTCGTTACGTGAGGCAACTGAGTGTTATCGAATACTGCGAAAGCTGCCGCCGGATGTACAGAGATCGGAGAGACGTGCGCTCAAGCGTGCGATCGCAGAGGCACGTAAAGTGCCTATGGAGTTACCTGAAGTAGATTTTACGGTGTAAATGAATTGCCTTCATTCGTTTCGGTAAACGCCGCTGCGCGGCGCATGATTGCGGTCTGAAGGCGTTGTATAGTGCGCAGGTAATTTGCGGCCCGAATGCGCACAAGGGTGTTAGTAGTTTGGCGGCGTGGATTACATAGGCCCACGCGAAAACGCATGATTGCCTCATCGATGTTGCCGCACACTGCAAGGCTACGGTGCAATGCGCCGGCTGCATGTAGATGAGTGCCGGCAGTATGTCGGCGATTACGAGAGATCGGTGCACCCCAATTGCCGCCCTCTCCCTTATCGCAACCTAAGTGCGTTTCGGCAAAGGCGACAGCAGCTAGTACCTCGCGGGGTACGTCTGGATAGCGCGCAAAGGCTTCATCGAGCTGCGCTGCAATACGTGCACGGTTTCGTTCTATGCACGTTCGATTGTTGCCAGACATATATGGAAAAAGATCGAGGATGATGGAGATAATCAGAGCTGAAGTCAAAGTTGAAGACATGGACGTGAGGCGTAGCGCAACGTAACAATCCTGACAACACTCAAGTTTGTGTTTGCCTGTTGTCATAGCGTTGCATTGCTCGCTGTAGATCCATGCCAATAGCTTGAATATCTGAGTGAAGTGCTTTCACAACCTGATCAAACCATGAATGCGAAATGGTTTCGGAAGTTTCGTCATTTTCTTGCAACGCTAAACAGTAAGCATCGTGTACTAGTTGATCAGTACCTAAAACGAAACATTCATAGCACCAGCGAAGAAGAGGATGATTAGTAGTTGTGTGTCTCTACATGTTTACTTTGTATGAGTAATGTGTCCGTAAGGAGACCGTAACATGAAGAAGTTGAGTACGGGCACTTGCACCACAGTGGAGTACGTGATTGTTGACTCAAATGGTGTTCGTATTCCAAATATTGCGCCGTTTACGGATATTGTTGCTGCGTTGAAGAAGGCGCGCGCTCTAGGGACATGCAATACTGTCATGAAGGTAGCTGGCACAACGCAGATACCTATGGCACATCAAGGTCCTGGGGGTTGGTGCCCGAAAGTAAAAATTAAAGAACATAGGGGAGATCCTTGTAGTCGAGCAGCGCGTGCGCGATCACGGTTACGCCGTCGCCGTCGTCGTTGGATTTGTTGATGTTTGCACTATGTGATATCTAAAAAAGAAACCTAAACTCTATGGACACATATGCCCATAGAGTTTAGGTTTCGTGTTTATTTTTTATTTGTTTTCACGGTATGATTTGTTTGGGCCTTTAAATTTATTTTGTTTGTAGTGTTTTACTTTTCGCTTTGGGGGCAGCTTACCAGTGCGATTAAAGTATTTCATCATGTGCTGGATCCAGCCGGCTATATTCAGTGCGCGAATTTCTTTTGCTGTAGCTACGATAGCGCCGCCACTGAATTCGTCATTTCGCAATTTGTCAATAGTTGGAGACCAACTTATTGCCCAGATGGCTGTTGGTCGAAACGTTTTTAAGAATGCGCGTGCTAATTGACCCGCTGCCCAGGGATTGCCGTAGGCTTTAGAGTAGATATGTAGGCAGTTCTTGTTTTCTTCGTCGTAGTCAAAGTAGTACTGGAAGTTTGGGGCGAGGTAGGGGTCATTTTTATTTCGCCAGGGTTCATCGGCGATCAGCTTTTTGATCGTTTCTTCATTTTTGTCGCCAGCTAGTTGGACTGACACGTCACGGAGCGCATGCAATAACCAGCGCTCTTCATCAGCTGTGAGATGCGTGAATTTACCGGCGAATTGAGCGTAGTTGATTATCATGGTTTGTTTTACTTCTTATGGTGAATGGGTTGAGTAGTATATCCCTAGGAAGCCAGTATTTTTGGACCGAACCATCGAACCATGTCAGCTTCGAATACTGGCATAAGTCGGGGGAGACGTTCTTTTAGCCATGGAGTGATGGCGGCATCCACAGCTATTTCGCATTGTCGAACCCAGTTTCGGTGCCGTTGTCGTACAACCTTTGGTTCGTTGTAGGGGTCGTTACTATCGGGCTCGTGAGGCATTTCGGGTACTGCTGGAAGCGTGTCGTTGTCGAGCGCGCCAAAGACGATTGTTGATTTGAAGTGATCGAGGGCTTCAGGTTCATCTTTTGAGTCCCACCACCAATCGACAGGTGGTGGGAGCACTTTTATGTGGCGTAGGTACTTTTTGTACCAGAAAAGGCTGTTGGCAATGTATTGCGATGGTCCATACTTCACATTGAACATGTGCCATCGCAGTAGTGATGGTACGATTGCGTCGCGTTCGTTGAGCAGTCCGCGTGTTGCGAGCGATACGAGTAAGTCGTGGAGACACCCAGCGGATTCTAGACAGTGTTGTCCTTGAATCCACGTTGCGCCTTTTACTCTGAAGTACGCAGGTTGAGGGTCGTTGTCGCTTGGTTTATAAAGGCTGACTTCCCAGCGTACTCGAAGCTTGCGTTGACCGGATGCGAGATCTTCTGGAACAGGGTATGTTGCTGTATAGGTGGTTTTGCTGATGTCGCGAACTGGCATTGTGATTTTTACCCAGCCTTTGAATAGGTAGAAGCGCACGATTACTTGTCGAATATTTCGACAGGCTTCGATTTTTACGCGCGAGGCATTGCGACGTAAACATCGCAGACTTCATACGGCTCTTCGCGCATTACTATACCGGTGATAATGATGGCCGTTCCAAATGGCCCTGTTTCGTAGTACACGCCATCAATTTCTGCTGTGCCTCCAGGTGTGTCAGGAATAGTTTCTGTGCCTGTAATTGGCCGATAGACCATTGGCATCCCGCACCCAGGACAGTACGACGCCGAAAGCGTCGTTAGTAGTACGCGACGACATTTTTCACAGTGTGCTTCGCGTAATGGCAACGGGGATTGAAGTTTGCCATGAGGATTTTTTGGTGTGTGTTGTGTTGTTTTTGATTCACTGTTTTTGGCTGAAGAGTGTGCGGTTTTTGGTTCGTCGTTCTTGGGTACTTCCTTCGTACTTCGCTTAGGGGATGGTATATCGATGTTTGGTGGCAACCAATCGACTGCGTCAGGCGATCCGTGCTTGGCGCATGCGTAGTTTGCTACATGCCCAGTAGATGTGAGTTGGGCATGATTGACTTTGCCACGTTTGCATTGGTGGCATGTTTGGGTTACTTCACATGGGCAGATACGCCGAATTAGGTTGTCGTCTTGATCTCGAATTAATTTGTACTCTGTGCCGCACTTGTCGCACTTCATGTGTGTTTTTTACGGCGTACATAGTTGTTGGTTAGACTTTGATGTACTTCGACGTAGCGCTGGTGCTTCCGTCTTGCAGCGTTTCAAATGAGAAGTCTGCAAACAGTTCTGGCACGGTGTTCTGAAGCACCTTGAGCACTGGCACCATTGCGCGACGTATTGCTACGTCTGCGGATTTTGCGCAGCGCATGAAGAGCACGTGGCGCCATGCGCGAACGTTGCCTGTGATCACGATCGGTGCTTCGACCCAGTTAGGCAGCACACGGCGCGCCGCACTTAGGAGTCGCTTTCGCCACTCCGTATTTGATTCTCCGTCTAGCTGAGGGTACTTGGTTTGGTATGCTTCAATCCAGCGCCTATAGCGGTATAGGTCGTACGCCATGTCCTCTAGGGCGTCATGGACAAGTTCTGGATCGTTCTGAATGTCGTACGGTAAACAGAAGCGCAGCTTATCTTCGCCTACGTAGCGTTGAGATACTTGTGAGTAGGCCATGCCAGCGCGGTGCCGTACAATCTCGTGAGTGACGGCGCGATCGACACCCCATATTAAGAATGTGTAGTTTGCGTGTTCTAAAATGGAACCATGACCTTGTGTCATGATGCGCGTGAAGTATTTGTCAGCTTCAGCGTGCGGGGTGTGTAGTTGGCCTAGCGAGAGGTAGCAGATCTGGCCGGAGAATTTTGACAGCAAACCTCCATCGCTGATTAAGCTTCGTTCTAGCGCGTCTACTGATTCTTCGTAGTAAGCGTCGAAACCATAGTCGTTGAGAAAAGGTTTTATTTCCTCAACGTTGACGCGTGTTTCAGCGATCATGGACACGCTCGGTGCGGTTGAGTAACGCACTCCGTTAGGAGCTTTGATAGTGGGGTATGTGATGCTTTTCATGGTTTGTTGAATCCTTTGAAATGGTGTTTAGACAAACGGTTCTTTGCAGACGCAACACCGCAAGTCTTCGTCTTTGATTGAGTACAGAGCTTTCAGTGTGATGAGTTCGGGGTGCTTATCAAAGCACTCTCCAGGATGGACAAGGGCGTAGTCTCGAAGGACGTATGCAACAGGTGCAGGGAATTTGACGCCGTATACGGCAGTACGTATCAAATTGATTTCGTGTGCGAAGCGCTCGCTCAAAGTGTGTCGTACGGATGCTTTGTCGAACTTGCCTACGACACGAAGTGCGGAAGGATTGTTTGGTCGGATAACGGCGTATTGTCCTGTTGCAAGGGGACGCACTTGATAAAACGATTTCTCATTGATTGTGACTGTCTCCCCGTTCAGGATCACAGTCATCGTATCCGAATTTGAAAACCAGCTGCGAAACCTTTTGGGTATTTCTACGGACACTTTTGTCAGAGGAAACGGAAACGACAGCATGTGTTTTCCTCGGCGGTAAAGGTTTGCGTGGTTCAAATTGTTCATCTCGTTCGACGATGGCTACCCAGCTCCACGAGCCTTCTCCGAAGGCATTGAGCTCGATGATTCGATACAGGCATTGGTGTTGTGGTTGTCCAACCACCACCCGTAGCCAGTCCCCCAAAAAGACACGGGGCCCGGTGCCCCGTATCACACCGTCGGTGCCGTTGACATCGACTTCGTGATGCGGAGCGTCGGGCCCTGTTAAATCATGTATGACATATCGTGGCATGGCAGAGTTAACTCTGCCATACTTACCTATCTAGGTAAAGTCTTTTTTTGTTTACGGCGTGAAGGCCAGTGTTCAGGATGTTGTACTAACCATGCTTCATCATAAGGAGGTAGTCGTCCCCGTAGTTGGAACAACTTTACGTATGAGTCGGAGTCAAGTTCAAGTACTTTTGCAAGCTTGTCTAGGCGTTTGGGACTGATTGCGCGTTTCCCACGTTCCAGATCACTCAGATATGGTACTGATACTCCTGCACTTTTAGCTACTTCGCTGAGTACTTTTTCTCGTTGTTGTCGTGCTTCTCGTAACAGTTTACCAAGCGCCACGCGGCGCATTTTCGCGTCGTCGGGGAGCCCTTCCCGTTCGGCGCGTTTGTTCATGGTCGCTCCTTGTATGAGAACTGTCCGTTATAGAATGCTTCCCAGTCTTCGAACGAAAGAAACTCAGGTTCAGGTACTCCGTCGAGGCGCCACCATCCGCCTGCCATTTCAGATAGCTGATGCAGTTCGCCGACTTCTTCTTCAGTAAGTCTTTCAGGGCCGTTTATAATGGCATACCAAAGGGCGTAATCTAGTCCTGGCGCATTTTCAGTTTGAAGGTACTTTACGCCAAGGTAACGCATGTAATCTAATAGACGCTCACTTGCGAGGCTGCGCACAAGGTCAACAAGTTTGCGTACAATTTCGTCGTCGTGAGCTTCGAGTTTAAGTAGCTCGTCGTTGTTAAAGTAATGGTTTCGCATTACTCAAAAATAACATACGTCAGAGACTGCGTCTAAACGTAGATTATTTAGTGTTGTGCTCTTGTCTTTGTGTGTCTGAGCGTCTAGTGAGTGCAGCGGCAACTTGTTCTTGATTTACAGGGCGTCGTTCAGTAGTTGTCGGAGCGACCGCTTGCACTTCGATTTCATTGTTCATGTATTTTGCTCGTTCAGCGGTCAGTTCATCAATTTGTGCTTGAAGTGCTGCAATATGTGCATCAATGGCAGCGCATCTTGCAGCGCAAGCATCCTCAAGGGAGGTGTAAAGATTACGCCGTGAAACAGGGTTGACGAGCAACCCTGGCAAAACAAGCGCTTCTTTTTCAGCGTCTTCGTCGCTTACGGTGAATTCTTTGATGCCGTTACGTCCGTCAATGTAATAAAGCTTGGTGGCCATACCGGAAGTCTAATGAGGACTTCCGGTATGGCCAAGGGTTCTTTACGTCGTTGAATTAAAGATCAGTCTACGTTGCCGCCTGCACGCCAGCTATTGACTGCACGGTTTTTTACTACTTTGAACCAGGTTTTACCGTTGCCAAGTTTGAGCGTGCTGTGATCGGCGTCATATAGCATTCCACTAACGTATACACCATCGTCGCACACCATTCTCGTTGCGCGATGTCGGTTGTGCCGACGGTATATTAATCCGTCTACCCCTTGCATGTACTCAAACTGTATTTTAGCGTTGTCCGATAATATCGGAACTCCCTTTTTGTATTCTTTAATGTTGCTTTTTGAAATGTCTTGCCAATTTTTTATGATTTGATCTGGTTTGAATTTCTTCTCGGGCATTGAAATTAGAAACCATTCGCCCTGTCGCAGGGCATCCTTAGGCACATCTTTTGGACGCAATAATGCGAGTGCCTCGTCGACGGTTGTGGGATCAGGGCGAGCGCTTGGCAGTTGCACTAGGAAGAAATTGCGACGTTCAGGGTCGTCGTTCCGGTCCAGTCCGGATACATAATAGACGTAGCTTGTAAAGTATTTGTTTTTAGTGTTGTCCCACGTCTCTCGTTTTATGCGAAACAGCGTTTCGCCAAGGAAATGCTTTTTTTGCAGGTGTTTATGTGGGGTGCCGGCTTGAGCACACTTTTTGTTTCGACAGGGAATAAGCGTTTCAATTTCACGATCTGGAGTGACGTCTACGAGTATGACGTCGTCTGGAATGAGTCCTGCTGCACGTAGTGCTGAGTAGGGGATGTACGCGACTTTTGACAGTCCGTGTTGCTTGATTGCTTCACGGAGTTCTTTCTGTTGTTCTCTGGTTGTCTTCGACGGACCTTCGTCTGCGTTGACGAGCAGTATGCCGTTTGGTAACCAGCGGGCAAGTTGTATAACTTCGTATGACCAGAGTACGCCGTATTCGTCATATGAGAAGCGCGCTCGGTCAGAGAGTTTTGAGAGTAAGCGCGTATTGAGTGGTTTCCCTAAAACATAATCGTTGGCGATCGCGCTGTTGAGTTTGCTCATGGCAATGATTCCTCGTTGTCGTTGTTGTCGTCAACGTCACGGTACTCAACGGCAAGCAGATATGTCCCGTCACCTTCGCTTGGCTCTAAAGTCAGGCCTACAGCGTTGAGCGCGGTTTCTGCTGATTTGTACCATTTTTCGTCATCCCACGCTTCATGGGAGCCTAGTCCCATACAACGCGGACACCTTCCATCTCCGCGCGTGACAAGTGCGTTGAGACGCTCTGATGCTGCGCGGATGTGCGAGGGCCAGTTGAGTGCTGGACCATATTGAGAGATCCATCGTTGGCGTTGTCGCCGGCTACGATTCTCCCATTTTATGCGTACACGTCGTTTTATGCGACAACGCACTTTACCTGTGCCCTTGCAGTTAGGGCAGATGCTGAGGTTGTCGCACGCAAATGGTGCGTAACATTTGCCGCTCGGTGTAAGGGTTGTAACAGAGCCTAGGGTTATCGAGCGGCGTTCTTGTCCTGGCTCGTCCAATATCCACCTTTCACGGTTTACGAGTTTTCGTACAATTCGTGGGTCGAATCCGAGTTTGATCTTAGCCATGGTTACCTATTAGGGGTTAGAGTTGAAATGAATATGGAACTCAGGCTGCGAATTTTTTGAGTTGTCGTTCAAACAAGTCGAGTGCAGCGATCAGTGCGCCGGTGCCGGCTTTTTTGCCGATGGCGTACAGTGTGTTGCTTGCCCTCGCTGCTAATACGAGTTGCTCACTTTGAGCATGTGAAACCAGTTCGTTGAGAATGATCATGGCTACATAGCGACCGTTACGCAGCTGTCGGCATGCATTTGCGCATTCGACGTCGCCTGAGCCATTTCTTTCATTAGAAATCCATTCGAACTTTAGCCCTGTGCGACGTTCTATCGCGTTTTGTTTCTTAGGTATCGCAAACCCCCCGAACAACATGATTGGACGACCGTCTCGTTTGAGACTGGCGTATGTGTCAGTAGTTTTCGGCAACAACATGATAACTTCCTCACAAAAAAACTCCTCCCTTGTTCTCTGCGATCGCTGGGGCAATCACAGGGAACAAGGGAGGAGCACAGACAACAGTATCCTCCCCCTTTTACCTCAATTCGTTTTTACTTTATCACTGCGTCTTTTTCGAACGCTTTGAGTTGCTCTAACGCGATGCTCTTTGGAACTACGCCGTCTGAACGCGGAATTTGTACGAGATATAGTTCTCGTTGTGCGCGTGTTACGGCTACATAATATAGATTTTCACCTTCGGTAGAGTCCACACGGAATGTGGATTCAAACATCCACACGCGTTCGAATTCAAGGCCTTTTGCTTTGTGGACTGTCATGAAGGGAATAATCCCTTTGTCAGCGACGCTTTCGTCGTCATCAAATAGTTCTGCAACTTTACGACGTAGTGTTTCGACGCTGTTAGTGTCTTCACTGATAGCTCGTAGCGCTTCTAAATTGTCTTTTAGTTCTTCAGCTTTGTCGTCTTTGCCCGCTGCGATCAAGCGGTCAGATTCTTCGGCTACGTATTCACTTAGCTCTTCGAGAGCGACCCGCACGTTGTTAGTGCGTGTGCGGGCTAATAGTGCATCGAGTTTGGAGTTAAGATCGCGTCCGATAATGCGGGCGCGGCGACCTTTTCCTAATAAGAGCATGCAATATTTCGAAAGTGCTGCGTTGGTACGACTGATTACTGCGTCGCCTTCAGTAACTTTTGTTAGGAATTCTTTTTCAGATACACATGCTACAGTACCTTCGATTGCGTTGGGTGCTGCTTCGAAGTCGTTCACGATGCGCCGTGCGAGGTTGACGACTGCACGAGGGCATCGGTACGTTACCGATAGTGGCAGCACGGTAGCGTTGAGGTCCGCTTGAAATTTTGCCAGCGCGTTTGCGTCTGCGCCTCGGAAAGCGTAGATCGCTTGACGATCATCGCCGACAGCAAATATCCGTCCGGTCGCGGGCTTTACGGCGTTCATAACGATGCGATATTGGCATGCGTTGAGATCTTGCGCTTCGTCGACGATAACGATGTCGTATGAGCCAGTAGTGAGATTGAATCGTGCGGGCAGATAGACTTGTTCGTCGAAGCTGATCGTCAGTGACGGACGTTCTGAAAAAGCTAGCGTTGCTTCTGTCCACTTGCGATACAGATCTTCTTGTTTTGGATCTACTGGGCGCAGGTCATAGTAATACATAGTTTGCATGATGCTTTCGGCATCTACTGCAAGATTTGCCATGCACATTGTGACGAGTTTTATTACGTCACTGCGTGCTTCTTTGTATTCATCTGGGATCAATCGTCGGACGAAGTCGCGTATCCTGTAGCGATCGACTTTTAGTTTTTGTCCCCGAAAACGTATCATTGCGCCAAAGCCAATTTGATTCAGACCTTTGACTTGTACGTGGCGCAAGTTTTGTAGCTTTTGCGATAGTTCGTCACGGATTTTGTTATTGAATGCGCAAACGAGGATGCGTGAACGCGACAAGCGTCGGCATAGTTCTTTGATTGTAGTTGTTTTACCGCATCCGGCGCGTGCGATGACTACGAGGTGACCACGCTCTTTTTCGCCGAAGCGAAAAATATCTTCTTGGTAACGACTCCAGACCATTTTAGCCCTCTTGTAGTAGTTCTAGTGCTGTGCTGGCGTCGGGTAGTTGGCGTATGACTGTGCTGAATGCAGTGTGTACATTCGTTCGATTTGTGGGTGTGTCTTCACATATCAGTGAGAGCACAGCTGCGCACAATTCGACTATTTCGGTTAGGCGCACGGCTTCAGGGGTAGGCGCGTCTTTGAGTTTTTCGAGTTCAGCGCCAATGCGTGTTGCTAGGTCTATGATCTCAGGATCATCTTGTGTGATCCGTTCTGTACTGTTGGGGTTTTGTCCGATTTCAATAGCGCGTTTAAGTTGTGCATAAATGGCTTCGTAGACGCCTCCATGTAAATTCAAGTACTTGTACAGAAGTACGTGTGTTAGAGCAGCCAGTTTCCATGGTGCGTCGTGTTCAATACGGTTGTTTAAGACTAGTTGGACGAGCTGTTGTCCAAGCGAGATAATGCTCGGGACGATTTGCTGTAGATCGGCGTGTTGTTGGTAAACTGTCGAGCGCAACACGTCCCAGTCTTCTTTGTCGAGCGCGTTGGCCATTGTATCGAGATGACCAACGAGCATCTTGGCGTCGAATTGGATGTGTGCGATTTTGCGGCGTAGATCTTCTTTTGTTTTCTTGTCCATGTTTAAATAGTTGCGGGCGCCGAGACTGTTATCTCGGCGCCCGCATTGTATACAGAGCTAGAGGTGCGAAGTTAATTTTGAAAGTTTACTAGACCTTTTCATCGAAGAGGCCCAGTTCACGGGCGATGTCCGGGTGAGCCTCTGTAAGCATACGAAGCTTCTTCATTGTATACTTGTAATCCATATTAGCCATGTCTCGCATGGCTTTGTGATTCTTTGCTTCAGCGATCAGCGCTTGCATCTTGGCTTTGATTGCGTCAGTCATGGCAGTGAATCCTCCTTTGTTTTTTGTTTACTACTGTGGGTAAAGAAGTCAAGGTTTAAGAACAGATTGGAGCCATACAATCACTTTGCGCTCCAAAGACTGAAGTAAGACTTCTTCGTGCTCAGGGAAGTGCCCTTCTTCGTTGCGAGGTGTACGCATCGCTTCGTCGTATACGCGGTAAGCTTCGACTACTTCGCGGAACTTAGCAAGCGACACGCGTCCAGGCGCTATTTTTATTTCTGCCATGGGCGTTACTTCCCTTGTGTTGATCAACCATACAACAGATCTTATTAGTGAGCATGATCTTGCGCGTTTTGTCAATGCTTTGGATGTACAATTTCGGCACGATGTTACCCCTGTTTGGGGGCGCTACTTATTGCCGTGGGTTGCGCGCGACACTCAGAACCTAGATCCTAAGGTGTGGCAGCTTCATCTTTGGCGAAGTCCGCGTGAAGCATCTGAAGCTGGATTCTTAGGGCGCCACTCGACTCAAGGTGCTGATTATGTACCGATCGGACATGTTTTCATTGAAAACTGTTTGATCAACAAGGTGCCTTGGACGCGTGTTGCTTCACACGAGGCCATTGAAATGGCTGGCAACGAATGGCTCAACTTGGAGGTAGTACGCGTTCTTGATGACAGCACTGTGGAGCTGTGGCCTAGGGAGCTGTGTGACGCTGTTCAGGGAGTGGGTTACGCCGTAAACGGCGTTGAGCTTTCTGACTTTGTATACCCTGAGTTTTTCATTGAAAAAGCAGACGGTCCGTATGATCACTGCCGCGTGCTTGATAAGCCCTTTTCGATACATAAGACTGGGTACGCTTCTATCCTATTTATCAAAAATGGCTACGCACGGCGGCGTGATTATTATGGTGCTGCCTGCCCTGAATGGTGTCGGACTACGCATTCTCTAACACGTAAACACGCACATTGGAGAGCTGTCAAATGAAAATGAAAAAACTACTGTATGGAGTATTGTTTGTTCTTGTTGTTTCAACTAGCGGTTGCGCTGCATGGTTTGAACAGCTGCGCACTAATCCAGTAGCTGGAATTTTGACTAGTGTGAATTACATCCAAACTGCGCTTTCTTTGGCTCGCAGCGCCTTTGAAATTTGGGCGACTACGAGTGGAGCGCCTGATGTAGAACTCACGCGTGCGCGTTTCAATGCGCTCGTAACTAATGTAGATCGTGCGTTGTTTGTTGTGCAGGATGGACTGCGTCTTGCGGCGCATGCAGGGAGTCCTGCTCCAGATGTTCGTACGGTGTTGCGCGATGCACAACAAGCTATTGGTACAGTTCACGCATTCCTTGCTGGGCTTCCCGGTAATGGCCCTGGACGTGCATCGCATCCATCAATGCGTGACGCCCTCGACGCGACTGAACTCGCGTCGAGGGCGTCGTTTACTAATTAAGGAAGATTGCGTACATCGCGGATCATATCGCGTAGTTGTTTACCTAATGTAAGTGCGCTCAAAAACAATTTTACCCATTCTAAAGGGTTTGTTGTTTTGCGCATTTCTTCAATATCGCGATCGCTGAGCTTTTCTAGCTCTTTTTTGATTTGTTCGATTTGAGGGTCTAGTTGCCCGTCAAGCGATGCGTTCGCATATTCTTCAATAGCATTGAGTACTTCGTCCAGCATGATTTTGCCCCGCTGCTGATAATTCCGCGCTGTACTATAACTTAGTACATGGCGCGGGAGAACAAGCCCGCCGCTTACGCTGCGACGGGCTTGTTCCTAAGCGCGGAGCTTTTCTGGAAAAACTGAATGAGTGCGTTGCTGACGCGTCGTAACTCAGCGCGTGTCATTGCGCTATCGAGCATACGCAGTGTGAAGCGTCGTTCTGCACGTACTGTGCTTGGCCAGCTATACCAGCTGATGCCGGCAAGCTGGTCATGCACATGCAAGAACGCGTCTGCAATGCGTTCAAGTGCAAGACGAGCTTTTTTGCTATCTGTTTCGTCAATCGCTGCGATCGCTGTATTTGCATATAGTAAAGCACGGCAGCGCATTGCGGTTAGAGGATCGAGTCCGATGAGCACTACCCCAGAGCGGCAGCGCTTTCGGCAGATTGAGACGAGCTTCGGGAAACTAACTGTCGGTTTGATTACAGGCAGTTTGACGAGGTTGCTCATGTGACTATCCTTTCGGTATGGAACATTCGTGTACGTCAGTTGGTGCTTTCCTGATTCGTAATCAGGACTTGATCATGGGCCTACTTGTTTGGCCATTTATTACGGCCATTCTAAATGTGGCCCTGCGAAAAAAGACGCCCGAGCAGTGGGAGGCCTGGGCGTTGTCGAAACCAGCGCTCGCATTTGTGTTTGAAGTAATGCGTGCGAGCGGTGTCGATTTGTTTAAGGTGTTGCAAGCATTTCACCGCTTTGCGCAGCGTCGAGCTGGAATGATTCCAGCAGATGCGGTGCGAGTATCAAGCTTGCCGGAACCCTTGAAGGCGGCGCTGCGCAATCCGGAGACGGTTAAGTTATTGGTTGAAGCAGCTGCTAAGTTCCAAGAGGCACAGACGTCTGATTCGATGATGCCCGAGCCCACAGAGAATTGATCACGGCTTCGTTGATTTTGTGAATGGCTGCGATATGCGAGACTGTTCCATCTTCGCCGAAGTCGTGTGCGAATTCATGCACAAGTAATGTGACTAGCTTACCGAAGTTGCTGAGCGTGGACCGTGCAATGGAGATTTGATTTCCGTTGTGCAGGCCCTCGACTTTTTCTGACGCAAAACGCACAATTGCAACGCGATTTATGGCGTCTTTGACGTATGGTCGAATAAGGTCTAGTGCAGCGAATAGATTGCTGCGTTCGTTTTCCGTTAGAGCATACAGAGGGAAACGTGTTTCGATTTTTTCGCTGTATTCTTTACTTATTTGTTCAGGTGTTGGCAGTCGATAGCGCAGTAAGTTCACCAATTTGGGGGCTAGAGGGACGGGTGTGTATCCGAGGTGTTCTAAGCTAGATCCCTCAGCTGTGCCAACAACTGGTACGGCGTTTTCACCGTATTCTTTTCGAAATTGACTGAGCATTGCGTCAATAAGACTTTCTGGTGCGATGTATGCAAAAACTTCTTGTTCGGCTGCTTCTTGTTCGAAGCTCTTATACATGCGCGCGATGAGTTTACTGTCTTCGCGCTTTGCTATTTCGTTCCACATTTTGCTGATCGCTAAGTTAATGTCGTAATTCGACGGTATACGTCGATCGCGACCAGTATCAACGTTGAAGAAATTGTATCCGAAGGTGTATTTGTTGCGTGTAGTGACGTAAACACCTCGGACATAAACTTTTCCGATGAAGCGCGGGTCGTCGATTAGCTCCCCCGCTGACGTTTTGTGTACGCTGTTTGGCGGATTCAAACGTAAAAACCAACTTTGAATCATCTCCCAAAATTCTTTATTGATTCCTTGGATGATGACTTCGAAGTTGTTGGTTGTCCGTTTAGTTTTGGTGATGTTGATACAAAGTGTCTCAACGCCAAGGTTGTCTTTCTCAATTAAAGGTTTCCATGTTTCGTCGCCGTTTTTGATCGTGACGTCGATACCATCGCGCGCAAATACTAGCATTGCTAGTTTGAGACCTTCACCGTACTGCCCGATGTAGTGCACATTTCCTCGTTTTGAGGATTCACCGAAGTACAGTGATTTAGGGTTTATTTTTATATTTTCGTTACGTACTGTGAGCTGGGATTTGTCAGCGTCGTATTTTACGCTGAAGTTTGCGCCGTGCTCAGTTTCTGAGTCAATGGCGTTAGCTATTATCTCGCGCACCGCGTGCGCTAGTTTCCATTCAGCAACATAGTTGCTTGTGATGGGGTAGCGGAATTTCATGGCAAAACCTCCCGTGTTGAACCCACAATGGGTCCAACAACAGAGGCTTTTACCACTTAATAACGAATCTTTACGACGTACGAAGTGCTCCTGGTATTTCAGGAGCAGGTTCGGCGTAGGCGAGGTATTCGCACCATCCGCGTTCGCGGATTACGGCGGGTACAACGGTGTATGTGCCAGGGAAAAAGATGTGTTGCGTGCGCCGTACAAGATCAGTTCGATCGACGCCATCATCGCGGTGGCGTAGCCGCAGTATCAGTGCATCAGTACCATTAGGCTGTATAGGACGGAGTACAGCTTGCGCTTCAAGCCCCGAAGATAACGGCGTAAATGTGTCAGCTGGAAAAAATTCTTCGCCTTCTTCAGCTGCACGGCGCGACATTTTCTGAATTTCTTGTGCGCGCAATAGGAGATAAAGGTATTCTGAATGTTCCATTAGCGTACAGGTTTTGGATCAGGCACAAGAGGAAGTGATGCTACGAAGTATTCGTATGCTGCTTTACGCGCATCATTAATTTCTTCGGCTGAAGCTGGGATGTCCTTAGCATTGAAGATGTTGAGTGCCATCAGCTCAGCAGCGAACATCGCAGCGCGTGGTGAAAGCCTGTAGTCCTGTACACAGAGAGCAAAGAACTTTGTAAGTTTTACAGCTACGTGTTTGGCGACATCATAATCTTCAGTGAGTTCATACGGCTCATTGAAGCCAAAGGGGTCGTTTGGGTCGCGTTCAACACGTTCAGCAGTACGTTCAGCGAACGTTGAACCATTGAGCTGTTCATATAGCTCGTTGAGCTTGTCTGCTTCTCGGTTTTGCCCTGGAACATAAATTTTGGGTTGGACTGTCATGGTGCGTTATTTTTTACAGCATCAGTACAAGAAATTAGTACTTTCGAGCCATCAACAATGAATGGTTTGGCAATTGGTTCGTCTTCATTTACACGATGCACGCCTTCAGGAATGATTTGTCCGTCGGGTGTTTTATGTGGGTAGATTGATTTTTTGGTGCACCAGCCATACCACGCTTCTTTGAAGCCTTTGGGCGTAAATTTAAATTGAGGGTCGTAGTAGATGCAGTCTCGGCATTTAATGGTGTTGCTCATGTAGTGTTCCTTACGATCTCAAGGTAATGCTCAGCCATGAGCTTATCAAAATTTGGGATTGTGAGTCGAGCTTGTGTAAGTACAAGGGCAAGTCGATCAACTGCCATTGCTTGTGCAAGTTTGGCATCATGTGAACTTGCGGCAGCATATAGCTTGACTGGTCCGAGCTCAAATATGACGCGTGGGCCGAGGATTGCTTCTTCTTTGAGTGAAAGTTTTTGCTTTGCGAGCAGTTCTACGAATTCTCTGGTTGCAGCTCGCGATAAAAACTCACCAAACACGTGCATTGCTGCCGTTTTAGCGTTGTTAACGGCAGAGTCATCGCGTTTGAAGCTAATGGGCAGCGTTATGAGTAAGTGATATTGACGCCCTTGTATTGCAACTGGCGTTCGGCCGGGGCGCATCTTTTCGCGCAGCTGTTCCTCAACAGTTTGCGCGGGCTCTTCACGCGTGAGGCTCCATGGGCTGAGAATGCCTTTTGGTGTTTCTCTTTCGCGTGTCATGTCGAATTATTGCCACTACTCATGATGATGAGTGGAGCGCCGCCATTGAGACCTTTTGGATCATTGCAGTCTTTGTGTGCGGTTTCATAACCTGCACTGCATCGCATTGCTGGGATTTTGTCGGAGTCTAAGGCGGGTCCTTCGGTGCGCAGGATTTCAACAATCCGGTCACCACGTTCATAAACCTTACCGCAAAATAGACACTGGTAATCTGGGGCTCGGGCTGGCACGAAATCTGGATCTCCAACTTTGAGTTTACTGCGAGGGATTTCACGATGCATCCATTTTACATCGGGGGTTGCACAGCGTGCATGCGCTAATTCAATTACTTCGTTTATATAAACGGTGCGAGCCAAACCAGCGCCTGGTCCTATGCCGGCAACCGTTAGGACTTTGATCACAGCGTGACCAGGACCTAACGGTTGCCGGCAAGTAACGCAGTGTGTGGTTGGGACGCGATCGGGGACGTCAGGAAACACAAACAAACGTAATTCTACGCAAGGTACGGCGTCAATATTTGAGGAACTTTACGCCGTTTACAATGCGTTAGGATAATCACGTTTCTTTACGATGGGTACGATCGTAGAGGAAGTTGTGTTCTCAGGCGTTACTTTATCGGCAAGCATTGTGAGAAAGCGGAGCACTTTGTCTTTTTCGTAGGTTGTGGGCATTGGTAAGGCGTTGCGCACCTTACTAGAGTATTTTTTGGTATTCCTGTAAGCGCGTTTGTCAAGCAGGGCGACGACACCCATATCTGTCTCAGTGCGGATTAGGCGACCAGCACCTTGTTTCAGATCCATGATTGCTTCTTGTAAATCGAAGTCTTCCCATGTTTGGATCTGAGCACGGCCCTGTTCATAGCCTTGCTCTATGAGATGTTCAACAACTGCTTCTTTGCGCGCTTGTAGTACGACGTCACTTGCGTTTGGGAACGGTAGTCGAGGAATGATGACTAGACGTAGAGCAAGACCTGGTTGGTCGACGCCCTCCCAAAATGTTTTCACTGCAAATAGCGCTCCTCGCGGTGTTTTACGAAACCACTCTAACATCGATTCGGGAGAGCTTGTTTGTGTTGCAATAATGTATGGTGTTGTTCCGTTTTTTGGTTCTTGGCGTAACAGCTCACGGCATCCATCTGCTAGGTTATTCATGTCGTCGTAAGATGCGCAAAGTACAAATGCGCCTCCTCGTGACGCGACGAGTAGTTCGTGGATTTCGCTGCTCAGGGCCGCGTAGTATTCGTCTCCGCGAGACGAAGGATCTGGTGCCGTAGGTGAAATGTACGCTGTTGAGCGAGATTTGTAATCAAATGGAGATGGCAGTGTAGTTTTGATGGTGATTTGACTAGCATGAAGACCGTATTCACGGGCCATGTAGTCCATTCCGTTAGCTGTTGCGAGAGTCGCGCTCGTTATAACGACTCGCTTAATTCCAATGAGCGCGGGTGCAATTATCGGTCCTATTTCAATTGGTGTGACGACAATTTCTGGTACTTCGCTACGACCGCGTTTCTCAACGTAGCATAAGTAGTCGGTTTCATCGCCGTCGATGATATCGCCTTCTTCGTTACGTATTACATGCTTCCCAAGCACAATCTTGACGAGTTTGCGGCATTTTTCGATTAGTACTGCACCAGCTTTAAGTTTTGCGCGTGCTGTCGCTATAATGCTGTCTGTTGTGTCGGCTGCGTCGTCTTCATTAAGTAATCCTTTTATAGCCAACCTTTCGTAGATGCGTTCAAGTTCTTCGTGTAAATCTTCAAATACCTGTATTAACTCAGGAGTTAAATTGAGCTTATCGTTCTTTACCGGCACCTTTGTAAAAATTGTGTTATAGATGTTGTCGAGGATTTCGTGCGGTTCATATTCAGTGCCGTTGAACAAACGCCGGAGCATTTCAGGGTGTTTGTGATGCAGTTTTAGTGAGACTGCTTCGCGAAAATATTTTGGTGCTTGATGCGCTTCGTCGATTACTAGTGCGTCGTATTTGCCAAGGATTTTGCCACCACCAACCGAAAGATCATAAGCAAGGAGTGCGTGGTTTACGACGACAATTTGAGCATTAAGCGCAGCATCTCGTGCAGCGATATAGCCGCACGCGTTTTCAGCGTATGGGCAACTTTTACGTACACACTCAGCGACGCGTATAAGATTTTCTAATGTGAATGGTGGGCTCAGTTCTGAGAGATCGTTAGCTGCGCTTTGCTCTATCCACTCTTCGATGGTGTTGCGCTCATACTGCGGTAACTGTTTGTATGCGTCGGTTGTGATCAACTCCTTGAAACGGAGCATGCAAGCGTAGTTGTTTTTGCCTTTTAGCAAAGCGTATGTTGTGGGCTTGATCTTGCTGGTAAGAAATGGCAGATCTTTTTCTATGAGCTGAGTTTGAAGCGTTTTCTTTGCGGTTGAGATGACTACGCGCTTGTTGCTTAACAGAGTAGGGATTAGATATGCGAAGCTTTTGCCTGTTCCGGTGCCGGCTTCTAGAAACGCGATACCTCCTGCTTCGCTTGTCAAAATCTCTTCTACGAGGCGCGTCATTGTGATTTGTCCTGGACGGACTGTGCGTACGACGCCGGCTTGAGGGTTGTTCAACCAATCAGTTGCTGCCATCTTGGGCTTCTCCCCGGTTACATACAAACTTGGTACGATTTATATCTATATACCATTATTAGGTAAAGGAGTTAGACAAAATGGCTGAAGAGATCCGTCGCCCTGGTGAATACGGCGTAAAGACCTCAACGTCATCTTCAACAACTTCATCTGCGACAACGTCGCCGGCAACTATGCCTGGTGTACCCCCCGCACCACCTTTGCCACCGTCTGCACCGGTGTTTGATCCACGCAATCCTGCTGATCAACTTGCACAAGAAATACTCAATGCGGCGCCACCAGCGGCGACACCTGAAGAGCGCCTAAAGCAGATTGAAGAAGCGCGAGCCAAAGCTAAGGAGTATTTAAGTCTGACACCCGCTGAGCGGTGGTTGCGCAATATCAAGAACGCAGGCCTGACCGAAGCTGAGGCTAACGAAATTCTCGATAAGGTGTTGGAACAGGGTTATTGGGAAAAAGAGTACGCGCTTTACAACGGGCGACTTAAGATCACGCTTCGATCGCGTGACGCTGCTGCCAATCAACGTGTTGCTAACGCGCTTGATGAAGTACGTTCATTCGATCAACGTGTGCTTGATCAAGCGCGGCTGCGTGTGCAGCTTGCGTGTTCGCTTGTTCGTTTTCGGGATAAAATTCTCCCAACTGCTGCGCCGGATGAGGATCCGGCGAAACATGAAGCCGCTTTTCGCGCACGATTGACATTTTGTGATCAGTACATTGCGGGGCCAATTGTTGAAGCTGTTTATCGTGCGTTGATCGACTTCGATGCTAAAACCTACGCTGCGTTGAGTGAGGGTGCTCCAGCGGGTTTTTGATCCGCCCGTCGGGGATTGTACGCGCCAAAGCGGTGGCAGCAGGTGTGCCGCTTCCTCGGGCGGGCTCGTTTCAAGACGCAGTGCTCCAGGAAATGCTTTTTCGTGAACAAAATCTTAGATATTCAGAAGTAACACTTTTTACACGGCTTCTTGAGTTAGTGATTTGGCAACTCGTAGAATTAACGACAGCGCCGGATAAAATCGCTAAGCGTAAAGCATTACTACACGAGGACATCAACGTCTGGTTACGTCTTTACGAAGCGGAGCTGTATCAGGACCGTTACACACCTGAGCACCAGCGTGCTGAGCGAGAACGTTTACGCCGTGAGGCGCAAGCTGAAGCTGAGCGCAAGGTGCGCGAGGCGCAGGCTATTAAAAAAGTTGCGAGTTTTAGTGACGACGGAGCTCCGCGTAAGCGATAGACTTCTTGTATGCCCTCGAACGAGGATTTGTCTCCGTTTGATCTACAGTACAACTCAATGCAACAGCAGGCCGGGCTTCTTCCGGCTGTAGCGGTTCCTCCTCCCGTAATTTTTCCGGGACAAGTTAGCGCTATGCTCGCTGCTGGTGGTCCTGGTGCGGCGATGAGTGCGCTGTCGCAGACGTTTCCAGGCAGCACTTATCAAACGGTTACGGGAATGCCCCCGATGTACCAGGGGCCCACTGGCGTGCTACAGCCACAGATGCCAAGCGCGCCATATAACCCTTATCCTAGCCCTAATCCTTATGCAAGTTTTAGTAATGTAGGGCCGCCGTCAATCTTCTCGCCGCCATATGCGTCGCCTCCTCCCATTTACGCCGGGTTACAGGGTGGACATGTTGTGCCATTTGGGCCGGCGGCGCCGCCTTCGATGTTCGATACACCATATGCCAATCAGATTGCGCAAGCGCAAGCTGCTGAGGAACGTGCGTTTTCTTTACATACGGCTAGCCGCGGAATCTTTGCGCGTATTGGTACCAATGCTCTTGCAGGTCTTGTAGGAGCTACGATAGGTGGAAATTTGGGCGGTGGCTGGGGCGCAGCGATTGGTGGCGCGCTTGGCTTTTTCGGCTCGGAGTTCGGTGGCCTCGGACAAGCTGGGCAGAATGCATACATGAATTATGTCATGGGGCCGTCTATTCAGCAGCGTGCATTTGCAGGTGGCATTGAGCACCTTTCGACGCATTTTGTGCCGTTTGGTAGTAGTCTGCACGCTTCAGGCGCCGGTTTCAGCCATCATGCTGCATTAGAAGCGGCGACTGCTCTGGTTGACCTTGGTAACTCGGCGGCGTTTCGTCGTGAAACCTTTGATCGGTTTAACACACAAGATCTGGCCAAAATTACGCAAATTAGTGCGCATGCTGGTTTGATGACAGGGGTTACTAACCCTGAGGACATGGTCAGCCGTGTGCGAGACATTGCAAAGAGTGTCAATGCATTTATGGAGCTGGCCAAAGAGCCTGATATTCAGCGCGCAATTGAGACAATGGGCTCGCTTCGTGTGAGTGGGTTGAATCTAAGCGAAACCCTCAGCGCAGTACAAAGCGGGCGTTTGTTTGCGCGCATGGCAGGCATGACGTTTCAAGAACTTTCGGAAGCGGGCGGTGGCATGGGCTCAGCGACATTTCAGTCAATGGGATTGAGCCAAGGCCTTGGTTTCCGACTCGGCGAGGCCAACTTTGGTATCGCGATGGCGTCTCAAAATGCTGGCATTCTGAGCCCGCAGATGTTGTCATTAGTTGGCGGGGTACAAGGGCTTGCGAATCTCAATAACATGTTCAGCGCAGGCCTACTCCAGTTGCCAATGTTGGCGCCTGGTATGATGTCTGTGAGTGGCGGCCTTAATCAGCGCGCGATCGAAAATTTGCTGGCGGGTCGTGCAGATCTGTTTTCGATGACTGGACGTGGTTCAAATGTGTTGACGGGTATGTCTGGTCGCTATGGCATTGAAGGTCTTGGAATGGCTATTGCGATGCAGCCATTTCTTCAGGATCAGATTGGCCGTCTTATTGCTGCTCAAGGTCCGTTCTCTCAGCGCAACGTGGAGGACATCCAAATCATAAACCTCATGCGACAGATGAACATGCGGGGGTCAGCTGGTTTCATGACAGCTGCGCAAGCGTTGGGTATGTCTCAGTCGCAAGCTTTGGCCCGTGCACAAGAGTTGTCTTCTGCGGGGTATTTTGAAGGGCAACGACAGCAGATCAATGTAATGCGTCGCGAAGCGCGCGCAGCAGAACTGCGGCAACGAGAAGCAGAGGCACCAGGTATATTTGACACTCTTGCTCGTGAAACGGGAGTTGAAGAAGGCCTTTACGGCATACGATCGGGGATCAAAAAAGCTCGTCTAGGCATTGAGCATGCCCTGCACATTGAGCATTTGATTGATGCTGCGCCCTTGACTGATGCAGAACGTCGGCGTGTACGGCGTCGACGAGCGTCCGCGCAGTTCGATACATTTATGGAGATGGTGGGGCAAGAGGCTGTAGAGCGCAACAAAAATACAGGCGGCGTTATGAATGCGTTGCGCGATAGCTACGACCTAGCAGAAATGCGAGGAGGGTCGAGTCTGCTAAATGTGTTTGCAGCTCCGATTATTGCAGCGACTACTTCACGTGCAGAACGACGAGGAGAGCTTCGTGATTACGCAGAAGGGCGCCGTTTGTCAGGCTTGGTTGTGAGTACGACAGACCTAGAACGGCAGCGTCTTGGCGCATCGGTATCTTGGCTGTTTGGTCAAGGCGAAGCTGGTATTCGTGCGCAACAAGAATTTGGTCAAGCTTTGGCTGACCTTGCAAGTGGTGCAGGACGAACGCCCGTAGGTAGTTTGGGAATAAGTATCAACGCAGGGTTCCGTATTGGAACAATGGCCCTGACACGTGGCATTATTGACTCTGGAAATATTCTTGGATCTGGCGCTACTTCAGGAGAGCAGATCAGAAATGCGTATATCAATGCTCTTCGACGCGCTGGAATGTCTCAAGCTGAAATTGAAGCGCGATTGGCTCAAGGTGGTTTGTCGCTTGCGGTGCAGGCAAGTTCTGGTGCTGCACTTGACGTGATGACGCCCGAGCAGCGACAACGGCTATATCAGGATTTGGAACGCACAAATACTGGTGGTCGTGGAGGGGGCTTCAATGCAGTCCTAAAAGAGCGCGAAACTGCTGCGGTATCTAGACTTCTTGGTACTAGTGCGTCGGTAGAAGATGCAACGAAGTTTTTGCATCAATTTGAAAACATCGAAGGGATTGGGCGAGAAGGCACAGCAAAGCATGAGTTTTCTCGCCGTTATATGATGGTACGTGCGCAACTTGTTGCAGTCGCTGGTCTAGGTGGGGAGCGAGGGCAACGCGCACGGCGTTACCTACGAGAACTATCTGTCGAAGCTATAAGAAATGGGCTTAGTCCAACGGAATTGGCTCAGTTGGATAACCGCGCAAGAGGGATGGCTTCTTTGATGACAGATGAAGATAGAGATAATGCTCGTAGGTTTGTAGATGCAGCAGGTCGGAGTTCAGCGCGAGATATGCTGACTACGCTTGAGCAATCAATAGGCACATTGCAAGATGCACGTAGTGCTCGCAATATACGGTTTGGTGTGCTCGCTATGGCACAAGGCGGGGGCGCTATGGCACACATTCTACGAGGGATTACTGGCGAAAACTTTTCTGAGGCTGAAGTACGCGATCGACTTTTGGGTGCTTATCGGGAAGATATTGATCGGCTTGCTGAAAGTAATCCAGAGTTGGCTCGTGCAATTCGTAGATATCAACAGAGTAGTGGACTGGATACTCGTGCTTACGCCGTAATTCGCGAATATTTTGCACGACGAGGTGAGCGAGGAGAAGAAGAGCGACGGCGATATCGCGAAGAACGTGGAGTTATGGGTACAATTTTGGATGCGTTGTTTTCTGGTCGTGAGGACGAACAAGTTCTTGCAAGACTTCGTCGAACAACGCGAGCAGATACTGTCGCAGATATACAAGAAGACCAAAATATAAACATGGAAGACACTGCACGTCGTTCAGGGATTGGAGCAAGTGCAGATGCACTGCTAGATGCAAGTAGGGAGCTTCGACAAGTTTCTGCGAATTTGCGCGATGTAGTGCAAGGCTATAGTTTAGATAATCTTGTTGGAGGAATGCGATGAATGCGCCGTTTACAGCCTTCAGTCCAACTGATCCGCCAGTCAGAGAGTTACCGCCATTGCGTTTGAGTGTTATTCCTGGCACTGCGTTTGATGTGCTCAACGCAATGCATGAGAATATCATCGAAAACTTTCGTAACGCGACGGCGCCTAACCTTGTTTTTCCATCGCTTTGGCGTCTCGCTAAGCACGTATGCAATGAGCGAGGACCCTTGTTCGTTTATCGTTATTTTGAGGAACCGCATACCACATGACTACTATCTACGCTCCTGGTCGTGATCGCCCTCCGTCTTCAGGTAGCAGGGGTGGTACATCGTATTCACCGTCCCGCGGTGCGGGCGGTGTGTTTGCTGAGTACCTTCAAGGCTTTACGCCAAAATATGCTGTTAATCGTGGTTTTCGTAGCGACCTGTTTCGCAATACACTTGCGCGTATTTTTGTTCGTGTTGATGCGTCAGAGATGAACCTTTTTCTTGCGTCGATCGCGGATGTACATACGCAGCAACAGCTTGCTCCGCGTATTGCTGGTGATCCGACGCAGCGTCAACGTAATCGTACACGCGGTGGAGCGGGTGCGCAGGATTCGCATGTCCGCGCTAATCAGACATTTGCGACGAATGGGTATCTTGATTTTTTCATTTCACAAGCGTCGATGCCGCTTCAGGAAAAGGTCGATATTAAGGACACACTTGCTGATAACTATGTTGCATTTTTCTTTGGGCAACAACCTCCGGTTTGGTCGTTTACGGGGTGGTTGCTAAATACTGTGCAGGATGATCAAACAACTAATTTTCTACGTCTTTATTTAGAGATTCTGCGTGGTACGCAGCTCGCGCGTCGACAAAAGATTATCAATTTGAAGATTGATTCGTATGTAATTACCGGCGCGATGATTGGTGTGAGTTTCACACTAAATGCAGCGTCTGAAATATATGTTCCATTTGCGTTTCAGTTATTGGTCAAGCGCATTGATTTCGTAAATTACACTATTGGGTGGGTACCTACTCGTGTCTTTACGCCGTTTGCTGCCGATCCAAATGCGATTCCGTATGATGGACGCCCGCGCAATTCCGGTGCACGTATTGCTATAGCAGGACGTATCCCACCTGACACTGAAGAGGTTACGCCAGTACCGGACCGTACAGTGGACCCACGTGTCAATCAGGCTGCTGTTAGTTCCGATCCACTGGCTTCAGTACCGCCATTGTTGCGGCGTTTGGATCCTAACGATCCTTCGTTAAATCAGTCGTACGTTGAGTCAGTTATAAACGGCATTCCTGGACTCGCTCAAAGTAGCACAGTTCGTGTACCGTTGCGCGATCCTCAGCCCCCTGAAGCTTCGGTTTACTCCTCTCAGCCCGAGACGCTCAATTACACTCCAATCGACCAAAATCAGTCACGTATGCCCCTTCCTGTGAGTCGCTAATGACTACACTTACGGTTTCATTACAGGACAAGGAGCTATGGAGTGCGCCGTATCGATTTACGGTGCGCGTAGATGGCATTGACTTCTCTGTACCGAATAAATCGCTTGTCATTTTTAGTGGACAATCGTTGTTTTATTCATGGATTGACAACACGATTTTTACGCAATCGGGCATTGAGCAAGAGACTGTCGTAGGTAATGATTATTTGTTTATAACGATTACGGTTATCGACGCACCTCCTCCTGGCGTTGTCATCAAGTTATTCGTTATTTACAAAGATGACGAGACGTCCGACATTGTTGTTACGCGCGAGGTGTGTGTTGGTAACATCGTGATTTTTGCACAGAGTCCAACACCTAATCAAATCGATGTTCCTGTAATTGCTCCACTTATTCTTGCTGCCCGAGTTGATCCTGGTTTACAGTTTGTAAATAGTGCGTTGACGCTCAACAGCATACTAATCAATGATTCTATTACTGGTGCGTTTTTGAGACCTGACTTTACAGGCTACAGTAACATTGTTGGCAATGCGCTATCAGTTAAAGTTGTTCCACGACGCGCTTACGATAATGACGCATCTGTTAGTGTAAATTGGAAAATTGAAGTTAGTCCTGATTCTGAGCGTCGCTTTGCTTCGGTGTTTACATGGACGTTCTATACTGTGAAACGCGCTACGCGCGTACTGAATCCTGCGCTACAGCGCACAGCACTTGATCGTCCGGCAGCAGTAGATATCGTAGAAATCTTTCGGCAGGCAGCACTTGACGCCCTTGTACCGCCGCGCTCAACAGCACCTACAGCTGTTGTGTTTTACGCTGCTGTGCAACAGTCAAGTCTTGCGTCGCTTGCACCGATGCTACCTGGTACTGCTGTTCTCGCTGTTGAGACGCCGCACTTACTTGCGCATGACATAGCGTCGCCAGTTGAGGTAGCGGCTAAGCTTGACGCTGTAAAGATTTTTTGGCCTGGCTTACTTCAAGTTCTTGTGCGTGATGCGAATATATCACCGCAAATTGCGGAGTTGCTCGATCGCGCGTGGCATTCAGAGTATCCCGCCGATCGAGGCGGTGCCATTGCTGCGGCACTGCTGTACGCCGTACACATTGCTATTTAAGATCAAAGAGCAATGACTTTTGATCCTACGGCCACACGTTCTGGCAGTATTTTCTCTGATGTTCCTAATTACGCTGCTGCGTGGGTTTGCTACATCAACGGACGCGAAGTCCCAATCCTCGGTTTCGAAGTTTCGTATGGTGTTTGGCAAATTCCAACATTTCGCATTCACTGCGTTCCGGATGTAACGATCCAGCGTCTTGGTCATGAGGATCGTGTACCGGTACAGATTTTTTATTTAGATGAATGGGCTAACGATACACCGACGTTCCGTTTACTTGTTGATGGTGAGATTGTAGGTTGGAGTTTTTCATCGTCGTCGGGTTCTCGTGCAATTGTATTTAGTTGCATTGCAAACATTCATATATTTCAGCAATTGTACTTTTTCTACATGACGAACGTTGATGACATCGTTGCGTCGCGTTCGCCAGAAGTACTTGCGCAAGGGTTTTCAACGCCAGGGCTACTCTATCCATATGCGATCTTCCACCAAGGTTTACTCACGACCGCTGCGCAAGCTGAAGCAGTTACGCCCCGTACGCAAGATCAGCAAGCTGCGTCTAATGCTTTAGCTACAAGTGAAGACGCGGCTGATACGCAGGAAGCGACGGCACTTATCAAAGCGCCGTATGAATTGGTTACTAACGTTATTAAGGGATGTATTTCATCGGATGTACCGAACGATCGGCGTGCCGTGCCTATGATGAATTTTTTTGCACGCTACATCCGCAAGATGCGTTTTCATAATCGTTGGGTGCGATTGCCGATCTTTGAAGATGCTGCAACGCTAGTTGATCGTCAGGGAGTTTTCCCTATTTTCAATGCTGCACGTAGTGATCAAGCTTTGATTGCAATGCAGCGACAAGTTGTGTCGCAAGTTGGCAACTCGGGGCCTGTTTGGAATCTCTTCCAGCAAGTGCTTGGACTTGTCTACATGGACATTGCGATGATTCCAAACCCTGCGTGCGTACAAGTGCAACTTGCACCAGCTGGACCTAATCAGCCTGAGGAAGGCAAAATTTTGCGTTTGTTAGATGACCGCGCAGCAACGATAACGACACGAAGAAGCGTAAATCAACAGCAGTTGCGTGAACGCGCCAATCAAATTGCTAACGAATTGCGCCGTGTGCTTGACTCCCAGGTCGAAATTGGACCAAATCTCCCTATTGATTCAGCATTACTTGAAGAAGCTGGATTAACTTCAACGCCAGCTAATTCGTCTGTAATTGATGAAGAACAGATTTTTCAAACGTTACTTCGACGTGCAAATGAAGCTGCGGCTCGCAATGGCGATACCGATAGAACGATAGTAAACCCAATGGAGCCGATTCGATTGGCTCAATACGCCGTAAAGCCACAGTTCCTATTTGGTGAGGTTCCGGCGTGTAACGTTATTATGCCGTCGATGATCGACTCGTGGACGTATGACGAGTCGTATATCAATCAGCCAACGCGAATCTACGTTAATGACAGTGTTATGACGCGATTGCTGCGTGCACAAGGTAGCAATCGCGAATTCATGCTTCATGCGCTCACTGTAGGCTACCCTGAGGAGGCCGATGCCTTAATGCACCATCGTGTTGCATCAAGTGCAAATGAGGGTGCAGGAGGTGCACCAGGTGCGACTGAATCGGGACGTAATTTGTTGATTTGGCCAGAAGAGTTTTACAAGGGTCCTGTTACGGCGCGTATGTCACTGCCGTCATGGTTTCAAATGCTTCGGCAGTTTGCAAACAGCCAAGGTGCTGAGGAGAATTCGACACCGCAGTCAACGACGAGTGGTCAGAGTGCACAGTTACCTGCGAACATTGTTCCACTTACAACGCGTTCTGTTGAAATTCCGCGATCGACAACTTACGACATTAACAACGCGTTGATTGCGTCAACAACTGATCAAACGCAGGCAACTTATGCGTCCCGAGTATCTTTAGGTAACATTGTTCGCGTTTCACTTAATGGTTCACCCGCACCCCGTTTTTGGCTACAAACTGGTGGTGGCCTTGATCCAGCGAATTACGTGATTGCACAGCAAACGGCCCTTTGGCCATTGCCTCCTCCACGCACTACAAACAGACGTGGACGGCAAGCACAGAGTGATACGGCGTTTGAACGCCGTTCAACAGTGCAAAAGATGGCGCAAATGATGCGTCTGTTGTTACCTATTTGTCGACAAGCGTTTAGTGGTTTAACTGAAGATCAGCTTTTTGCAGTTACGTTTGCTCTGTACTGGGTATCATTCAACGAGCAGGGCGTTACAGGCTACGTTTCATGGGCTCTTGGTAATCAAAAGCAGTACGCTACTTCACCAGTCGGACATTGGACAATTAATCCGTGGGATCGGCAGCCCTATGTCGCTGCTACGAGTCCACAAGAAGGTGCGCAGCGATTTGTCAATTGGCTGCTTCATAATCAGCAGATGGCGTTGCGTGTACTGCTTACAGGGCGTGGTAGCGCAGAATTTAACGCTTTTGCTGCATCGCGCGGTTATACAACTAATCCGTTTTGGCAGGATTATGCACCTATCCGTCCGGATCTTTATTACATCGCGCTTGGTTATGGCGGTTACTACAACACAGAAAAAGTGTCAGATCCTGAACAACGGGGCGATATAGGCTTTGCGCGCACGCGATCGCAAGCAAGTTTCTTTACACGCATTCGTTCGCTGTTTCGCGAAAATAAGATTCCTCCTGATGTCATTTCGGAACGACCTTTTGCAGGTGCCGTTTACCGCCCATTGATTCGAGAAGAGGATCGCCCGTTGTTGAATTGGGGCCGTCCGCGTGCGCAGGAAACTGTTGTTACGCGTCGTATTCCAAGAATTGCTGCAAGTGGGCAAACAGCGCTACCTGGCACGGCTAACGTAGGTGCTACACAGCCTAATCGTGAAGGTGTTCCTAGTGGCACTGCACAGCAAACTGTGCAGGGAGTGACATACGGGGACGTAGTCAACGCGCAAGAAGAAACTGAAGGCAACCAGTTTGCCAGACTTTTTCGGCTATATGCGCAATACGAGTATCTCAAACAACGCTATTCACAGCGTAATGCAGGAGCGAATCTGCGTTTCAATCCATATCTTGTTCCTGGCTTTCCTGCAATGCTGTTTGATTCAATGCGTACACGTATGCATTGTGTTGGATACATCCAAACGATTGTGCATACTGGTTTTGCTACGTCTGGTGGAGTATCGATGGCAACGACTGTGCAAATGTCGTTTTGCCGTACGATACATGAATTTATCAATGATGTACGCAATGATGCTAATCGCTTTGCTGGACGTGTTACATCAGCGCCAGCTGAAATTATCGATGAAATCCGCGTAATCATTCAAGACGAAAATCGCGCCGAAGAATTCTATCAGCGATTCTTTTACGGTGGCGCGCGACCTAACCGCGTGCCAGCGGTGTTTCGCTGGGATCGTGTTTTGGGTTACGCGCGCGGCCTTGACGTTGAAGAGATTCAGATCATTGGAGACTCTGTTGAAACTCTTGTGGCGCGTCAGCAAGCTGTTGATGCCGCTATACGTGCACAAGCCAATGAAGAAGCCACAGCTGGTGCTGAGAATACGCAGCCGAATCCGGCAAGCGCAAATTCGTCAGCGCGAGCTGGAGGTGTTTCATCTGAGGGTCAACAAACAGTGCGACATAATCTTGACCCAAATGAAGAACTTGCACCTAATCCTCGCACTGTTTACGCCGATGCGTTTGACAATTATCACGTGGCAATGCAGCTCGCAGCGCGTCCTGTGTGCACGTTAGAGCAGTACATTCGCTTTTGGCATGGTGGTCGGACAATTAACGACTTGCTTGTGACTGGTGACGTTGAAACGCCAAAATTTGATTTTGCGTACTATAACGAAACCGTTAACGACGTAGTTGCAACTGGACAGGCAGGCACTGAGATTCGTGCGCCGACAAGTCGCGCGTCTGCTGTGTACTACGAGCGAATATTTCGGCTGCGACCTGGTCCTGGTTCTGAACCGACTGTTGAGCAACGTGGTTATACTGATCCTCCCAATATACAACCAAGCTCAACAACGGCAGGTGTACCTGCTGATTATCCGCAGACCCGTGCCGATTGGGACAGCGTGCTTGAACTTTACGTCCAAAAGGTACGTCGCATGCTTAGTCCAGGAACATGAGTTATTGCTATGGACGACACAAAGAATCGTGATTTAGAACTGTGGCGGCAGTGGAAACGAACGCAGTCTCCAGCTGATCTTGAAGCTCTGATCAAGCAGATGTGGCCGGTAATTCGACGGGAGACTATGCGCTGGTCTGCCGTTGTACCACAGACAATGCTTGAAAATGAAGCAAAGCTGTTAGCTATCAAAGCGTTTCAAACTTATAGCCCAACAGCAGGAGCGTCACTTTCAACGCATTTGACTAATCAACTTCAAAAACTTTCACGTACGGCGTACGCGAGGCAGTCGACGCTTGGTGTGCCTGAGCAAAAACGATTGCTGTTTAACAACTACAACAGGGCATACCGTGAGCTCGAAGATTTACATGGTAGGCCTCCATCACTCAACGATATCGCCGATTACATGAGGGTACCTCCATCAAAGCTTCGTGAAGTTGTAGATTTGGTGGGCAAAAAAGAGTTCATGGAATCAGGTGAAGGGCCTACCTTCATACAATATATGGACGACCCTGAGGTCGTACACCTCGCTTATCACGATATGACGCCAATACAGAAAAAAATATTCGAGATGCGCACTGGGTACGGAGGTAGTGCCGTAAAAAGCGGTAAGGAAATCATGCGCGCCACAGGATTGACGCAAGGACAGCTTTCGTATCAGCTTAATCAAATCAAAGCGTTGCTAGAGAAAGCGCAGCGGTTACGATAAGGTATGCCCACACCTGCTGATGTACTTAGCGGCGCTCTTACGCGCCTTGCCAATGATCGTCGTCGCCGCGTTACGCAGTATGCTAACCTAACGCCTCGTCCGGGCTCTGGAACAATTCCTCAGCGCCTATTGAGTGACATAGGTTTTTTAGAGGCGCTTCAGTTTAGCTATATCAACGCTAACCCAGCGCATGTTACGCCTCCAGACGATGACAATCCGCGGGATATACGTCAAATTGTATTGTGTGCATATGGGCTTCAGCTCGACGCTGCTCGTTTCTCTGCTCGCAACACAGTTATACGCACGGTGAGGGGACCAGGAATTAGTGGTCTTGCGCCGTTTGCTGCGTTGCCTGATGTACTTGTTTCGGCAGAACTAACGGAGGAGACTTACTCAGTACAAAAGAATGACGTTGTTCGTCGCAATATGACGCAGCGTCGTAATGGTCCAGCGTACCATTTCTTGATTGATCGCAACGGGGGGATTGCTGTCGGACCTGCGTTGGACTATCGTACGAGTGTCGTGCCTGCGCGCAGTGAACACGGCATTTTTATTGGACTTGAAGGCGCGCTTGGCATTGCACGTACAGATTTTGAAGCTGGGCGTACTGACGCATTTTTCGAGTTGCCTTACACGAGTCTTCAGTTGCTTACGTTGGCAATTCTCTTGGCGAAACTCTTTACGGCGTATCCAACTATACCACGCACTATCAGTACACCGACTGATGGTACTACACCAGCTTTAATCTATACCGCGTCGACTCTAGCTGGTGAACTGACTCATCGTAATTTTTCAAATGGTGCATGGAAAAACACTGAACACAATGGTTTCGATTATAGCGCGACCGACGATAGTGCGCTTTCAGTTTCTATCATGAACGAAGGGAACTTTGATCTTGCAACTGAGATCTTTCGTCCTGCGCAGGCTCCACGTGCCATTGCTGCACGTGACGTAGCACGTACTGCGATCGGGACTGTTGACACAGCTGGTGCGCAGTCACTTTTTCTTGGTGCGTATATTTCGTTGGCTGCGCCTGAGCGTGCTAACGATATAGAGACGCAGACACGCAGGCAGATTTTTATCGAGCGACTACGTTCGACTCATACTGAAGCTGACGACACTGGGGCTTTAGCTGCGGAAGTTGCTGAGGGCGGAGTGTCACTCACACCCATCCATCCCACAGTTACGAATATTGAGCCTCACACATACAATTACACAACAGGTTTGTGGGGTGACGGAGAGGTGTATTGATGGCGAAAGATTTACACATTCAGCTAATTGACCCTACCGAACAGCGGTATGGCGCCAACTTTACTTTTGGATTCAAATCACCGATTCTCGTTGATGGAATTCAAAAGCTTGCCAATCAGTGGCTTAAGATTTTTTTGACGCCAAAAGGATCGCATCCTTGGCGTCGTCTTGAAGGGACTAACTTTGCATATCTTATTGGTGGCAATGTTGATGATGTGGACACTATTCAGACAGCTATCTTGGAATACATCGAAGACGCTACAACTCAACTAAAAGCTATTCAAAGTCGTCAACTGTCATTACCTGACACTGAACGTTTATTTACTGTGAATTTACTTCAGTTTACACAAGTTGATACTCTTTCATTCGATATCTGGGTGCGCATCGTCAACGTGGCACGAAGCACGCTTTCAGTTTTGATTCCGTACGCTAAGGTGAAAAGCTGACATGTCGACGGATTATAAAATCAACGAGCGGGACGTTGAGGAGAGTGCGATTCTACTCCGAGACGTTCTTACAACGCGTAGTCAACAGCGGGGTACTGACAACGATTACAGTGAAGGCTCAGTACTTGGCAGTACGCTGATTGATGGTCATGCGACTGTGTTTGCGTTGCTACGCAATCAGATTCGAGAAATTAAAAATCGTTTGTCGCTCCGAGATATTCAGAAGTTGCCTGATACCGAGAGCGTGCGTGATGCAGCTGACGCAATCTTGTCGAATTTTTATAGAACACGTAAGCAAGGCCGTTTTGCTAAAGGCGTTGCAACGTTACATTTTACACAACGAGTTGATGCGCTGATCCCACGCCGTACACGCTTTTTCAAAACACCGCAACTGGTGTTTTATATCGATAGCGACGCTGACATTCTTATCAGTGCAAACAGTTTGCGGCCAAATATTGATGCGAGTGGCCGTGTAATTGATTACGTTACTCAAGTTAACCTCACCGCTGCGCGTGTGGGTAAAGCGTATAATCAGCCAGCTGGGCGTTTTGTTGCTGTCGATCCATTCAGTCCGTTTTTTAGTTATGCGGAGAATGTGACGGCATTTGCGTTTGGAGATGATCTTCAATCAACAGCAGAGTTTATTGCAACTAGTGAGAATGCTCTTTCACTACGTGCTATTGTCAATGCGCGATCAAATGATGCATTGCTGCGTGGTGAGCTATTTCCTGAGATTCAAACGTTGCTTACGGTAAATTACGGCGATCCAGAAATGCAACGAGACATCGCGAGTGATCCTGCGACAGGCGTTGAGTTGCATGTTGGAGGGCACGCCGACATCTATATCCGACTTCAAACTCAAGAAGTCGTGGAGCGCGTTGTTGTACAAGATTTGACACCTCGTCCTGATGATCTTGTTACAATTTTGCGTGATCCAGCACCTCCAACTGGGTCTTTTATTACGGCAGGTGTTGTGCCTGGAGATATACTTGTGTTGGTCTCAGGTACGCCCAACGCACCGTTTCAATACGTAGTGAGAGAAGTACGCGCGACTGAGTTAGAGATTTCGTCTCGCGTGCCGTTTGAAATTGCGACTGATGAGCAAACACCGGTACCAGCGATTGCATACACAGTTGGCAACAACTATCCAGCATTTAACAACAAAGTAATTCATGGGCCGCTCAACACGATTACAACTTCGCGCCGTATTGCGGAATTCAATCGTGCGATGTTACCTGGTGTACCGGTATACCGTGTAAAGCAGGTTGAGGTGCTCAATGCGCCACCAGCGCTTGACCCGTACCGTGATCCAGTTACAGGCAACGTCGTATTTACTAATCGCCTCAATTCCTCTGTTGTTAATACTCCTACACCAGGTACTGCGCTCGGTTTTCGTGTAATTTGTAAAAATCCACTAGAAGCTCAATCGCAGCGAGCTGTAACGCTTATCGAAATTGGCTGGCCTGCGTTCAATTTTGGAGGTCTGACGTTAGAAGTTACGTACGAAACTCTCGCTGGATTTGGACCAATTGCTAATTACGTAAAGGACGACTTTAACCGTACACTTGGCGCTAATCCACTCGTTAGAGCTTTTCATCCAGTGTACTTGTCGTTTTCGCTACCATACCGTGCGAGGATCGTTCCGCGTAACACACTTGATGTATTCAATGCAAACGGCACATTTACTGTAAATACTGATGCCGTACAGCGAGCGATTATTGATTACATTGTTAAGACGCCATTCGGTACGCGTCCCGATACAGGTGGCATCGGGCAGGCGGCCAAAAACGCGGACAGTAATATTGCTGCGACGTATCCGTTTACAATCAAGTATGAGTTGCTAGCACCTGACGGGCGAGTCTATCGTTATGCCACTGATGATATCGTTTCAGTTGTACCAGATGGCGTGACAACTTCAGCGCGTTTACTTAACCCTGAGGATTTTGGTTTACCTACTACGGGATATTATGCTGCGTTAGCCCGACAGCTTGTGCGTCAAGGTGTTAGCGACCGTACTGTACGTTATCTTGCAGTTGCTGATCAAGTAGCGTTGGAGCAGCGAGGCGTCTAAGATGCCGCTTATTCCTGATTCTTCTCGTAATTTTATCAATGCACTTTCGGGATTTTGGACAGCGTTTTTCCGTGATGCTGATGAGCTGACTGCATATTATGAAGGCGTACAGCTCAATCTTGGGCAAATTTACTTAGAAATGCTTCAGACGATCCTCGGCACGAGTCTTAAAGACATGCCGCTGTTTAGCCGATATTACTATAAGTACTTAGAATTGCGACGGGATCGTCTGTTTTACGTCGAGGGGGCATCGCCGTCTGAAGATACTTATGAATTTTCACCACCAGATCTTACGCTAGCTGACGTTTCCAGCATTCTAAATCGTGTTGTAGCGCCCACTGCGACGCTAGTTCGAACCCGCGATTATTATGTGCGTGACGGCGCAATTAGATTCAGACGCGATTTATTCAATGTTGACGGTAATGGCACAACAGAACCGTTATTTCCAGTTCGTGCATTGTCGGTTGTTGAGCCTGCACAGTTTACTGATCCAGTTGGGCGTAATTGGGCGGCAGCTGGTGTAAAAATTGGTGATTGGTTTCGTCTACGTGTACTTGGTGGCGGTTCACCGATTCTTGTGCGTATTGTTGGCGTTGATGGTTCTAAATTACTGCTAGGAGATACTGCACCAGAATTTGAGCAAAATTTTGCGCGACGTAATGTACGCATTAGTGTTGTACGTACACCTTTTGATCGTGAGAAAATAGGTGTTTTGTTACCTGCCAACCCACGACTTACGGTTCGCGCATCAAATAATCTTACTGACGCCGCAATCAATCCTGGCACTATGGAGGTAGTTTTCACCACTGAACCGTATTTCAAGGGCTTTTGGACGCCGGCAACATCATACACAGCTGGTGACCTTGTACACAACGGAGTTTGGCTACTTTACCGTGCAAAGGTCGATCACGTCTCGGGCCCTGTTTTTGACCCCACGATGTGGGATCAAATCACGAATTGTTATATCTATGTAGACGACCCTGAATCTTTTGAGAATAGTGGACTATTTTACTGTTTTGGAGGTTCGAACTTCGGCACAGTAACTCTATGGCGTCCGCGTAATTTTATTGCGACGCTGAACAACCGTGTGCGCATAACGTTCGTCTTTTACTCGGGTACGTTCACTGCGAATATGCAGCCTGAATTGCTGCTACCGCAAACGTTTATTGATGTTGGTAGCCTTTCGATTATCGCACGTCGTGCCACGCCTGTTGTAATAATGAATTCTGATGGTTCGACGACTACGTACCCTGCTGGTGAAAACGTCATTGAAGGCGTTGATTATGTTGTCGATTATGAGGCTGGCAAAATTATTGTGCGCTCAGCGTGGAGTGATACATTGCCGGCGCGCGCTAATTACACTTGGATGCGTGCTGTTGCTGTCTACGATTACGTCGATCGCGGTGAATGGACCGCTTTTGCGGCGTATAACGTCGGTGATATCGTAACTCATGGAGGTACAGTTTATATCTGTTTTGCACCGGACCCAGGTAGCCCGGTATTCAGCATAGCTTTCTTTCGACCATATGTCCCTCCATTTGAATTCAATGTTACAGCTAGCGTGCCAGTTATGGCACTATGGGGTGCGAATACATTAGTAGACGAAGAAGCGCTTTATAATAATTTTGGGTACTTACTCGGTTACAAAAAACCGACGAGCGAACAGTATCGTACGTTTTTGCGTGGCGTCGCGCAGCTTTTTTTGCTTGGTCCGACGTTGGAACGATTTGAGAGCGCGATGAATGTCATGGCGGGTTTCCCCGTTGTTCGCGACGACGATGAAGTTTTGCGCGGTTATGACAACGGTATCGTAGCATCAGGTGTAGACGGACAGTTGATTGATTCTGCTGAGGGGCGCGACGGTGTACTAAACGCAGCGCTTGAACAGTTTTATTCACCTACGGCAGGATTTTTTCCGTCGGACATTGGTGCAGTAATTCGTGTGCAAAATGGCACATCAGTTGATGAATATACTGTTACTGCTGTACTTTCACCGACAACGGTCGTTGTAGCGCCAACACCGCCGGATGCAGTTAACGTTACTTGGTCGTATACTCACGTTGCGCTTACTACGCGTTTTCGCGTGACAGCGGGATCGTATCTTTTTGGGCAAGAGGACGTTAACGGCTCGATTATTGTGCAAGGTTCCGGCTTTGCGCGCAACAATGGCGTCTTTCGCATTCTTGCTGTCGAGAACAACACAACTGTCATTTTAGAGACGCCATATGGTTTCACTGATCAGTCAGGTCTTACATGGGCTCTTTCACGAACTAATCAACAGCGTGTTATAACGTCACGTGCTACGTATAACTTTCCATTGTTAGTTGCGATGCGGCCGGATATAGTTGATCCAGCTAGCGTCAATGTACTCAAGTTTCGTGCATTTGAGGCGTTAACTGACGCTTTTCGAGTTGTTGACTACTTGCGTGACCCAACGTGGTGGCACAACGTCGTTATTCCTAGCGATGTTCTCAAGCTTGATGTTGATGTATCAAGTCGACGCAAAGTATCGCCAACGCTGATTGAACATATCTATGGAGCACTAGACACACCTGTTTATGGTGATTTTGGCCTTGCGTACGACGTTGACGACGAAGGTCAGCCTGGCGAAGATCGCGCCGGTAAAGCATGGTGGTACGGCGCGAACAGTATTGTGCTTTCATTTGACCCTGGTGTACCAACTGCGCGGACGCGGGACATCGGTCAGCATATTATCGTTTCGACGCCTGGTTTTAAGGGATATTTCCCTATTGAAGCAGTACAACCTGATGGCGTTACTCTTACACTTGGTCGTTTTCCCCCGCCCGAAGCGGAGGGTACAATCCCTCCGGTGCAGATCGATGTAAAGCTGCCACCACTGCTTTATCGTCGTACTGTCGCATTTGTTATGATGGACCGCTTTTTGAAGTATCATGCGGTTTTGATTCGCATTGATAAAAACACGCCGTTACCAAGCGAATTTATTCCTGATGTAGTACGCCTAATTAACGAGGCGAAGCCATCACATACCTATATCTATCTTGATTCATTGACGGATTTTGTCGATAAGGTCCATTTGAATGAGAATTTTACGCTAGGTTATGGCCCATTTGTGCCTGAGACTATAAGGATAGTGCATAACAACCTGATCTTTGGACCTCCTGGCATTGTACGACATGGCGACGCATTTCAATACACTGAGACTACGACGGGAGTGCCAGGCGCGCCTGGTACATACACATTGCCAGCTACACTACCACCTGGAGATGTGCAGACTACGCTGGTCAAAGCGCGTTTTGACCCCACTGTATTGATCGGTGGTGTACGACGACCCGCTGAAGGGGTGGATTACATCGTTAACTACAATACGATGGAAATTACGATCCTTGGCGGTTTTCCGGCTGGTCCTAACATCTTGCACTACGTTTACTGTATCCGACGCCATCGCAACGATGGGGACCCTCTGGATCCAGGAGAAACGCGCCTTGCGCATGGCGGTACCGATCCAACGATTTATCGCGCAGCGACTCAATCTGCGAATGAATTGGGCTTGGTTGATCGAGCAGTGCAGATTACTCTTGGTGCGTGAACACGTATATCCAGCATCTTCATACCCCAACACTCAAACCTGAATTCAAACTCCGCGGAGATCTCCAAATTGAGACATGGCGACCTGGGGATAAACGACCTTTACGGCGTTATGCGCTTCGAAATCAAATCACGTATAATGGTTTCAATTCACCGCTATATCTCTGGTCGCAAGATTCGGGTGATCCGTCTGACTGGCGCATAGTCAAATTAGTGCCTGGTACTAACGGAACACCGCCGACGATCGGGGATCTTGCGCTCGGTAGTCCACTTGGTCCGGCTGATGAAATTCATCTTACTGCGGCGAATCGTACTGTCGTACCTGCGTCTGGGGAACTCATTATTACAGGTACGCTTACTACGCTCCAAGCTAACGGACATTCTCTGCGAGAGGTGGGGTTGTTTTTAGGTAACGGCCAGCTCTTCGCTCGACAAGTCTATCCTGTAATCGCTAAGACTGGCGCCATTACTGTCACGTATACGTGGCGTATCGCTGTAACTGCATAAGGATCTAAAACCATGGCGAACTTTGACGAGAACGTAAACTTCAAACAAGGCTCTGATACTGGGCAGGCCGACGCTGCATCAATCCAACCCATTGCCCCAGCGGAAGTAGTTTGGAGTGGCACTACTAACCGACCACTCGAAAATTTACGGGCTCGCACGGAGATTCTCCGGCGCTACATGCAGAACGTACTGTACTACTTGGACTATGACCGCTGTTTAATCATTCGTTCAAATGCGGCTTTTACGCTGACTGAACCGACACCGGGTAACTTTGCACTATCAATGGTTGGAGATGATCTATGGATCTATCCATCGCTTACACCTGGTAGGAATAGTGGGGGTCGCCCGCGCGGTGGGCGCGTTTTTGTCGGGGGCTTGCCATACTCCGGTACGCCTCTCGTCAACGACCTGATATTAACGGCGAGCTCGCAGTATACAGGACAGCGTGGCTATTTTGACGCTGACGACTTTGCGATCGCTAACAGCCTTTCGCTCGGTGCTAACCGCATACAAGTCGATCTCATTGCCGACCCTACACTAGCAACCAACGTTGTTCAGTTCTCTGTTACTGAAATTCCGAAGACAAAATGGACGATCCGTTATGGCACTAACGGTGGTGTAACGACGTTGGCTGCATTAATCAATGCGATTAACACTGACTATACGTCGCAAGGGACATACGGTATTGCAAACTTTTTGCGAGCATCAACAACAGCGGCGTCTCCAGCAGCGGTGTTTCCGACACCTTTCACCGGTGGCATCGTGCAAGGCGCGTATGATGCAGAAGCACATCAAGTTACAGCAGCACAAATGGCAGCATTCTTTGCTGCTACTGAGAACGGCGTACAGGTAAATCTTTTGCGTGAGGGTGAAGGCCTCGCCATTGGCTATCCAAAAGGGCCAGTTGAGAGCGGTGTACCTACCCCACGCGGAGGACGGCGACAATCGATTTGGGATTTGCCTATTGATCGTGTTGGTGGCAATACACCGAATATTACGCCAACTGTCGGTTGGTCGCTTTTCTCAACTGGTCGAGAGCCTGAAAAGATTCCAGGAGCAGTGCCAATTGGTAAAATAATCAACGGCGAATTTGTTTTCATTGACGGTACGCGAGTCGCAGTCGGTGAAACAATTCGGTTGGGGGAGAGTCGCGTCATGAGGGCCGCGCTTGCAAGTACTGTATTCGGGTCCTCGGGTGCCACGCTTGTAGGATATGATGGGTCTGGTCTTTGGCACGCTGATGCTGCGGCTTCGCCTAATCCAAGCATTCCATCTGGCACTGTTGAAGCTGCTATTGATGCGGTTGTTTCGCACCTTGGATCCTCGGTGGCTGGAAATAGCGGTGCCCGACGAGTTGGCGTCGAAAGCGTTACAGGCAACGCAACAATTGGCAATCGAGCTTTGGGTCGCACAGCAGGTTCACTTCGGCAAGCGTTGGATGCGTTGCTTAACGCCGCACCTACTGCCACAACTGGTGGCGGTCTGAATTTCCGCGTAAACGAAGATGGACATGAACTGAAAGGACAAAACCCAATTAACAAAGATTTTACATTGTTGTCGAACGGTGCGCGGCGTTTCTCAGCTTATTTGCGTAGCACCAATAACACTTCTTTGCCTCGTTCTGGCAATATTGACTGGGCGGATATCCAGTTTATGCCTTTTTGGTTTGGTTCAGGTTCAGGGCTTAATGCCACAGAACCAGTTAGTGCTGGTACTACGCCGTCTCGCTTGAAATTGAGTGCAAGCGATATTGCAGTACGATTCCCGTTTATTTGGCCATTTTTGCCGGCGTACATTTCGTACAGCCTTGTCGACCCTGCTGATGGAGCTCTAATTCCGTTGATTTTCGTGCGAGTTCAAGGGCTAATTTCGCCTACGGGTGAGGAAAATACGATTTATATTTTTGAACGCTTTACGAGCGACACAGGCCCTACGCTCGGTGAATTCGTTTTGCGAAAACTTGACAACACGCCCGCTGATTTTTCTTCAGTTACAAGCTATGCTGGGGCAACAGTAAGTTTTCTTACAGGGCAATATACTGGTAGTACGAATTCACTAACAAAATTTGGTTTCCATCAACCTCCTTCACGCTATCCCGGTATAGTGATTGGCTCGGCGACGAACAACACGCCTTGGCTCGAAGTACTCACTAACGCTGCACCTGGTTTCACGCCAAATTTTGGTCAACAGACTAAGAAAGGAACCATTTTTTGTGGCGATCGTGCGCGTTGGCGTGTTGGGGAGGTTAATGAACGTAATACTGAGAACATTCTTATCACTGCTGATAAACAGTTACTTGATGGTCTTGAAACTGGTACTCCTGTTGACGCAACGAATAACCATCATCATGGGGGTACATATACGCGTACGTATCTTTTTACTAAAGAAGTACAGTTGGTTGATCGCACTGATTTGGATACTTTGCCTCTTGATACTTCGTTCTTTTTACCTAATCCAGTGGCCGTTGATCCCGTAACCGCTGCAATCCCTTCTGGATATACAGTTGAGGGCTGGATTTGCCGTATACGAATTGTGGTGGGAACTAGTGCCGGTGCGCTGATCGCAGGAACGTGCCGTGTACCATTTCGCTCTGATGCGGCTGATCCAAGTCCAATTATTGATGCTGAAGGCTATGTTCAGTCATGGAATTCAACAGGTGCTAATTATAGTTACTCGGATTATACTCCGATCTTGAAACCAAGTTTGACGTTCGGCGATGTTGAATATCGTGTTTCTTTTAGATTGTTTATTACGTATGGACGTTTGACGGTCTGGTGTTCAGGCTATATTTTACGTCGTAGCTAATTGCCATATAATGCACTAACGTAAAACGGCCTCGGAAGACAACGCTTTCGAGGCCGTTTTACGTTATTTACGTGTTGATTACTGACTAATAGGCAGTTCGCAAATGCCGCCGGAGCACCACTTATCGTCGGTGTCGTGTTTAACGGTCAGTTCATCCACTTCTGAAATTTTAGCGATTGCTTCTTCGTATTGTTCTTTAGTGCATGGAATATATGGTGCTTGAAGGAAACCGTGGTTCAAAAGCGGCAGAAATGAAACACATTTCCATTGTCCTTCGAAGCACTTGAGCAAGCGAGCTAACGTATTGGCTTCATGAGGTTGGAAAGTAAGTGTTGCAGAAACCATGTTATCACTCCAGTAACGTTGGAGCGCTGTAAAAATTTGTGCTTGCTCCCACAAACTCAGTTCTTCAGCTATTAGTACACCGGGCTTAGTCTTACATGGGAAATACACAACCATTGTGCGAGGCGTTGTACGATCCTTTTCGACACGGTAGCCCGCTTTAGCGAGTTGTTTGACTAGTGGCGAACGGTAATCAAACCGAACGGTTCGCATATAGTAACGTGCGGTCGGAGCTTTCATACCCCCTTCAACGCCTGCAAGTAATGGCGTTGTACCCCCTGGTTTAATCGATGTGCGTTTGATTGATGTATTGACACCAAGCCAACTTGAATACTCAATATCCCATTTACAAATTTCGCGGTAACCCGCGTCCCACCAACGGATGCACTCTTGCAAACCTAATTTAGAATACTGCTCAATTATACCCGCCATCGACGTACCGATGCGCCTATTGCGCACCATAACGGCGTTAGTGCGCTTATTGTGTGTCGGTACCAAAGTTACAGCTTTGGCATAACGGTACGCATATTTCAGTGTCATCAAGTAATCATCAAGATTTTCGTGCCTTGTTGGGTAAGTTTCGACAAGACAACAAAGCTCCATATCGTGCAATGTTTGTTCACCACATGGATTGAAACCTTTAGCGTTTTGATCTTTCCAGTCCGGCGGATCAACCAATCGTCCGTAGGCGCGAATTACGTCGAGCCATGCGTAACCTGGCTCCCCGTTGAGCACCGTACTGGCGGCAAGTTTTTCATAGTTGTAATTTAGAGGACAAAGTGCAGTGTTGTTCGAAGCCCAGAGATAAGACATCAGTGGGTGCGCATCGATCTCAGCATTAAGTGCCTTCCATGCAGGATCACGCTCCAGCAGTGCTTTTTGCTTTTTTTCTAGTTTATCAATTTTGGCCTGAATAGCAGCGAATTCGGGATCAAGTACGCTGAGCCCTTTGGCTGCACGTTTTTGGCGAAGTTTGTCGATCTTTTTTTGTAGAGCGCACCACTCTGGGTTAGCTTTTTCAATTTCAGCCAGGCGCGCACGCATAGCATTGAGCTCAGTAGGATCCTTGAGCGTGATAAAATCAGTGTCCTCTGGATCGCCGAGAGCGATTTCTGAGCTACGGCGCACATTACCAGCAACGACACATTTGCCAATCATGTTCATGATTGACGTAATGGTCTTGCCACTAATAGGCTGCCCAACAACGCTGTACAACATGGTTGTAAGCGTGGTTAGCAACTGCTCCAGCGGTTTTGATCCGCTTGCGGTGCCTCCAAAAGTCTTGAGAGGAGTGCCTTCTTTTCGAATCTGCGAATAATCCCATGCGCGTGGTAGGGCACCTCGCCCGACAAATGCATTGAGTACGATGCGCACGCACTCAATCCATCCTTCGCGCGAATCTTCAACAACATGTGTGTCAAGCGACGTAGCTGGAGAAACAAGTGTGACACGACCTGCGCCACGCAGATCGAATCCCATGCCGACCCCAAGCATGGAATAGTCCATGAGCACGCAGAAAGGTTCGGCGAAATCTTGATCGATGTTTTCAGTTGAGACGAAGCCGCAGTTATTTAGGGCCGCGCCACCTTTGATCTCCATAGCTTCAGTACCCATAAACCACAGCCCACGACCAGGGGGCGTGAACTTAAAAAGCCATATACGTTTGAACATCTCTTGTGCGTGATGTTGCTCTTCGTCGTCACTCCATGGCTGCCCTGTATCGCGTACTTGTTGTTTGAGAATTGAGCTAACACCTTCAACTACACGTAGTACTGTTTGCCAATATTGCTCGTGTGTTTGTTTACTCCTCTTCGCGTATTCATTCGCAGCCTGCTCATTCATACCTCGGTACAACATGGCTTGCTCTTTAAGGAGCTTTTTCGATACAGGCCGCGCGTAGGTGCGTTCGTAGATGATTCGGCTGAGAAGCCCAAAACCCCATGGGGGTTGCTTGTCGACGTAATTAGCGACGAACGCGGGGTCGAGGCGAAAACGATTTTCATCACGAATGACGAAGACCTGGTCTTCTTTCTTACTCACGCGATGTTGTGATGTTTTAGATACCGAGTTGATTGGAGTTGAAACAATAGACGATGTTGTGAGAGACCCTTCCATATGACCCCTCTTAGATGTTGGTAGTGGATTTACGCCGTGTCCGTTGCGTACGCGGCCTCGAAGACGACGTAACTAATGCGTGCACAACTTCAGCTTGCGCTCGTGTTGGACAGCGAATGCGCTGATGAACGGCGCGAGCGATTTGTGCTAAGACTACTGCGTCGGCTTCGTTATCATCTGTAAGCGCCGTACCCCATTGCCGATTTACGGCGTTTAGTACATCATCTTTGTTAGCGGCGCCGTAACCGGAGGCGAAAAGCTTAAGCTGAGACGGCGCGACGATAAGAGGTTCCACGGCGGATAAATGATAGATTGTAAAGCGAACGACCCCACTTACCTCGCCGAGGGCAAATTCACGATGCACGCTGCCAAAGCTCGGACCTTCGATCGCAGCATGGAGAACGCGCCCGTTGCGCGAGGTGAGCGTGTCGGCGATAAAGCGATAGATCGCACCTAAGCGTTCGGCACCTCGGAGTTTTTCGCCTACCTTAGTGATAGCAGTGTACACTACAGTACCATCAGGTGCTACAAGCGCAAGGCCTGGTCGCTGAAGCGATTGATCGACGCCAAGGTAGAGTTGCATGTCTATACCTGTGACCATACGCATCCGCCAACAAGGCTATGTCCGCATCACTGGGTACCAAGCTACGCAGTGGGCTGTCACGGTGCCGGTAAGTGATCCACCATCTGATCCACCAATCGCTACGGATCCGATATCATATGCACAGCTCTTCGTTGTGCGCAACGTTGGTGGATTTGACAGCTTTGAACGTATTGCGACTCTCGCCGACTTCGCCACATTGCCAGTTAGTGAGTTGAAGTACTTCGATGTACGCGGTGCTGGTGGAGACTCCTTCTTTTTAGGAGCATTGCCTGGAGATACACTACGCATTACAACTTCACTTCCGCATTGGCTTCAAAATCAAGCGCCGTACACGGATCAAGACTTCATCATTGCACAAATTGAAAATCGTGTACAAGGAACTGCTGCAAGTTGTTTTACAGGGGCTCAGCTACAACTGCCTGGCTATACGTTCACTAACGATGATATTGGGCGGTGGATTTTACTGAGTGGTTTTGCGAACCCTGCAAACAACGGTTACGCTCAGATCCTTGGTTACACAGGGTCTACAGCGCGAGTTAACAAGACGTTTACTAACGACACTGGCGGTACATGGGCTTTCCCGTGGGTGCGTGTGCAGGAAAGCTTTGCTGGGTTAGAGCCCCGCTATTTTCCGACGCGAGAACGAGGTCTTTCGTGGGAACTACGGCGGGGCGGTGCTCTAATAGTGGCTGGAGGTGGCGGTGCGACGATGCGTGAGATCGAAGCACCATTAGTCCGTAGTGTGCGCAATACAACCGTTTCACCTACACTTGATGCAGCACTTGATTTGTTCAACGTTGTGCGCCACGAAGTTGCAAATCTTCAACGTGCTGCGACGCGAAACAATACTGCGTTCACCGTTTTGATTACTACTACTGTGGGGCCTTGAAGATGTCTTGGATTGTTGTCACTCAAAAAGAGATTGTAGTGCCGCGTATTCCACCTGAAGTTACGACCTATATAGTGACAACGACGATTGATCAAGCAAGTGTTATCCCACGTGAATTATTTGTTTTTGCAACTGATACTGACGAATTTAGTAACGTTGCTCTCGTACGCGACATTGAAAGTTGGCCTGCCACTAAAGAAGAAGCTATTGCACGATATCTTGATTTTTATCGGAAGGCAGAGGTTACGCGTGAATTTACGATTAAAGAAAAGGCCGCTGCATTTGCTACCGATGTGAGGCGACGTTTAAAAGCCGTTAACCGTGATTATGCAGGTGAAACTGGTGTGTTATTCGGTGGACAACATACTTTTGTATACTCTACAGAAAGCCGATGAGCACTATTCCACAAGTTGTACAACAACGGCGTCCGATCACTCTAGTTGACGGTACACAAAAATTTGAAATCACAACGATTGTTGTTGATAAAGGAGATTTGCCTTTCAAAGATTTATTTGTCTTATCGATCTCCGACGCCAATGATCCAAAAGATGATGTGCTCGCGCGTGTTGCAACTCCATATGACATACGGCAGACTGATCCTAATTCACCAAAATATGTAAAAGTCAAAGCTAATGATTTAATTGTGATTCCACCCGATACGTTCGCGCGAGTTGCTAATATCGATGAACTTACGGGTTTATTTCGCGACCGCACCGCTGCTGTGCGTAACGGTCGCACTGAATATCTTTCGTCAGTTATGACAGTCGTTTACGATACGCTTACAACGGCTGACGCAGCGTACAAGCAAATTCTGGCTCGGCTTTCAGCGCTAGTTGAAGACTGGCGTGCAGTCTTTACGCCGTTTGCCACTAATCCGACGCAATCTTACGACTTGCCTGTACCTGGTGTTTCTGTTGAAGATGAGCGCAAAAGAGCATACATCGCTGCGCGCAACGCACGTATTAAAGCTGAAGCAGACCGTGATGCAGCACAAGCCGCTGCAAACGCGTGTGAATCTGCTTGTGCAACAGACAAAGCAATTTACGATTTTTTAGTTGCTGACGTAGCGTTTCTCGAAGCTGCGCGCACAATCGTTGTTAATCTTCAGGATACGAGCATTCCGCCTGGTACACCACTTACGACTAATGTAAAAGATTTTGTACTCCAACAAGGAGCATTTGCTGGCGACAATCGTTCATACCAAGCACTGCTTACTGCCAAAAAAGCCGCGCGCGATGAGTATGCAGCAAAAATCGCAGCATGCAGCGCTAACTGCGAACGCCTTGCAGCGGCTGTACTTGAAGCACAACGCATCGTTGATAACGCACGCGCTGCTGAGCGTGATGCGCTTTCTCGTGTTTATGAGGTCTGTCCCACATTCGATCCTAACAGCGTATGATTGAGGGCGTCATGTGCGACCTGTACAACGATCCCGGCCATAGTTTGCTTTCTTATCTGCTTGATCGCCACCCAGGTGCGGTAGCATTTGTTAAGGGCGCAGAATTTGAAGATAGACGCGACCAAATACCAGCTACAGCATTTGCGTGGCCTGAACGCGAAATGTTTCCGGTGCACACTCCAGCACATGCGGTGGTTTCATACCTGTACGCCAAACATGGCGCAGCGCAGACAAAGGTTGCGGCGTCAGGACGCATTGTGCCCCTCGTACCGTCGACTGTTGTAGCAGCGATTGAAGAGGCGCTCGATGCTTACGGTATTAAACGTTCAAAGCTTGCTGCCGTTCAAGAGAAGGTAGCTGAACTTCGTGAAGAGGATTGTCTATTTCCAGAGACTAAGTCTTATCCTGTGCGCGACGCTAATGAAATTAAGATTGCTGAAGAACGTTTGTTGGAGCAAATCCGTAAGCTACGTCCTGAAACACGTGCCGCTGCATTCAGTAAGCTTGCAGCAGCAGCTGATGCGCACGGAGTAGAACTACGTACCGAGTCGTATCGCTGGGCAGGCCGAGCTTCAACGGATCCGTACGCACTAGCTTCGACATTGGAAGTTCGTGCGATGCTTGCTAATGATGAGGAAGTGAAATCTGGTTATAGCAAGTTAGCTGAAGCTGTGATCACTGATCGGCATGGGCTGCGTAATTATGAAACGCGAGTGAAAATTGCAGCAGCAATCAATGAGCTCGATGAACTCGCTGGGCTCGCTAAATACTACGATCGCAAAATCCCTGATCCAATAGCGACTGTTTTTAACGCTGAGAAAGTTGCTGACGATGCGATCGATCTTGGTGGTGTATTTGTTCGTCCGATTCATTTGGAGCGTTTGCCCTTGACATTCTATTCCGATGCACTTGGTTCAGACGTGATCCGTGAAATTGCTCCAAATGGGCAACTAGATATTCAAAAAGTAGTAGAGATTGTCAACACGTTACCAGCTGACATGAAAGCAGATTTTGCTAGGCAGCTTCGCGCAGCAGGTGTACCTGTTACTCAAGGCTGAAAATGTCACATGCGATAGAGTTGCTCCGGAATCCTGAAGTTGAGCTGAGTGTAGCATGGCAAGCTGCAATGCATGCACTTGGCACTACGATTGGAGTTTGGGAACCAGATACTATTCGCATTGAACTAGAACGGCACAAAGTACCTGCGACTGACTCGTTGATGGCGAAGCTATTAGCTGCGCAGACTATTGTGACGGGGTCTGTTTGGACTTACGACCATGATGTGTTTTTTTCTATGGCGTTGGCTTGCGACGGGATCCCAGCTGCTGCTAACGCAATTCCTCATCCGACACCTGAGCAACTTTGCTGGGCTGTTTTGGAGATTGAGCGATTAACGGGTGAGCGTATCACTGAGGATCACGGCTTTGATCCAGATACAATCGATCCTGCTGTTGCCGCTGTGCTACATGATGAAGGTATGGTATTGGCGCCGGATCCGTTGAGCTTTGCTCAAGATGTGCTTGATAAATTTACAAAACTTGACTGGGACTTCGTAAATCGCGTCGAGCAAGTGTGGCTTGAAAAGAAAAAGCTGCCTTACGAGGCTTTACAGCGTATACTACGTGAAGAGCCGACTACAGCGCTCGACGTACAAATTCATCATTTGGCCATGTGCCGTGTACATTGCGACGAGCGTACGGAACGGCGTGTGCGTCAAAATGCAATCTTACAATACTCCGTCTAATCAGCCGAAGCGTTGTATTGAAGGGACACGTTCATACTTTGCCGAACGTCTCCTAATGTGGGAGGGGAAACCATTTAGCCTGGAAGACTACCCAATGTTCCGGGCGATCTATGATGAGTCCCCTCAAAAAATGCTACTCAAAACTTGCCGGCAAGTCGGCAAGAGCATGACGCTCGCGACATTTGCAATTAGTGAGTGCGTTGTGATTCCGCACTTTAAAACATTTTTTATTGCGCCGACTAAAGAACAAACTCAAATTTTTTCAGTTTCTCGTGTCGGCAAATTAATGCAGTTTTCGCCGCTTATTCGTGACATATTTGTCAATGAGGAAACCACAAATCGTGTGTTAGCGCGTTACTTTGCGCATGGGTCACAAATTGAATTTAGCTATGCCTCTGACGATGCTGATCGTTGTCGTGGCCGTTCTTGTGATCGTCTGATGCTAGACGAAGTACAAGATATGCTGCTTGATGTTGTTCGCCCCGTTATCAAAGAATGTCTTGCGATGTCAAAAAAGGGGGGCTACCTCGTCCTTTGCGGTACACCGAAAACGATGGAGAACGGCATTGAGCAGATGTTCCAAGAATCAACGCAAACTGAGTGGGCGATTAAATGCGACAGTTGCGGCAGATACTCCATTTTGTTGAGTGAAACTCAGTGCGGTAAGCGGGGCCCAATCTGCACGAAGTGTAAATCATATTTGAATCCTCGTAATGGTGTTTGGGTTGATATGAATCCACAGCCACCAGATGAGGATGGGCACATTCGTCAAACCAAAGGTTACCACATATCACGGCCAATGATGCCTCAGTTTGTGCCTGCGGCATGGCCCATAGGACCATTGCGTGATGCAGCGCTTGAAAAATGGAAAACTGATGTCTTATACAATCTCGAAGGACCTGAAGCTTACCCAATCTCAGTTTTTAGGAATGAGGTTATGGGGGTAAGTGACTCTCAAGGTCGTCGACTTGTTACTAAAGAAGTACTTCAAGCTGCGTGCGATGGTCCGCTAATTAGTCGAACGCCGACACGCGATAATCTCACAGGAGTTACTAAGATTGCTGCGGGTATTGATTGGTCTGGCGGCGGTATGGCAACAAAGTCGGGACCTGAAGGCGCAGTTACAATCAAATCCCGCACAGTGCTCACAATCATCGGTAAGCTTGGTCTTGGCCGTACACGTTTACTTTACTACAAGATTTTTCCAGGCACATCGCCACTTCAAGAATTTGAAGAGATCTTTGATACCTTGATGCTCTACGATAAGGTTACTCACTACCGTATGTTTATCGGTGGCGATGCGGGTGAAGGTAATATGTCGATGGACATGTTACGCAATAAAATCCAAAACCCGCAGCGTGTAATAAAGTTTCGCTACTCAGGTACGGCAGCAACGTATCTATCGTGGAATAACAAAGGTAAGTTTGTAACGGTAAACCGTACAGTTTCTATTGACTCTCTTATGACAGCTCTCCTTCGCAAGGAGTTTCAATTTCCGCGTGAGTCTGACACGATCATGGAACAGCCCTTCAAGGACATCCTCGCGGAGTATGAAGAAGTGATCGGGCAAACGGGAGCAACGCGTAAGGTTTGGCGCCACGCACCGAATCAACCCGATGACTTCTTGCACTCACTGAACTTTGCACGTATGGCTCTACAAATTGGTAATCAAGAGGTGAATTTGACGTCATCTATTGACGATGACTAAGAAGGTGTTTGAATAAGAACCTGTACAAGGTTCTCTAGCATGAACACCACACGGTTTACTAACGGAACACGCACAACTGGAAGCATTCACTTCGCTGAGAATCTTGAGTTTATTCGAACACTACCGTCAGCCTCTGTAGATCTCATTTACATCGATCCCCCATTTAATACAGGGAAGATCCAGCAACGAACGCAACTTAAGACAGTAAGCTCCGTTGAAGGTGATCGCACAGGATTTCAAGGTCGTCGCTATAAGAGCATCGTTGTCGGCACAAAATGCTTCAGCGACATCTTCGACGACTATCTAGCCTTCTTAGAGCCACGACTTGTTGAAGCGCATCGCGTTCTAGCCCCTCATGGATGTCTCTATTTCCATATAGATTACCGTGAAGTTCATTATTGCAAAATACTACTAGACGGTATTTTTGGACGTAATTCGTTTCTTAACGAAATTATTTGGGCGTACGATTATGGCGGTCGGCCAAAAAACAAATGGCCTCCAAAACACGATAATATTTTGCTCTACGCTAAGGATCCATCCAACTATATTTTCAATGTCGATGAAATTGAGCGTATCCCGTATATGACTCCAGGACTTGTTGGACCGGAAAAGGCTGCGCGCGGAAAGCTCCCAACCGATACGTGGTGGCATACGATTGTTCCAACGAACGGTTCAGAAAAAACGGGCTATCCAACGCAAAAACCTCTCGGTATTCTTCGTCGAATAATTCAAGCATCAACACGACCAGACGCCTTAGTACTAGACTTTTTTGCTGGAAGTGGGACTACAGGCGTTGCGGCACTTGAACTGGGTCGCCGATTTATTCTTGTCGACAATAATTTAGATGCTTTAGTAGTAATGGCTAAGCGGTTTGAAAATGTTGAAGGTATTGAGTGGGTAGGATTTAATCCTGAACCATACCAAAAAAACAAAAAGGAGCATAAATAATCAAAGCCAAAAAAAACGCCCCGTTTACTCCGTAAACCTTCTAATTTTACGAAGCGTAACTACGGGGCGTCAGTTGTGTTTTCGCCGTGGCCGTATATCACGGCGAGAACTTGATCGAGAAGAGCTTGGCAGCTCTTCGAAGGCGCCGTGTTCCGACGCCCGTAATGTTGAGCAACGGTGTACGTACCGTTGCCCATAGGACGGAGTTCGACAGTACTCCGCGTACCGTCGTCTGATCGCAACGCAAGGATTATTGATTCCTTGCGCTGCACGTACGGAGCATAGCCCCCCACACAATGCTCCATGTCTTTGCCCTCTTCTACGAGGGCGCGAGAGGTGCGCAACACGCGCACCCCTTTCGGGAGCTTCGCCTCCCACGGAGGCGCAGGGGCGAGCTCCCTGTTCTCCTCCGCGAGGGCGGCAAGACGTGCCGCCGTCACACGCGCAATTGCGCGCCGCATGACGGCATCCACACCTGTGCCACCCTCGCCGGTAAGGTCCTCAGGCGCTACCTCGCCGAGGTAATCGAGATAGCGCCCGTGGACAACTTCGCCGTGCGGCCCGCGAAATTCGCGGTACCGCACAAGCGCATTTTCCTGTTCCGGTCGCCGCGCAATTTTTAGGATCCAGCGCGCAACCGGAACAGACCGTACAAGCCGTGCCGCGGGTCCTAACTGAGACTCGCGGAAGGCTTCATCGCTTTCCAAGAGCCAGCGTGGCAGCCGGCTCTCGGAAATTCCCTCTTTGAGGGAGGCGACCGCCTCCCCCCGCGTAAGCCCTGGGCGAACGACTTCAGGTGCCTCGCCCAGGACGAGCCGCGCAATCGTGCGCGGCTCTAAGTACGGAGAGAAGGCAGGGCAAAGGGCCCCGCCTTTTGCGATGGCGTAGTTGCGCAAACGCGCAACAAAACGCACATCAAGATCAAAAACCTCGGCGAGCGCCCAGGCGATCGCCGGGCGGCGCTCAGGTGGCGCCGCCGAGATCTTTCTGTCCGCCTCAATCGCGGCATTAAGGTTAAGATGCCGCGTGCGGACAGTGGTGATGTGGTCCGGATCGGACACCTCCCGTGCCCGATCCTCCTGTCGGGCGCGATCTAGCGCGCCCTGGAGCGCGATTGCTCGCGGCACTGCCGCAAGCCGACCTAGCGCCGCAAGTGCTCTTGCGGCGACAAGGTATGTACCCGCGTGGGCCGCACGAAGAGCCCACGCGGCCTGGGAGGCACTAAGGCCTCCGACGTCTGGCAACGGTGCACCGGGGTGGCGCTTGTACCATAGAAGCAGCGCCACAAACCGACGCACCGACCCTGCTGAACGCCGCCAAGCGTTCAGCAGAACTCGCCCTGATGGGCCGTAATGGCCCATCGCGTCCCAGCCCCCACGCTTGGCGTGGGGGCCACCCTGCCGCTCCGCGTCGCGAGCGAGCGCAACAGCGGCGGCGGCCAATGCCCTCGCAGGCACCTCCCGCGGGGGCATAAAAGGCGGTATCCGCAGCTTATGCTGCGGCGCATACCGCCGAAAGATCGCGCGCCATCGCGCGATCCGTTCACTCCGGTCAGTGACCGGAATGCCGCGGGGCTCAAGGCCCCGCCGTGCTCTTTCGGCGACGCATCGGAAGGCGCGCGCCGTTGGCGCGCACCCCCACTCGTCGGCCGCTTGCGAAATTATGTTCTTGGTTTCGACGTTCATGTCGTCTCCACGTACTTATACCGTGGAGTATCTGTTTTTTATTTGTTCATATAGATGAGTCTACATTTTTCATAAGTCGCTTGTATCGCTCGTGTACAAAGATGCTCTTTTTGACTTAGTTACCGGCGAGAGTTCGTGTTCATCTGGATCACGCAAATCTTCGAAGATTTCTTCTTCGGTGTAACCGTCTAGCTCAGCGATTGGAAGCGGTGGCGGAAGTTGAGCAAGATATTTATCTGCGCTCATCAATTCACCATAGTTTGGGCCAAGCTCAACATCCCATCGATATGGCACGGGAAGCCATGGACACTCACGTGCCACACGTTCGGTACCGTACTTTTTGAAAATTTCTGGTACTTGATGCGCGTACTTTTTCGGTACTTGAAAACCAATTGAGTCATGTACGGTGAGTAGAATCCTCCCCTTGAGATCACGTTCAATTACGTCAGCAACCCAACACAGCACTGTCAAAACAATATCGCTGTTAGTCGCTTGTATTTTGAAGTTGACAGCTTGCCTTTCCGCTTTGGCGCGAAGAGCACTAGGAGCATACTTACCGAGCGAAAAACGGCGACGCCGTCCATGGTAAGTTTCTACAATGCCGAAAGTACGCATCTCCCAGATTGTCTGGTTGATGAACGTCTCTAATGTTGGAAACTTAGTAAATAGTAATTTCTTGATTTGCTGCGCCAAATTGAGGTTGATGCCAGCAATTTCAGCGATTTTCTTCACACCGGCACCGTAAAGCAGCCCAAAGACAAGACGTTTGATATTGTCACGTAAAGCTTTGAGCCGCCTACCATACGCTTTATCTTCCAGCAAATCATCTTTGCCTTTGAGGAAATCGTCGTACGACCACGCATGTTCATCGTCAATGGCAGCGTTCGCCAATGCGATGCGTCGTTCTTCTCCGTGTAATCCGGCGGCAACGAGATCAGGATTAAGGCATTGTGATGCGAAAAAGCAGTGCGGATCCATGCCTTCAAGCAGGGCGTTGATCAATTCAGTATCTTTGGCATAACCCGCAAAAATTGAAATTTCAGCGCCTTTAGCGTCAGCATTACCAAAACAATAACTGTCATCGTCAGGAATGAAGAGCTTTTTACATTTCACACCTTCAAAGACAGGTTTGCCATCTGAGCCGAGCACAAGATTTCCGCGCATATTGCGCAGAGCTCCAATTTGGCCCTTGATAATGTTTTGATTGTTGAAGCCGATGCCTTCAACGCCCGAGGACGATGAGAGGCGTCCAGTGGACGTACCTGTAATGTTGTAACCAGGATGAATGTGTCCATCCCCGAACATATTAGACAAGATGCCGATGTTTTTGAAAAAGCTGTTTTTGGCTTTATCAGCTTTCTTCAGTGTCATCAGCAAATTCGCAAGCGGGCACTTGTACCGCGTAACGAGACTCTTGAGTACAGCTTCGCTAGTTTGCATCTGCCCCTTTACGGTGTAATGCTCGGGGCGATACATGATTCGTCCGCCGACATAGCGAACAGTATCAGGGTTTTCACGCGCAATTTGTTCAGCGAGCTCTGGATCTGGATGCTTGTAACCTACGCCTCCATAGAAAAGGTAGTGAGATAATTTCTTCGGGCTATTCAATGGAAACTTCTCACCGCACAATTCGAAAATTTTTTCAGTAGTTGCAGTGATTGTGTTATCCAGCGCGCGGTTGCCCCATTCTAAGTAATCTTGGTCAATGTTGATGCCTAGATATTCGATCTTCGCAAGCTGTGTTTGTCGTGGAAGGTAGTCCTCTTTTACCAATCGGTGTAACGGCGCAGGATGATTGCACAGAACTTCAACGCGATATTTTGACAGCTCACTATTTGGCGGCCCTGAAACAATTTCTTCATGGACTTGACGACGCCAGCGATCAAACTTGTCATCTTCATCATACATACGTGCACTTTGTTTGATGGCAAGGCGTCGTGTAGCGTCAGCGTCAACAGCGGCGTAGAAGTAAAGCTCATCAAGAGAGATATTTTCGAAACCTCCTTTATGCTTACGCTCCTTAGCGGCTTCGCGCTCAGCCTTACCTGTAAATTCGCCGTTAGTTTTGGCGGCGAGCAACAAATTTAGATCGTCTAATTGCTGCTGAATGTGAGCTTGGTCAACTTTTCCTAAGGGTAGTTGTTTGAGCTTTTCTATGGCTTTCTTAATTGTTTCAGTACGAAAGCGGGCATTCTTAACGTGTCCAGCAGCAATGGCACGTTCAAGTGCTGCCGCAACCGTAGCTGGTAGTTTAACTGCACGTTTCGTCGAAACTTGCACTTCCGTAAAGCGCGCAACGTCAGTTTTTACTAGTTCATCATGCAAGCGGTCTTCATAACCAGCGAGAAAGGGCAAGAATTGTTTAGTCAAATACTTGAGGTTGTATTGCCCTTTTTTGTCTTCTTCGAGCACATGTTCAGCACAAAATACATCCCACGCAATTTTTCCTACCTCACCAAGAGGCCAACCCAAACGCCAGAAAACTTTGAAATCGTACTTGGCATTGAACCAAATACACGGTTTACCACTTCGCAATAGCCAAACAATGTGTTCGTATGCTGCGGATGGATCATACGGCGTATCTTTGTGCCAAAGAGGCACTGTAGCCGCTTTACCATCATCCCATGCGAATGAAACGGCGATCAGTTTAGTGCCAGTCCAATGTGGATGTAGTGTATTAGTTTCGGTATCGAACGAAATTTTCCAATCAAGAGGATCGATGCCAGGTCGCGTATAATCAAAAACATGCCGTACGAGATCTTTCACCTCAGCAATGGTTTTTGGATAGATGTAATCTTTTTCAATTTCTGCTCGCGTAAGTACACGAATTTCGGCGTGTGCCGCAATTCGCATAGCCCGCTCAACGTCGGCTAATACAGAACTATATTTGCCGACCGCAGCGGCGAGGGACTTAAGCGACTGTGTAAAGACAACTGTGAGATACGCATCACCAAATTTCACATTTTCGAAAACGCGCCCAATAGCTTCTTTTTCAGACCGCACTGGGATACCAAGCGCATGAAGCGATGGTACACCACACGCGATAACTGTAATCGAACGCTCTGGCGCGTTAGCCTGACGCATAGCCGCTAACCGAGTAACTTCAGTCTTGAGCGGTGTGCGACATGCTGTGATGATTGCTTTACTAGGTGCGTCGACAGCACACTTTACGGCGTACACATATCGAAAGTTCAGCACAGCAAATTCTGGATGCCGGCGCTGTACTTCTTTGATCGCGTTCTTCAGAACGCGTGCACCGTCCTCACGGAACGGTTGATGAAACAGCGAGTTGTCTGGAATGGTTTGACCGCCGACAATTGACAGACGAGGTGCAATCGGCGCGTCACCAATAACGAGGATGTCCGCGTAATCTGGGCCATCCGAGTAGGGAAAGTAGTGTGTACCCTTAAAGGCAGGGCACGACGTACACCCCGGACCTGCTTTGTAAGCAAATTCGGGGCGCGCGCAAATATCACAGTGAAACGGAGGGGGCGCTTCCGATAGCGAGATTGACGCCATTTAACAGCTCCATTTCGGAAAGGGTTTGAGTTCGACCGTTTTGTAATACTGGAACTTAGATGTTCGTTTGTCTTTCAGTATCTACGGCTTTTATAAGTTGTTATTGAGAATATGATTGCGACGTACTAGTCCAGGTGGACCATCGTCGACTGAACCATTGGACTGATTACGGTCAATGTTGGGTTGCCGTTCGACAAACGATTTACGAAGATCAGAAACGACCTTTGAAACATCTATAACGGTAATTTCGTCAGTCCGCATTACACCGCCAAAAGAGCGCAAAGCGGACAAAACTTTAGCTGTGTCATATTGATGTTCGCGTTTAGAAAGAGGGTGCTGATCAAGCTGGTGCTTAAGTAAGTTTGGCGGAGTACGATAATATGGCTCAACACGATGAAGTAAGCCGCCGGGTGCAACTATTGAAATCCAATCAACGACAAGATATCCAAGATCTTCAAAGTAATACACTCCAGCTTGCGCATGGTTTAGTGCAAGCCAGCGAGCTGGATCTTTTGATCCAAGCATTACAGCTACGGAAGTCACTGTGCTTGATTGACCAATCCGCAAGTTATTGGTGCGAAAAATCGTATCAAACAACTGTGTCGGAACATCGCTACGAGCATTAGCGAGCAGCCGACCACGCCGCGATTCAGTAGCTCTAATAACGAAAGATCTCCAGTCTTCACCAAGCAACGCCATAAGAGGCGCGATAGGATAAAAGTTACGCAAAAAGCGTGTGTCGACCGTAAACGACGTAATTAATTTACCTGTACCTAGTTCGCGCTCTATTTTTTCGTAGTGCTCGCGGTAAGGCCGATAAAATTTGATCAAGCCAAGACCCAGCACACGGCGCATACGTGTAAGCTCTTCGGGTGGGAAAAGCTCAGAAAACACTATCTGGGGATCTTTGAGCCCTTCGATTTTTACAGTCTCGATCGTCAAACGACGGCTTGCGTCTTGAGGATCATGCGCGGGGTGTATGGAAGCCGTTACAACATTAGTACGCACAACCATTTGGCGCATACCGCCGGTTGGAAGTGCGCGTGAAATTACTGCGCCGCCAGGAAAAATAACTTGTCGAAGTAATTCATTGATTGATTGTACCTGAACAGTTTTTAGAGTGGTGAACGTCAAATCCCGCGTGAACTCTTCCAAACCTAATGTCACTGCGGCCCGATTGAATCCTTGATAAATAGAAGCCGGCGAATAATTCACAAGGCCCTTAGCCCAAGGGCAAATCTGTAGATGAGGGAATTGTCCACCACAAAATGTACTTAGAGCTGTAGACTTACCTGAAGAATGTTGCCCAACAAGTTCTAAGTGTACTTTTGATGGAGAAAGATGAGGTGCAGAAAACGCCGCTTGATAGTATGCAAGAAAAATTGCATCGATATCAGTATTTAGCGTACGCCAGCCAGTGCGATAAAACTGTATAAGTTTGTTGATGTAGTAGCGTACGTCGTCAATCGTGTAATGATTTGCTTCTTCGAGATCCGCAACACTGCGCAACTCTGAAAAAAGTGGCGTTGCTTCAGTAAGAAAAAGCGCGCGCCCACGTGACGGCCCATCGAGTTTTCGCCATGTAAGTGTGAGCGATCCGTCTGAAGCGTATGTACCTTCATAAACACTCGGGCCGTTGACCACTATGATCACAACGCCAAACGGCACATTCAGATCTTCAATAACATGCACACCTTGTCCATACTGTGTGCACTCCTCACGCGTAGGTATATCTTGGAAGATCGACTGAATAGCGATTTTGAGATAGTCGGCAAAAATACGTTGAAGCTCACGAACTGGCTGCATTGTGCCAAGGCCCTGCTGTGGCAACATCCACGCAGGAATACCTACTTGTTCAGCAAAGAACGTGTGTACGTCTCCAACAACGTTCGCCAGAGCTGAAAGCGCACCCATGCCATCATCAGTGCCAAAGCGGATTGTACGGTCTTTAACTCGATGATGTAGATATAGGACTGCTCCGCGTGATGTATCTTCTTTGTAAAGCGGATGAAACAACCGTGTAAGGACATCGATAAGACGGGCAATCAAACCAGCCTCATCATCCTTACTACGAACAATTTGGTTTCTAACGACTGCTGGACTTAAATTGAGTTGCGCACAAATGCGATCAACATACTGAGAAAGCTGTGCAGCATTACGTACAATTTCACCGTACGTAACTGCAACAGCTGTACGTTCTCTAACGGCGTCGGATCCGAGTGTCGCGGCATCTTCTACAGCGCGGTCGAATGCCCAAACATCAACAGGCACAAACCATTTAGTTACTTCGTCGATGACGGTGCGCTTAAATATTTCAAATCCACCGAGCTGTATTACGTCATCGGGGTCTTTTGGCATGCCCGGGACTTTGTCGAGCTCCGACCATCCTCGAAAGATGTTGATGCCAATTTCAGACCCAGTAAGCAGCCGCCCTCGCAACCATACTTCGCCTTTACCACGTGAAGGATGGTCAGGGATGATGTAGATTGTATCAATTCCTGCTGCGACAAGCGCATCTAGATCGTTGTGTGCTCCGTTTGAAGCGAGAAAAACGAAGCCAGTAAGACCGGATGCTATGAAATGTTCCTGCGCCGTTATTGCATCATTTTCGCCTTCAACAAGGTAAAACCGTAGTGCTTTAGCTTCAGCAGGATCGAGTCCACCAAGGTGCGGTGCAAACAGTCCAAAATAACCAATTGGCTCGTCTTCAGTAAAACCTGGCAACGTGAGGTGATTGCCGTCTTTTTCGTCTTCGTTGTGCGGTCTACGTAATCGAATCCTACCTGGTGTACGCAAACCGTGCCCATTGAAGAATGCAACTGTGTTAGTCCATTCAGAGCCAGCTGGTTCAGCAATAGTCTTGATGCGAGCAAGAATCTTTTCGCGGCGTTCAGGCGTTAGATGCGTATTCTGAAAGCGCGCATATTGCGCACTGGCTTGTGCCTCTAGCCTTTCAACAGCATAGCTATACAGTAAATGTTGCGGTGGCCAAATCCCGTAAGGCAGTATCCCAATATACTCGGGCTTGTGCTTACGGTGTTGGAAGAGCCACTCTAAAACTGGTGCAGCAGCATGCAGCGCAATCTCGTCGTAATTTTTACGATCTTCTGGATCAACTGGTGGTGCAAGTAAGCGCTGCGCGTACGTTGCACAGACATATAACAACGTGGTGACAGCAAGGTTATGGATATCATACGCCTCGACGTCACTTTCAGTTTTCTCTGAGACAAGGCGACGGCCAGTATATGTAAGCACGTGCGAGAGTGTTTCGCGATATGCCCAGCCGCGCGCGTCTTGGAAAAGCTGTAAGAGATTACGACTGAAGTACCCGCACGATTTGCACTTAATAGTACCTCGCGCGACGTCAATATACATCGATGGATTTTTATCGATGTGCCCAGTGACGCTACCCGCAAGGCAATTTGTTCTGACTACTGATGCACCAATCTGCGTAGTGCGATTCTCAGGGAAGGTGTGTTCAAGCAGCGTCTTAAGCTGCGTAACGTCCAACAAGGTCAGGAACTTGTGGCCGTCAGTATACGAAAACTTAGTTGTTCCGGTTTTTCCGGTCTTTCGTGTCATGGGTGCCCTTCACCCTATGTATTAAACGTTGATCTCTCCTTTTTTCTGAGCACGTTTTTTGATTTCAATTTGTCCTTGTTCACAGCTTTCAGAGAAGCCGCAGAAGCTACATTGCCAGCCAGTTTCAACTTTAGGCGTACCGGCATCAATAAGTTCAAGTTTGAGTGCAGTTCTATTAAGGTACTGCCTCAACCAAGGAAATATTATGCGAATGATCTCTTCGCGAGTCCATGCGCCTGACGTACCGTCAAAGCGTGGAAACCACTCGACCTTTGGTTCACCAATATAATGAATACCTGATTGGATGCCGCGTACCCACGGGAAGTTAACTATCGCAAGCGCCATATACGCATAAAATTGTGTTGCGTGCTCTCCAATTGGCTTCTTCTTGCCTGATTTATGATCAAGCACAATCAAGAAGTCGTCATTGGTGCGCATTGCATGATCAATGACACCACGAAGTAAGGGCTTTGTAGTAATGCCACCTTCGATAACATCACCAACAGTGATAGGCAGAGACTTCGTAGTAGGTGGAAACGACGCAAGACGAAGGGTTGTTTGTCCAACTTCAACAACATCGAATGTGCCCCTGAAAGGACCTTTCGGCACAACGACGCAAGTGGCGTATGGGCTGTATTTAGCGTGATCGATTAGTGGCGCATTTACCAATTCTACAACGTTGTCTCCCCGCCAAATAAATTGACCGCGCCAAAGATTTGGAGATGAGTCGGCGGTAAGTTTGAATGACACAGCTTCATGCGTTGGGGAAATTGCAAGCTGGTGCTCGATAAATTCGTCAATAACGCCGTTGTTTTTCTTAAAAACATCGACTCGTCCCAGAAAGTCTTCTATCGCTACCATCTTCGTGGAGCATGTAAGAATCTCCTCCCGCGAAAGTTGGTTAGATTCACATTGATTACGCAGCACCTCATGGAGATCAATGCCAGGTGTCCGCAAACCAGTTTCAATCACAGCATGAGCTACAACCCCTACTCGGGACGCGTCAGCTTTCTTTCCTTCAGGTAATTTTTCGACGTACTTGTGAAAATACTGTTTGCCGCACTGATTCAGCACATTGACCTTAGAGATCGACCAGGGTGCATGCTTTAGAACAATTTCAGCGTATCCGTTCACCATAGGTCGCTCCGTCAGGCAAAAAAACAGTAAGAAAACAACGGCCTGCGTCCCTTTCCCACTTTACGCAGTACAGGGACGCAGGCCGTAACTCATATGATTAAAGGTTGTTGTTGCTAAAGTCCTTCATCTGACCCGACAGAACGGCGTTGGCATTCTTCAACAACTCATCCATGTCGGATACAGAGCCATTATTTTCATTCACCTTAGGCTCCGTTGTGTAAATTGTATACAGTTGTGGAAAGTAAACTTCGTAGTCGACATATCGCACCAATACGTCGAGCAAAGCCGCTTCTTGCTCTGAGGGGTCAGGTACGTCAGTCGCAACTGAAGCAGTAAGCTCAAACCAACGATCGGTACCCTGCCTTGCTTCTTTCGCTTCCAACTCAAAGGCGTGCTCGTAGTATGTCACCCACGGGCGTGTCTTCTTTTTGATGGCTGCTGAGCAAGGCTTGATCGACTTACCGTGTACTACCAAGCGGTAGATGCCGCTGAAATCGCTCAAAACGACGTAAAGATGGTCCTCGTTACGGCATGCATCTTTTGTATTTGCCTTGCCGTCTTTGAAAGGACGATACGCGCACGCTTCGCATGCACCGAAATAGCTACCACGTTTGCGATCAAGACTGCGGCAAATGGGTACGTTAGGACGCACCTCAACGCCGGGCGGGTTATTACCTGACCGCGGAGGCCAGAAAGTGTACGCTTCGTGTACGCCGATAACAAAACATGTCACCGTTGTACCGAGCTTGGCGTACTTAGGATTGTGCTTAAGGTTGCTAAGCGCTTCCTTCGGTGCGGCCAAGATACGACCATCAGTCGTATAAATGCCGCCTTGTGGACAATCTCGCGGGCGAAGCTCGTCGGTTCCCGTGCCGTGAAACACCCGCATCTCAGGCAAGCGAAACTCCTGTCGCGTAGTGTGCTGTCCAGCCTTTACCGGGTTCATACGAGCAAGCGCTGCGGTGAACGCTGCACGCTTTTCAGGCGACAGCCCCGCAAGCGCATTCTGAAGCTCACCAGGTGTAGGTGGCAGTACCCGCTCTAGGTACGTAGCTAGATGGGGTAGCGCGTCACTGTAGCGTTTGGTTAGCGCATGTACCGGCACATCAGCTACGTCTTCAGCGACTTCGGCAGAACTGACCGTTGCCAGCTCTGAGGACGTTGCAGCCGAAGGTCCCGTAGGTGCCGCGGTGTCAGACGATTGTGTATTCTGCTTGTTCTGCTTGTTATTGGCCATGATGCTCTCCTTGTAAGTGACTGAAGCGCCAGTCACAGCAGATAGTTGGTTTACCCTGTGTCTGGCGCTATGTAAAGATTTTAGCAAAATGTCTAAGACAACGAGCGCGCTGCTAGATCTGCATTTCCGCGATGTGGGCAACCATCCCATCCGAACGGCGCAAGAGGAGCATACTCTATTCACAGCATACCAAGAAGCACGAACACGTGCAGAGTTAGCGACCAACCCAGTCGAACGTGAGCAGTTCCAAAAACTGCGTGATACGTTGCGCAATGCGATCGCAAGTGGTTACTACCGTTTTGTAATCAAACAAGCGAGGCGCAAAGCGCACGACGACGCATTGTTCGCCGAACTGCTTTCGGCAGGCTATGAAGGGTTACTCCATGCAATCACGCTATTTGACCCTGCGCGCGGTAATCGCTTTCTCACGTACGCAGCGAACTGGGTCAATGTAAAAATGCAAGAAGTCATTTACCGGATGCGAACGGTTCACGTTCCAAACCACACCCGGAAAGCGATGCGGCGCACACGTGTCGAAAAAGAAAGAAAGCAAGTACTCGGTGAGCCCGTCGAAGACTTCGAAGAACCTTCAATCGCGTCGATTGACAACGTTGTAATTATAGATGACAACGTCGACATCGAAAGCGACGTTCAACGCCGACGCGTAGACCCCCTAGCCCTACTAGCGCAAGCACAGCTAACGCGAGTTGAGCGGCTAGTATTGATCTACGCGTTTGGACTTCGCGGAGGTGAGCCAAAAGACGCGCGGACAATTGGTCAGATCCTGTACGAGATCGACGGTTCACAAATGACTGCCGCGCGCGTGGAAGGAATACAAAAACGCGCTCTCAATCGTCTACGAGCTCATCTCTCTGAAGAAGAGATCAAGAGCCTCGCAGATATACTTAGTTAAGGATTACTCTTCATCCTCAGAGAGTGCAGGCAACTCCATGAGGCCTGCGGCTTGCGCCAGCCCATCACGTCGGCCTTTTTCATACGCAACGGTTTCTGGCTTGGCTTTTTCACTCGCCTTGAGTTTAGCAAGGCGAGCGTTTGAGAAATTGTAGATCGCAGCAAGACTGGCTTTCGTGATCGGCTTAAGATCTTTAGCCGTAATTTCGTCAGGTAGCTTTACGCCACGTCCGCCAGTCTTTGTGTTCTTGTTCTTTCCTTTGCCCTCGTCTTGGGCTTGGGCCTGAGCTTGTTTATTGAGCCATTTTTCGATAAGAAACTTAAGTGCACGAGGCTCCAAATTCTCGTCAATCGCTTGCTGTGCAAATGCCACTTGCACTTCAGGATCAGTGACGCGTTTGAGTTCGCGTACAACTGACGGAGCATAGCTCTTGAAGGGCTCTTTGGTGCCTTCGCGCACCATTTTTTGCACACGTTCATCAAGCTTGCCGACAGCAAGCACCTGGGAGACGTTGCCTTCCGAAATTGAAAGCACATCTTTGATCTCTGATTGTTTAAGACCGGCAGCAATGAGGTTCTGGAAGTACACATACTTATCCCAGAACGTCATTTGGTCTCGTTTGAGATTTTCTTGACCTGCGAGAATAAGGTACTCCTTCAGGTCTGAGATCTCTTTGACCTTACACATAATGGTCTTAAGACCAGCTTTGATTGCTCCTTCACGACGACGACGGCCGGCGACAACTAGCCAAACTTCCTTATCCGTCTTCTTGTGCCGTGCGTAAGTTACGCACGGATCTTGGATCAATCCATCTTTCTTAATCGACGCAACGAAATCTTCGTCGACCAAAGCTGGCGCCGAACGCGCGTCAACTTTGCTGACGACGAGATCTTTAGGCGCAATCGTAATGACGCCTGACGCCGCAACCTCAAGTGGCAGCGGCAAGAACTCATACTCAAAACCGAGAGGATCAAGAACTCGCTCCGTGTCCGATTCGGACTGGACAGACGACTTCGATTTTGCCTTTACCTTGAGCTTGTTCTCCGTGCTCTCTTGAGTCATTTTGGTCTCCTTGGTCTAAAGTTTCAGAATCGTCAAACAAGACGAGCTCGCCACGCAAAATTTTTCGAATTACTGCAACAGCGGCTCGCTTGTTGATGAGGCTAATCGGCAACTCGCTAACCGCACCCCCTTCGAGAAGATGACGGTAACATGCCCACATCTCTACCGCAACAATCTCCTCAGGATAGGGGGATGTAAAGTAAGCCGTAAATAAATAGTTGACGACGCGCTGGTGGATGCGCGCGTCGTAAAGAATGTGTGACTCATTCTTCAGTGCTCGAACGGCAACGTTCCGCAGTTCGGACACTGATGAGATAGAGTCGCGGTTTCTTGAATGACAGCGTCGCACTTTGGGCACCGGCTGAGATTTGCCACATCAGCCATACGCCGTAAAGGCTCCGCTTCGTTTTCTTCTACCACTTTTGTATTGAAATTCGTGACAACGCCGTACTTCTCGCCCATAGGCCCCTCCGTTGTTGTAAGTTGAGCACGGCATCATAAAGACGTACTCCGTACTAGTTAATCGCGTCCTCGGCACTGACTATAGTAACTACAATACTTCGGCGTACACTTCCATGAGTCTATCGGCGCCATCAGAAAAATACCTTTCTTGATAGCGTCAACAGTCTGCTCGTAGTCTTCAATTAAGTTGCGATGATCACGCGGACCCCGCGTCGTTGACAACCGATGCAACGCTGGAGTCTTAGTGCTGACAAGGTTGTCGATGCGTCCATGGATGATACGCTTAACAGCAGTGTAAAGAGATAGTTGCGTATCGTTCTTTACTTCATTCTCAGACCACTTCGACGATGACGTCTTAAGATCAACGACGGCAAGACGACCAGGGTCGCCCGGCTGTTCTTTTTCTAAGTCAATAAGATCAATAACGCCACGCACGGTGACGCTACCTACCTTAACAACGAAGGGAGTTTCAACCTCAACAGGCAAAATTTTTGGTAACCCTTGAGTGTGGTAAACGCGGTAAAGACTGAGCGCAACGTCCTTGACTTTACCAGGGTCCTCGTCGCCCCAGTCGACCTCTTCCTTAGCTTTTTCAAAAGTATCAGCAACGACTGCAAGCTGACCATCGAGAGATGGAACTTCACCTTGTCGTTGCTTGTGTCGAAGAGCTGTTTCAACAGCAGTGTGGATTGCAATACCCCGTGCTGTCGCTGGACTTGGAGCTATCCGCTGCTCCTTGATGTACTTAAACTCATAAGCCCGACCACAGCTTTTATATGTCTCGTACTGGGCGTGCGAAAATGCACCACCCGGCAATCCCGGGTCCACAAGTTCCGGGGGAATAACAGATAGATGTCGTTTCTCGTTCATTCATCCTCCACGTAGCCTTCCGGCTGGACTGGATCTTTAAAAGAGTCCTCAGCATATTGCGGGCCCTCTTTTACAGCTGCCTGCGAACGCGCAATAATGTCCTCAAAAACGGCGCGATCGTCGGGCGACATCTCGCTTGGATCAACGATCAACGCACTTTCAGATGGCACATCAGGCGTACGAGACACAGAGGGCGGCGCATAATCATCTACCAGATCTTCAGCCTTTTTTTCGGAGTCTTCAAACGCCGGTACAATGACACTAGCCCTTGGCATATGTGGATGTTGCGCAGCCCACATAAGCGCAGGTGACGACGCGGCCTGCTTATCGAGTACACGATGTTTTGGCGCAGGCGGAATCGGTCGAGGAGGTGCTATAGGCCGAAAAAGATCATTTTTTGGTACTTGTTGTGGTGGAGTTGGACGCGTTGCTGAACGCGAAACCTGACTTCCCTGCGTTGGACGTGAAATAGATCGAGTGGCGGATGCCCCATCAGTAGGCGCTGTATCAGCATTTTTAACCGTAACAACGAGGTCAAACTTAGAAGGATCTGCGCTTTCGTTAACAATCACAAAATTCTCAGGCGTTGCCTCAACAACGAAGCCTTTAGAGCGAACATACAGAGCTAGCGCCTTAATTACATCGTTGTGTTCAAGAGTTAGACGCATGTTCAATAGCCTCCACGTTAGCAATAGGGCGTGAAACGTTAGCAGCGTACTTACATCCCTTTCGGAAGGGAAGAATTTTGTTGCGCGCGCACGTCATTTGCTGATCGCAACCCGCACACGCAACTAAGTCAGTAAGAGTAAGTGTGATATTTTCCTTGAAAGTCAAAACTTGAGCCACATAGCGGTCCAAACCCCATGTAGCGTCTGAAGTGAGCAAGCGATAGACCGTCATCGCACGGCGCTGTCCAGGCCGATTATTACGATCCATAGCTTGCCGATACTGAAGTGGATCCCACGGCAATGAGTAAAAAATCGTATAATTAGCTGCCGTTAGCGTGACACCAATGCCGGTACGTATTTGCCCAATGTAAACTCGGCACTTAGTGTCGTTTTGAAAACGATCAATGCGTTTCTGCCGAGAGAGTGTTTGACCGTCGACGCGCACATAGTCAACGCCTAAAGCTTTAGTCGCTGTCTCAAGATCATCAAGTTCTTCAAGATAATTTGCCCAAACAATAACTTTATTAGTTTCGTCAGTATTCAAAATTAGAAAGAGCTGTTCTTTGTACAAGTCTAGCTTAGGATTTTCAATGTCGCGTAATACACAGCGCTCAGGTGCGGATTGCACAACCTCACATTTTTTGGTGTATGGACGAATTTTGGCCTCGACACACGCCTCCATACGGGGGCACGCATCGCAAATTGCGTAATCTGCACCTTGAATGACAAAACCAGAGAGTACCTGAAGCAGCTTGGTGACACGTGTAGCGCCGTGTGGAAGTCGCACTGACTGCCGCTGCGCTGTAACCTCTTCAGTGACACGTGCTGGCTCCGCATAAATCAACTCTGGCGTAACAGACATCGCCATTTCCATAACAAGCTCATTGTACCGAGCACGTTGTGCAACGCCGAGGTCGTAGTACAGATCAACAGTCGTAACTGGCGGCAAATCAAGGCAATCGGCTTTCTTCATGCGGAGTGCGACGTTACGGAATCGCTCGTTGAGCTCATTGAGGAAACGAAAGCCAACGACAATATGCTTATTTTTCCGCGAATAAACAACGTGGCGTTCTACAAACTTATGGTACGATAGTGGTATAAGTGCCGGAGACAGGAAATAAAGTTGGCCGTAAAGCTTACGTGGATCATCGCCAGGCGTACCACTTAAGCAGTAACGTCGCACAGCTTTAGCCGATAGCTCAATCGCCGCTTGTGTTTGACCTGAGGTCCAATTACCTAAGTAATGACTCTCATCGGCAATAATGGTGTCGTAGTCGAGCGCGTATAAAGGATGTGCTGCAAGGCGCGTAAAACGCGCAATATCCTCTTGAGTAAGAGGAGCAAGTTTATAACGTTCTCGCTGCGCAGGTGTAATCGCTAACTCTCGCACCGCATTCTTCGCCGCCTCGCGTTCCATACGTGCGCGAGTGTACGACACCAATACAATATCAGCAGTCTGTGCTGCCACTTCAGCCTCTGGCGTACCGTCCCAAATTACAGCCGTCCACGTACCGTTTGAACAACGCGCAACCTCTCTCACCCATGATTCCAATACAACAGGTGGTCCAAGCACAAGAGCTTTTCGAAAATTTTTTTGAAAGCGCAGTATGCGTAGGGCATCGATCACAGTTCGCGTCTTACCTGTGCCCATGTCCCAATCAAGGAACGAGCGCCACCAGTAAACAAGGCGCGCAATACCAAGGCGCTGATGACTATACGGTGTAAAGTTAGGTGCGAAAAAATCGTCGTTAACTGGCAAAGGCACCGGTTCATGATGATTCCATGCAGTAACAGCCGCTTCCCATGCTTTATCAGCAGCACGTACCGCAGCAAGATGTCCTAGAGCGGCATCATCCCATACTGCCTGCGGAGCTAACTTACGAAGATCTTCAAACGCCCACTTCGCGAAAGGAAAATAAGCGGGAAATAGCCATGTACCATTGTCATACACGCCTCCCCATGCTCGTGCAAGAAACGATTGTTCTGGCACTGCTATACGGAAAACAGGTATAGATTTTCTAAGTAGAGCGCCTTCTACGATCATGTGTTACTTCTTTCGGTTAGAGACGCAATGACCATCGACAGCGGAGTGAACTATGACGATATGCTGCTGGGTTTCGGAGGACGTCATGCGATGTCGCATGCGAACCCCATGTTTGACTACTTAACGGGGTTTGTACCTCGGAAGCTCAAAGACCTGTTCAAATGGGCAGAATACCTTGGATTCCATTCAGCGCATATTTACGGCGTAGTCCGTAAATTCGGCGAATACCCAATCACACGATTCATTTACGAATCGAATTCGGATGAAGAAAAAGCGCGCCACAAAAGACTCTTCGAAGAAACTCTACGACTCAAAGGCTTTCTAACGCTAGTAAGCTACGACGTCTGGCTATATGGCAACGCGTTCGTTTCAGTTTATGAGCCGATCAAACGCGAACTGGTATGTGAGTACTGCGGCACACGAGAAGACATCTCAGCGGCATCATACAAATTCAATCTCCCGAAACTTCAATTCACGCACGACTGCAAGCAGTGTAAACGCAAAGGTGTGATCTCAAAGGTTGAAGACTACAAACTCAAAGACCCTACTAAGCTCACACTAATTCGATGGGATCCAAAATTAATTGACATTGAACACAACCGAGTCACTGGCGAAAGTGTCTATTACTACCAGATCCCACGCGATGACATAGCAAAGGTGCGAGCCGGCAACAAAACATTCATCAATCACATGCCGATGGAGATCTTGCGCGCAATGCAAGAGCGCAAGACTTTTCGATTTGATGAAGGTTCACTTTATCATCTAAAAATGCCAGGACCTGCTGGTGTACAAGCTCAATGGGGATTTCCTCCAATCACGAGTGCAATTAAAAATTTCCTCTTTACAGCAATACTTCGACGAGCAAATGAAGCGATTGCACTCGAATACATCACACCATTTAGAATCATCCATCCAATAGCGGCTAGCGGACAAGGAGACCCTATTACGACCATTCCACTTGATCGTTGGAAAATGGAAATGGAACGTAACTGGCGATTGTTCCGTCGAGATCCGCTACGTATTCAATTTTCGCCTGTACCTGTCGGCGTTCAGAACATTGGCGGTGAAGGTCGTGCGTTGCTCACTCTCGGCGAACTACAAGAAGCTGAAAGAGCAATTGTACTTTCACTCGGCGTACCGATGGAGTTTCTTACAGGGGGTCTTGGGCAAACCCGAGGTGAAATCACATTGCGAATGATTGAAAACCAACTACAAACACATATTGAAAATCTCAACGCACTCATCCAGTGGATTGAACGCAAAGTTGCACAATTCATGGGTTGGGCGTCAATCAAAATGCGCCTTGCTGATTTCAAAATGATTGACGACATCGAAAATAAACAACTCAAAATTCAACTATGGCAAAGCCAACTAATTTCGAACACCACAATGGCAGAAATGCTTGACATTGATCTTGATCATGAACGTAAACAGCGACGCGAAGATACTCTAGCCGACACTCGGGCTGAACAAGAAACCCAAGTTGCACTTCAAAAACTTCAACAATCACTTTCAATACAAGCACAGCAACAAGCGCTTCAATCGCGGAGCAGTTTCGCGTACGATCAACAGGCAATCATCGCCAAAGCACAACCAATCGCTGAAGAACTAGCACAATACGACGCAGGTACAAGGCGTTCACGGCTTGATTCACTCAAAGGCGAAGACTTCATTATGTACTGCATCACAAAAGAATTGCTACAACAAATAGAGCAAAACCAATTGGCTTACATGAAGGCGCAGGGTTGAAATGGAAGACTGGATGAACTCACAACAAGCAAAACACGAAGAGACTATCCGAGGACCACGTATAGGCTTTTCAGAACCGGCGGAAGAACCCCCGCGCCGGATGAAAGTTTTTCACGAAACATACTCAGTGTTTCGGCCTTGGAACAGTTGTAATCGTTGCAAAGATGCAATTCAAGAACGACCTGAACTATTACCTGAACAAGGCGATTACATTTGTCCACACACGCGGCACAACGAGTATATTGAACTAATAAACCGGCTGCGAAACGCAGGCGATGCAGGGCCCTGGAAACTACACGCACGCGAATTTTCAAATGATCGAGGTGAAATCTACGTTACGATCGCGTGGGAAGAACCCGAAGTAACGCAAAATGAAGCGCGGATTCGTTCTCGGGGTGTGCCGCGGTTGTAACCACGGCACACCCCGAAGTGCGCAGCAATCATTATCACAATCACCGCGCAACAAAAATGACAAAACGAAAAACCGCGCGTATTAGCACGTCACTCTCACCTCCTTTAGCGGACACAAAACCCCGCTAAAAACTTTTACCACGTATTGTCTTTAAATTTTGATTGAGATGAGTGCACCAACGCCCGTACTGACCAGCGCAGCTACACTTCGCCAAAAACTGCACGAAAAGACAACTAAGGCGTTAACTACTGTTTTCCCCCTTGAACTCAAGGGTAAAACGCTGGAAATCAAAGATGTACGTGTAAATTCACAAGATTTTGCACCATCGGACGAATACAACGCACTTATGAAAGGTTCATCACTTTATGAACCAGTCAAAGGCACACTTGTACTTAAAGACGCAAACGGAAAAATTCTCGACGAAGCAAAAAACTTTACGCTAGCGCACATACCGTACTTAACATCGCGCCACACCATCATCGTAGATGGCAACGAATATCAAATTGCAAACCAATTACGCCGCAAACCGGGAGTTTACACCCAGCGAGCTGACAACGGCGAACTCAAAACAGTATTCAACCTCGGGCGCGGAAAAAACTTCAATCTCACATTTAATCCTGATAAAGGAACATTCTACCTTCAATATGGTACGTCAAATTTGCCTCTTTACGCCGTATTGCGAGGCCTTGGCGTTGAGCACAGCCAAATTGCTAAGCACTTAGGCGAAGGCGTAGCGCGCGCCAATGAAAAAGAGTACGGACACCAAATTGCGCCAACAATTAACAAGCTTTACACAAAGCTAGAGCATCCAGCTGTGCTGGATCCAAACGCGTCACATGAAGCAAAAGTCGAAGCTATCAAAAAGCACTATAACCAATCAACGCTTGATCCTGAAGTAACGAGCGAAACACTTGGTTCTGCGCACACTAAGGTCGCACCTGAGACGCTGCTTAGCGCTGCGAAGAAAATACTCGATGTCCATGCTGGCAAAGCGCAAGTTGATGACACTGACTCACTAAAATTCAAAACATTTCATGCGCTTGATGATTTCATCTCAGAACGAATTCGTCTGTCCTCTCGTCAATGGATACCTAAAGCAAAACTAGCACTAACAAACAAAAACGTAATCCGAGACGCCCTTAAACCTGCGCCGTTCTCGGATGCAATCCGTAAGTTCGTCACAACATCGTCACTTTCTAGCGTTCCCATGGGAATCAATCCAATGGAAATCATCGATCACGCAGTGAAAGTGACGAGTCTCGGTGAAGGCGGAATTCCCTCAGACCGCGCAATCCCCCTGGACGCGCGCATGATCCACAACACGCACTTTGGTGCACTGGATCCAATTCGCACACCTGAATCAAACCACTCAGGTGTAGATATTCGGGCAACAATTGCCGCGCACCGTGACGACAAAGGTAACCTCTACACAGTACTACGCAATGTAAAGACTGGTAAAGAGGAATTTATACGAGCTGGCGACTTGCACAAATATGTCGTTGCGTTTCCTCACCAAGAACTCAAAGGCACAGTCGACGCATTCGTCAATGGCAAACAAACACGTGTACCTGCAAGTCAGGTGACACACCAACTTGATCACGTCAAGTACATGTACTCACCAGCAACAACGCTAATCCCATTGATCCACTCAATCCAAGGTAACCGCGCGATCATGGGATCCAAGATGGGCACGCAAGCGTTGCCGCTCGTGGAGCGCGAAGCACCACTTGTGCAAGTTAAATCACATCATCCAGATGGCCATTCATTTGAAACAATTTATGGCCATATGATCGTGCCGACTGCACCGGTTTCGGGGACCGTCGCGAAGATCGACAATCAATTCATATACATTAAGCCACATGCTGAAAAACGAGCAGCAGCAGGCGACGCTGGACTCATTAAGGTGCCCTACTATCAAAAATTTCCGTTTCCTTCGAAAACGTTCCTAGATCACACTGTCAGCGTAAAGCCTGGTGACAAAGTTAAAGAAGGTCAGCGCCTTGCAGAGTCAAACTACACGCGTAACAGTGTGCTTGCATTAGGCAAAAATCTACTCGTTGGATACTTACCGTACTACGGCTACAACTCAAACGATGCCGTCGTAATTTCGGAGTCCGCAGCGCGAAAACTAACCAGCGAACACATGTATCGCGAGGTTTTTCCGATTAGTACGGGCACCGAACTGAACCGTGCAAAGCATCAACTTTACTACGGTGCTAAATACCCCGCGTCAATGTACAGTAAACTCGATGAGAGCGGTGTAATCAAAAAAGGCACAAAAGTTGATCCGAAAGACTTACTTGTAGCGGGCCTAATGAAACAATCTGTAACTGGTACCGACGCCATACTTGGGCGTCTTAGTAAATCACTTGTCAAACCATTCAAAGACATCGCACTGACTTGGGAACACAGTGTGCCTGGTGAAATTATCGATGTAGTACGCTCAAATAAACAAATTACAATCCTTGTAAAAACACGCGAACCTATGCAAATTGGCGACAAGCTCGCAGGTCGCTACGGTAATAAGGGTGTCGTCGCCAAAATCGTACCAGACCACGAAATGCTGCGTGATGAACAAGGGCGTCCACTTGATCTGTTAATGACGTCGGCCGGAGTCGTATCACGTATCAACCCCGCGCAAATTATTGAAACAGCTGTTTCAAAAGTCGCTGAAAAAACAGGAAAACCAATCGTATATGACAACACGGCAGGCCATGACGCTGTCAAATGGGCCCGTGACCTACTGAACAAACACGGCGTCAAAGACAAAGAAGTACTCTACGATCCAATACTCAAACGTAAAATTATTGGGCCCGACAGCAAAGGCGTACTAGTCGGTAAACAGTATATTTATAAACTGTTCAAAAGTACTGACACCAATTTCTCTGGTCACGGTGTCGGACCCTATGACATCAACGAACAGCCTCTCAAGACTGGGGGAGACGAAAGCGCTAAAAGCATCGGTAAAATGGAATTTGATGCGCTGCTCGCACACAACGCACGCAGCTTTCTGCGCGAAGCAACAACAGTTCGTGGTCAAAAGAACGATGAATATTGGAAAGCCGTGCAAATGGGATTGCCGCTACCAGAACCAAAGCCATCGTTTGCCTTCAATAAGTTTATTGGAATGCTAGAAGGCGCAGGCGTAAAGGTAGATAAGCGTGGTTCAAAATTCTCGCTACTACCAATGACTGACAAAGATGTGCTAACGCGCAGTTCGGGAGCAATCGAAAATAACACAACGGTGCGCGCGAAAGATCTCAAACCAATGCCCGGCGGTCTATTTGATCCTCGTAAGACCGGCGGTCTACAAGGCGCACTTTTTTCTCATATTGATTTGCACGAGCCTATCCCAAATCCTGTATTCGAAGAGCCCGTACGCCGTCTGCTCGGCATGACTGAAACACAATTCAGGACCGCACTGCGAACTAACGGGGGTGCATGGTTTCGCCATGAACTCTCGAAGATCGATGTACCGCGTAAACTTCGTGAACTACGTGAACAGCTCAAAACCGCCAAAGGAGCTGCGCTCGACGATGTAGTCAAGCAAATCAAATACTTAGAAGCACTTCAAAAGCATAATTTAAACCCCGCCGACGCCTACGTGATCAGCAAGGTACCAGTCATTCCTCCAGTATTCCGTCCAATTTTGCCAAGCGTTCACGATCCGTCGCAACTAATGGTATCCGACGTAAATAAACTCTACAGTCAACTTCTTGATTCGAACAAAACGCTGAAGACAACAGCTGTACCATCAGATTTAGGCAAACATCGTTTGGATCTCTACGAAAAAGTCGAAGAGCTATATGGTATAGCGCTGCCTCGCGACCCAAAACTTCAACAACAGAAAGTTAAAGGCTTACTTGCAAATATTTCAGGCGTCGGTACACCAAAAGGAGGTTTTTTCCAGCGTAAGCTAATGCGTCATACACAAGATGTATCGGGACGTGGTACTGCTGTACCCGATTCAAACTTGAGTATGGACGAAGTTGGTATTCCGGAGGATATGCTGTGGCAGGCACTTGACAAACTAATTGTCGCGCGGTTGATCCGCACCGGTTACCCTGCGCTCCAAGCGCGTGAACTAGTCAATGAACGCGCGCCTGCCGCGCGAAATGCGCTGTTGGAAGAAATTCGCGAGCGCCCAGTACTTATCAATCGAGCGCCCACACTGCATCGAGGGTCGATTATCGCTGCGTACGCTAAACCCGTACCCGGCAAAACAATACGCGTGTCCTCATTCGCCGAAAAAGGTATGAACCTAGACTACGACGGTGACACTTTGCAGGTACACTTCCCAATCGGTCCTGAAGCTGTGCAAGAAGCTAAGCAAATGACTCTTAGCAACCTATTGTTAAGTGATCAACAACGGAACAAACTTATGGTCTTTCCGCAACACGAAGCTATCATCGCATTCACGCTCGCATCAAAACACACAATTCCTACTGGACCAGTGCGCAAATTCAAAACGAGAGAAGACGCACTCGCAGCATATCGACGTGGCGAATTGAAGCTATCAGACGCTATCGAAATTGAAAACGAAACCGAAAAGCGCGCTGATAACTATAGTGAAGGACCACACCTCACTGCGCCAGTTTATTCCATTAGCCCTGACGAAGCCTTATTCTATTTTCCGCCAGAGTTGCTGACAGGCGTAAATAACTAAAACGAGGACTCTAATGTTCGACTTCTTAGATGACTTACTTGACCCTACAAAATCAAAGTCCTTTGAAAACGCCACGCCAGCAATGTGCGCGCATGTCTCGCGCCTCCAGGACATTCTAACAAAGAAGTATTCGTTACTACTTGCGTACATTCACTACGGCGACCAGTTACGAGCGTTTTATCGCGACGGGATCTACCAACATTTCCAAGACCACATCAAAGAAGAGCGTGAATCTATATATAAATTGAACAAGAAGATCACAGCGCTTGGCGCAGACGCACACGCCAATCCGTCACCTCCAGCGATTGTCGGACTAAATGACCCTCGTGCGGTATTCAAAACACTACTCTCTATGGAACTTGAAGTTGTAGCTAAATGGTCAGAGCTATTCCGAGCAACTACCAATGACGTAGCACTCAACGCCTTAGCACAAGAAGGTGCCTTCATAGATCAACAGCACGCTGACGATATGCGCCGCTACCTTCGGAGTGGATGCTGATGGCAGATTTAAATAACATTGTACGCGGCATAACTACACGACTAAAAAAACGTCAAAGAGGCTTTCACTTCGAAAAAGACCCAGGCTTTTACGGCGTAACAAAAAGCTTCAACACTGCTGCAAGACAAAAATTTGCTAACGAAGTTAGAGCGCGTGCAATCCGCAAAGTTGCTACTAAATACGCTCTGCTTGATGAGTCTGGTGAACCAATCGAAGCGCTTGCTAAACTTTTCTCTGAAAATAATTTTGGCTACGGTGACACTCCAATAACCCCAAAACGGACAGGTGATCCAATTTGGGGTGCCTCTATGGGGTTACCAAATGAACCTGGTGATCGCAACGGGCTAAGTCCTAACATTTCGTACGGAGGAGTTTGATGCTTACGAAAAAAGCACTTGATAACGCACGAGCACGTGGAGCTTATAAAATCTTGACCCTTTACGGCCTGAATAAAATTGGTAACGTACTTTCTACACTCGGCAACGCAGCAACACGCGCATGGACTACTGGTGCCAAAGCATATCAGCGTGGACGCGGCGGTATGATGCAAAATCTTGGTAAAGGCATTGCAGCTGGTGCTAAGGCGTTTCAGCGAGCAGGTGGTTTGCCGGCTGCGGGCAAAGCTCTCGGCGCTGCGGCAGCCACTGGCGCAGCAGCATATGGTGCAGGTCGAGTGTTCGGAGCAGGGCAAAGAGCCTCATTTCAACAATAACATGCGCCACTGAGAACACGTAGTCTTTGCCTATGGCGACGACAGTTGGACATTTTTTAATCAATGATGTAATGCCTAAGGGCTACGAAATCCGTGGCCCAATTACAAACAAAGAACTACATGACCATCTTGTCAATCTTGCCAAAACTGACCCACAAAAATACGTTTCAACAATACAAGCACTTAAACGACGTGGGGACGAAATTGCAACGCTTGAAGGAATTTCCGTCGGTTTAGACGACATCGAGCCTAATTACAAAGAACGTGATGCTATCATTCGTCCCGCACTTGCAAAACTTGAAAAACTCAAAGACCCAACAGCGCGTCAACGATTGATTGTTGAAACACAAGAGAAACTACTCGCTCATACTAAAAAACACCCCGGTTCAATGACACATATGGCATTATCTGGCGCGCGCGGGAATCCAGCCCAACTTATGAAAATTGTCGCAACGCCGCTTGCAACAGTGCACCCTAAACATGGCGTGATTCACCAACTAATTGATCGATCTTACGCCGAAGGACTCACTCCAGCGCAGTACTGGATGACTGGCCCAGAAATCCGCGAAAACGAAGTTAAGGCTCGCATTTCAGTATCGGAGCCTGGCGAAATGGCCAAAGTACTCGTTGCAAACACTATTTCCACTGTTGTGACGACAACTGACTGCGGAACCATGAACGGCGTAAAGATGTCAATCGATGACAGCCATATCCTAGACCGATTTACACAGGCTGATCATGGTTTACCCCGCAATACTCTAGTCACGCCACAGATTGTTCAACAACTAAAAGCCAAACATGTTGATCGTCTACTTGTACGCTCACCTATGACGTGCATCGCTCAAAGCGGTGTTTGCCAAATGTGCCAAGGGCACAATGAAAAAGGAAAATTACACCAAATAGGTACGCCTGTCGGCGTACGAGCCGCGCAAGCTATGGCTGAACCGTTAACACAGATGGCGCTTTCATCACGTCACGGTACACTTACAATCAAATCAACGAATAAATTTCCAACAGGACTAAAAGGTGTACGCCAATTATTAGAAGTGCCCGCATCATTTCGACATGAAGCAGTTCTCGCTCCTGAGCATGGAACTATAACGAAAATTGAGAAAGCCCCGCAAGGAGGGCACTACATCTATATTGGCGAAAAGAAAGTATATACCCATCCTGACCTAACATTGCGTGTAAAAAAAGGTGACGTGGTTGAACGCGGTGACGCGCTAACCGATGGCGTGCCTCATCCTGCAAAAATAGTCGGATATAAAGGCCTCGGTGCTGGACGCGCGTATTTTGTTGACGCAATGCACAACCTCTACAAAAACGAGGGCATTAATCTTGATCGACGTCATCTCGAACTACTTGCAAAAAGTGAAATTAATCATGTACGTCTACTTGACACAGATCCAAACCACCCTGAACTACTAAAAGGCGACATTATCAACTATAACGCCTTTCGCGAAGCCTATCGCGAAGGATCAACGCGCGTACCGCTAGATAATGCTGTCGGACAGCGACTTGGACAAGAAGTGCTGCATCATACCGTTGGTACTCTTATTACGCCTGCTCTAGCACGAGAACTAGCCTCACATGGCGTAACTGAGGTTTACATCAATCGCAGCATGCCCCCAGTTGAATTCGTAATGAAACCATTTACTATGAATCCTTTGTTAGAAAAGGATTGGATGGCGCGTCTTGCTCACCGTTATCTCAAAAATACAATCCTAGAAGCCGCACATTTTGGTGAAACTTCAAACATTCACAGCACACATCCCGTACCAGCATATGCTTACGGCGCGGAATTCCGTCATGGTTCCAGTGGTACATTCTGACTTCGAAGAACGCCTAAACACCGTAAAGACAGCAGCGCGCTCGCGCATTTTTGGCCGATACGGTCTAAAGGACCTATTTCGTGAGCACAAAATAGCGCCTGCTGGTCGCGGCTTTTCAAATAAACTCAAAACATTCGGTAAACACGTCGCTGAATTTGGCCGAGAAGCCATCTTCGGCAGCCCAATCACCCTAGCGCAACAACTGTCCCAGCGCTACAAGCGTACAGGTAGCCTCGCGCGCACAATAGGAGGACAAATCAAAGATTTCTATCTTTCACCTGGGTCTCCGACATGGGTGAAAGCGCTATCACTTGGCATGCCAGCACTAGAACTTGGTAACATTATATTACAAGGAGACCCAGCGACACGACGTGGCGATATTGCGCATGCGGTGTCAGGTATGGTAGTGGCGCCCTTCACAGCGCGCCTAGGCTTGCTTGGCATCCCAGTACAAGGCGCAGTGCAAGGTGCTGCACGCTACGTTGGTTCAAAGTTTGATCCAAAGCTTGCTCCTCCACCAACACCTGAAAACCTCGAACTCAATGTGCCACGGCACCTAATGCGTGTGTGGAAGAGCAGCTCTCCACTCAATAAAACTGTTAACACTGACGAATCGTCTCAAACAACTTAGACTACACACTAGAGCCAAGGAGCACCTTCACCTATGTCAACTCTATTTACTCGCACATTTCTCAAGGGCATGGCTGACGGCATGTCCGATGCTGGACGCATGGCGCCTTTTGCAGATGACGACCTCGCCATCGGAGTCTTCGATAAAATTTCAACTGACCTCGGCCTACCACAGATCCTAGAAGGACCGCTGCCGAACGATGCCTACATCAAGATCGGCCAATGGCTCATCGACGCATCAGATGAGGCAGTAAGGCGCGGCTATGGGCCCTCCGCCTCGGTCCAAGCGATGGCAAAGCAGGCATCCTATATGCCGTTAGAAGAGCGAGCAATGAAAATTGCCTCCTACATGATGGCCAAAACCGCAGAAGAAGCGTCACTAAACGATACTGGACCTAACACGCTAGAGAGCGCAGCGGAAACTAACGCACTCGCTGATCTCGACGAAGAAAATCGATCGTCGCTCCAATACCTTGTAGGCGCAGGTAACACCGACATGCCTGAAGGCGGTGTAGTCGGTAGGCAAATTCCTCACCCAATGGCTCCGAAAGGCCCCGCGATCGACAACAGCCTCACGCACTTAGATAAACAATCGAGTGAAAAGATTGCGCGAGCTGTGCTGTTTATTCAAGACCTCGCTGCACGTGAAGCACCCGTGACGCCAAAGCTTGTTCTTGCGTCAGCAGCGCTTGCTGAAGGGGGTCCTCCTGGCCTTGAAACGATGGCCCACATTGTTGAGAACGTAAAGACTGCCGAAGAACTCGATAACACTCTTGATCACGTACTAGATAAACAACAAGAGCATGGCGTTGAACCTGATCCAGAGCTCGTTGCAGCGATTGAACAGGTACTCGCGGATCACGGTTTGATTGATGAGGATTACGACGATGACAGTGACGATGACAGTGACTATGACAGCGACGACGAAGCAAAAGTCGCCGCTGCAAAGGATGTAATGAAGAAAATTCGAAGCGCTGCACGTAGCGCAGGTAAAGCAATCCGACGTGCAGCAATTAAGACTAAAAACACCCTAGGAACGGCAGCTTCAAAGGTTAAGAGACAGGCAGCTAGGGCTGGAACAGCAGTTGGAAGAGCGGCCAAGAGGCATGGTCCTGGAGCCGCTGTTGGTGCAATTCTGGGCGCAGCTGGCGGTGCTGCTGCAATGCATGCTTTGCATAATCGGGACGTGGACCAAGATGTAGAAGAAGATGTTTCAGAGGAAGCTGAAAAAGTCGCGCGCGCCACAATGTTCGTAGAAGGTCTCGCCAATCGCGAAGCACCTGTGACGCCAAAGCTTGTTCTTGCGTCAGCAGCGCTTGCCGAGGCAGGTACTCCTGGCCTCGAAGTAATGGCGCATATTATGCAAAACGTAAAAACGGCTGAAGAACTTGACAACACTATTGATGACGTACTGGATGCACAAGAAGAGCATGGCGCTAAACCAAATACAAAACTTGTTTCTGCGGTCGCACAAGAACTCGCAGATCGAGGTTTGATTGATGAAGACAATGACTATGAACCTGATGAAAACGACGACGCAAAAGTCGCCGCTGCAAAGGATGTAATGAAGAAGATTCGAAGCGCTGCACGTAGCGCAAGTAAAGCAATCCGACGTGCAGCAATTAAGACTAAAAACACCCTAGGAACGACAGCTTCAAAGGTTAAGAGACAAGCAGCTAGGGCTGGAGCGGCAGTCGGAAGAGCGGCCAAGAGGCATGGTCCTGGAGCCGCTGTTGGTGCAATTCTGGGCGCAGCTGGCGGTGCTGCTGCAATGCATGCTCTGCATAATCGAGGCGCGGACCAAGAAGAGCAAGAGTTCGATGAAAACGAATACGAAAAAGAAGCACAGCTTCTCGAAGTGTTGAAAGCAGCAGCAGACGGTTCACTGAATGAAGTGGACGAAAATACACTTGAAGATGCAGCGGAATACAATGCCAACGCTGAACTCGACAAAGAAAATCGCGAACCCGACGAATACATCACAGACAACGGTGAAACTGATATGCCAAATGTCGGGCAAGTTGGCGCTTTGCTAAATGCGCGTAACAATAAACGCGTAAACTTTGAAGAAAAAGTAAAAGCTGCGGCCGCAAAGTGGGGTGGTTTACTCCCTGCAACGATGTCACAAAAAGAAAAACGTGCTCACGTAATTGCACTTGCTGGTATGCCTGAAGAACTGCGGGCAGGTTACATTGCGCAGCTGCGCCAAGAATGATCCTACATTCACAACTATTTCACCGAATATGAATGCCTGTTATAGTATGCATAGTAACAGGCATTCATTTTAATAAAATAACCCCAATGTACTAAAACGAGGAACACCCCGACCATGTCATGGATTACTCAAAATTCCAGACTGCCGTACTTTTACGACATCTATAACGCTGCATACAACCCAAAAGAAGCAGCTGCAAAAGATGTATTGAAAACTATTAAAAACAAAGCGCGCGCTGCGGGTAAAGCCTTAGGCCGCGCAGCATCAAAAGTTAATAAGAAGTCACGCTCATTAGGTAAATCACTTCTGCGCGCAGCTAGAAGACACGGTCCTGGGGTAGTAATCGGCGCAACGCTAGGTAGTGATCTAGTTTTCAGTCATGCTTTTAGCAAAGCTCTAGAAAGCAACGCTGCTCACAGAAAAAAAATGAGAGATGCTACTGAAAATTTGAATAATGAGGAAACAGGTGAAAAAATCGCGCGTGCTGCGATGTTTGTAGAAAACCTTGCCAATCGAAATGCACCTGTAACACCAAAACTTGTACTTGCATCAGCAGCTCTAGCTGACAGTGGCACACCTGGCCTTGAAGTAATGGTTGATATCATTGAAAACGTAAAAACAGCAGAAGAACTCGACAACACACTTGATCATGTACTAGATACGCATCAAGAACATGGAGTAGAACCAGACCCTGCGCTTGTTGCAGCAATCGAATATGTACTTGCTAAACATGGACTAATCGATGATGACTATAACGTCGATGACGAAGACCATGTCCTAATTAATCCAAAAGTTGCAGCGGCAAAAGATACATTGAAAAGTCTAAAAAACAAAGCTCGTAGCGTAGGCAAAGCTATCGGACGCGCAGCCGCAAAAATTAAAGGAAAGGCAAAACGAGTGGCACGTGGAATCTATCGCCATAATAAGCCACTTATTAGCGGACTCAAAAGACACGGTATTGGCATGGCAATTGGCGCGCCGATAGGTGCTCTAACAATGTCTAAGTCTCTGGACGCAATCAAAGAACACGCAATCAGGGAGCACAATCAAAACACACAAGAAGAAGAAGAGTGACTTTCGGTGCTAAAACAACGTAGACATAATCAAAACAAAAACTGAATCTATGACAAAACGCCTACCGCCGTATACTTTAGCGGTAGGCGTTTATTTTTTAGGAGCTCTTCCCAATGCCCATGAACGGTTTTCCGCTCTCACAGTCGCCTCGTACACAAAGCTTCGCTCAGCCCGTAAGTCCTAGCGACGAAGAGGAGCTTTTTTCTAAAGGATTTTCAGACCTTGCGTATCAAGCATTTCAAAAGACTCACCCAGAACTATATCGAGATCTCGTATCCTTCCGCGTATTAGCAACTGACGCACCCGCTGGTGAAGGCATCGGTGCGTTCATCCTCAAACGTGAAGCTGAGATTCTATTTGTCCCAGCAGTAGTTGTAGATAACGCCGTAAAGCCCCTCGATATAATGTATGTACGGTCAAAAGACCGATTTTATCCGCTTACAGCTGCATGGATCGAAAAAGTCACTACCAACGGTATAAGCTCCCTCGGCCAAGGCGTTGAACTACCCCAAGATCTTAACACAGACGTCGACATCAGAAATATTGTCGTACCGCCTACAACGGGACGTTATAGTTACGCTGCCGAATTTGATCCTACAACAGTCAGCGACGAAGAACTTTTCGAAGTATTTCGCGCTGCATATGAAAACGAAAAACGCGCGGCAAACGACGCCCCATTTGTTTTTCCTGAACTAGTGAGCCGCTTGCCAGATGGCATCAAAACAGCGTACACGAAGTGGTTAACAAAGCATCCGCGTTACCTCCGTAAAATGGCGGAAATTTACGGCGCGGACGTCCTACGCGACGCATTCGCTATGCGTGAAGCGCCAGCCAAAACAGCGGCTGGATTCCGTACTGAAATACCACTTAAGCACGATGTTTATCTTGCCGTCGCAGGTACCCCTCTGCAAGAAGTGCGGAAAGAAATCGCACCAGACGAAGTACCTAGAGCTTACCAAGCACTGCGTTACTACGGCTTCTATATCAAGGACCGACGGACTGGTCCGCTAAGTGATATCGCTGTATTCAACGAAGAAGCACTAGCGCTAACAACACCCGAGTACCCCGGCGTTTACCGTGTATACTTAGCAGATGGCACAAATGAAAAAGCAATCATTGTAACACATCCAATTTGCGTGGAACCACCGAAAACAGACCATCAAGTGATGGCATACGGTGCATACAACCGTAAAACACTCAACGAAGTACCTTCCCCATACAACAAAAGCGACCGAAAGTACCTCGTGCTTTTTGTTGATGGGCGAGGCGGATGCATTTCAGAACTCGTCGCGGAGCCCATCGTCCACGATACATTCGGTGAAATCACTGCAATGCTTAAAGCATTGACACGTGAAAGCCCACAAGCAAATCAACGAGGCGTATTGATCTCGTCTGAAGATTTGACACTACGTGCAACCGAGCCATTCACCGCGGAGCAACCTACAACTCGCGGTGACATAATTTCTTTTGGTACTGATAACAATATAACAATTGTAATTTCAAAAAAAATGCGGGGATCAAAAATCGTGGCGCCTCCCTCGCAAAACGTCATGGTTTTCCCACAAAGCTATCGTTGGTTTCCAATCAAAAAACAGATTACCGAACGTGATTTACTTACGCGCCCACAGCTAATTATGAGAGCAATCGAAGAAAAGATCAGTGAAAAAACTGGCGCCATACGTATCAAAGTTGCACGTGATCATGACGGGTTCCGTGTAGGTAATGAACGCACCAAGCTATCAGCACTCGAAGCTGTCGTCAAAGTTGCCAATCTATACGGCGTAAGCGTTCCAGATGCTTCGCGCGTCGTTGAAGCAGTAGCTAATGATCTACCACTCAAAGCATGGGCCATGCCGAAAATGGCTGCACCTAATAACAACGAACTTCCGCCCGAAATGCAAGATCCAAATGCGATGGCTGCTACACAAACACCACCACAAATGACAGGGATTGACCTCGCCATCGCAGAAAAGATGCAACTAATCCAAGCGCAGCGTGCAGCGCTAGACCAAATGGAACAAATGCTTCTTGAACTTCAAAACCGAGCCCAAAGCATCGACCAGGGTGGTGGCGCAATGGCCGCTCCCATTGGAGCAGCAAGCATGGTAGCGGGACCAGCACAAAACATGATGGGGCAATCAGCTATGGCACCCGTTCCAGATATGAATCAACAATATTTCATGCAGGGAGGGCCAGGCTATCCACTAATGCAGGAAGCTGTTCCATACGCAATGCAAAACGTTGATCCTAACGCGATGCAAAACGTAGACCCATACGCAATGCAAAGCGGTGATCCATACGCAATGCAAAGCAGTGATCCATACGCAATGCAAAACGTTGATCCAAACGCGATGCAAAACGTTGATCCAAACGCGATGCAAAACGTTGATCCGAACGCGATGCAAAACGTTGATCCGAACGCGATGCAAAGCGGTGATCCAAATGCAATGCAAGGGCAATCTCTACCGCAACCGGTAATGACTAAAGAACCAAACCCAACACTTTTTGCCGAACAAATTGCACCACAATTCCTTGACCAAGCTATTGAACTCGATCAAGACGGAGTCTTCGACGTAGCGGCGGTAGCGTCACTTGCTAACGTGCGTAGTATCCGTTCTCTCCTTCAAAATTACTTACCTTCACTTGACAATGCGCTCGATCGCCTAGGACGCACACTTTTGCTGCTCTACATAAAAAGCAAGCAAATCCGCGAACGAATTGGAGAAGAAGCTTATATAACAATGGAGCAAGTCGTCCGCGACGTATTCCGTATGCTGGGCGATGCGATTCTAACGTTAGAACAGTACGGCGACCAACTGTTACCTAAAAATCAGCGCACGACATAATTAACGCAGCATATAACCGACAAAGCTGCGTACGGCATAATTAACATAGCATGTTGCAGACAGAACCGCGAACAACATAATCAACGTAACATGTTGCCCACTGTCGCACCATGCCACCGTTACCAAAAGATCGCAGCGCTTGCTGAAAAGAAGGACGCTGAACCGCCAGCGGATCCGCTCGATCTTGCACTTTTCAATATATTACGTGGACAGACAGATAACCAAATTGTAGCGACTGCCTACGAAATCTACCGTTCACCATACCATCACGTCATGGACGCGCTGTGCTTGTGTGCAGCAAATGCCACCGAGGTCGAATCAGCGTTAGAACTGCGCGAAGGAGTTTACGCCGTTTACCAGACCCTGTTCTTTGATCGCACAGTTTTCAACAGCGTCTTTGCAATGCGGCAATACGTTGAACAGCTTCAACTAACTAAAAATGAACGCGAAATCTACGAACTGGCACTGATAGAAGGCGCCACGCGCTTACTCGATCGTTACCGTCTAAAGCCACGCCCAGCACTAGATCCACAAGTAGTCTTAGAAGACATAATGAATGAGGCATACAGCCGTGCATTCGAACATCGAGGTAAACCCATTACTAGCAAAGCTGCGCAAGAATCGTTCAAATGGGGACGTGCTGCTGCCGCAACAGCTGCCACTATCAAAAGCGCAACAGCCACAAACCGCGTATCAGACGCACTAGCTGCATTAGAATTTGCTTTGACAAGTAAAAGTCTAACGAAAACACCTGAAGAACTTGGCATAACACGAGACGAAATCCTAAAAGAATAAATACCTCTTATTCTTGAGATATGCCGATGGCTACATGGGATAACGCTGACTTTGATCGCGAGGCAACCGCCATCGCGCGTGCTTTTTGGGCCGGCCGCGACCAAAACGGCGCGTCACTGAATGAACTCGCAACAAAAGTTGCACGCGACAACGGTCTCAACCCCGAACAAATCCGCCGCCTCTGCCGCAACACCAACACCAAAGCATTTGAGCAGAAATACGCAGCATTAAAAGGGCAGGCAGATCGCTCACCTTATTTTGAACTAGCTGACCCAGAAGCCGTAATTGAAAATCTACGACAAACTGTAGCGGTTGCTCACACAAAACAAGCTGAGGCTGAATATCCAGATTTACCTGACGAATACGCGCCTCCTCCTCCAAACCCTAAACTCTTCGCACGAGAAAAAATTGCTGCACTGACCCACGAAATCGATAATTTCTTACCATCCTATCGTTCCCCATTCGTAGAACTACGTCGCGCAGAAAAACAAGCTGCCGATCTCGCGATCGAGCGCCATCAATTGAACTTCGCATGGGATGACGCCATAAACGCTATAGTCGAACATACACGATACCAAAATTGGAACCACGACGATTTCGAAAAAAACGCAGTGGCACTTTTTGGTGCCGATGTGTTACCAGAGCTGAATGCTATTCGTTACCGCTGCGGCCGCAGTGAATTAGGAGAAGGTGCAGCAGAAAACGAAGTCAAAATGAAGCTCGCCGAATTACAACAAAAATGGGTCGGTATACCAGACGAGCTTACGAATCGCCTTAAAGTTGCTATGGAAATTCGTGCTAAGTTTGAAACACTTATCGAACGCCAAAACAAAATCGCAACAAAAATTGCTAACCTAAAGAAAGTTACGCGTCATGGATAACATTACTAACGAAGTACTTTCATACATTGACGCTAACCTAGAAAAAAACGCCAATATTTTTCACCAAATCGCCGCAGGTCTACGCGGATTTCGTCAAGGTGCGGCAGAAGCAGCGCGCAACCAAAAAACACGTGCAGCACTCCAACGTGCAATCAATACGCTGCATACTCATGGCGCACTACCACGTAAAGGCCTACTGACAACGAACGTCGCACAAGGCGTCGGTGTTGGTGCAAGAGGTCCTGGTTTTTTTGCGCGTATGAGCGAACGCTTGCGCGGCGCACTAGCCGGAGCAAAACAAGAATTCTCCGCAGTGCGCGCAGCCGATAAAGCCGTCGCACAATTACGAAGGCTACAGCGAGAAGAGCAGGAATTACGTAATGCTGCGCAACTTGCGCGACAGCATGGACTACTCGCTAATCGACGCGCGTGGCGTAACAATTACTCAAATATGACGCCTGAAGAGTACCTCAAAATGCAGGGACACAAAGTACCTGCACATTACCGGGCGCGTCCAGCAACTCGTACTCCTCAGGAAGCATCAACCTCTACGGCATCTAACACATCACATAACGCACAACCTGCTACTCAAACTCCCACTCCTCTTCCCACAAAATCTACTGCTCAAACTCCCACTCCTTCCGCAAAATCTACTGCTCAAACTCCCACTTCTCCCGTAGAATCTACTGCTCAAACTCCCGCACTTCCCGAAACGCCCACTACTCAAACTTCAACACCCACTACTCAAACTTCACACCAGGCGCAACAAAACGTAGCTGCGACCGAAATCCCAGATAATTATAGTTCAACGCTTGAACCAGGTTGGATCGAGCGTAATGCATTACCAATCGGACTAACCGTTGGTGGTCTCGCGCTCGGCTCATCTCTACTTCGGGGAGGACCAACTGCCGCTGAACAGGACGCCCGCATACAAGATTACATGAACAACGCGGCGTACGACATGACGACACCTATGCCAACAATGTCTGTATACGCCAGTTACGATGACTTCGCTGAAGAAAAGCAGGCAGCGTCTACACAAGTCTATCCTCTAATGCAGAACGCCATGGCCCAGGCGCTGGCCAACCAGCTTGCTCAAAAATTTGTAGGAGAACCAATCGACGCCGTTCATAAAGTCCTCAAGAAAAAGTTTTTCGATGATCCAAAACACCGCGAAGCATTCCAAAAAGCACTAGAAAGTGACGACATGCTCCAAGCTGAATATCGTGAAAATCCTAAAGGATTGATCGATGCATACGACACACTCAAAAATTTTGCGCCGTCAATCGCTAAAAATCCATCAGCAACTCGCAGCTTTCTTCGGCAAGCAACTATGGCAAAAATGCACGGATCCGGACTAGATTTTGCGACAATCCGTTTGATGGCTGAAACTGAAAAATTCATCCAAAACGCAAAAGGGCGTGATGCGTAATGAACATTGATAACCTAGTTTCACCGCGATTACGCGCAGCGCTACGCACACACGGCTGGGCAAAACTCGCATTTGAAGTTGTTTATCGACGAGGTGGCTACCCCCCTGCTGCGCCAACGCTACCAGAAGCCGTCAAAGCCTTAGCTATGAAGATCGCTGTAGATCATGTAAACCAAAGCATTATCCGTGACGGTATCACAGCATATAAGGAACTGTACAATCTAAACGCCGAAAAGGAATGGCATAATGATAAATAACGCCATAAAGCCTTACGAAGCGCGATCACTTTGGCGCAATATCAAAACAGCGGCCGCACAGCAAGGTCCCACTTTACTTGAAGGTTTAGCTCACCTTGCATTGGACGCTTGGGCATCGAGTGACGCTGGTACTAAATTGAGTGCAGACCGCGCAACACGAGAGGCCCTCGTCACGTCGCTAGTCGGCGCCGCCATAGTTGACGAAACCCTGGATAAGCTTGCAGCCGACGGTAGCTATACACTATCTGAAATTGAATTTTTGCGCAATCTAAACGCCGAATCTGCGCTGCGAGACTTTAACCAATTTCAAAAAAATGCCAATGTTAAAATGCATATTTTGGGTGTCAATAAAACACTTAGAAAAAACCCGTGGCTAGCTACTGCCGGCGGCACTCTTGCAGGTACCACTCTTGGCGGTGCTCTCGGTGCGGGTATCGGCGCAGTTACCGACAGCGAAGATCCAGTTAGAGGAGCATTGCGTTACGGCTTAGCTGGCGCTGCAACAGGTGCAGCGCTCAATGCTCCGCTTTCAGCGCTAGTGACCCGCGAAATAACGAAAGGCAACTCACTAGCAAAAGCAATCAACAAAGCCTCGAAAAAATACTTAGCCAAATCAAGAGATTTGCTAGAAATACCAAAACTAAGTCACGAAACACACTTTAAATGGGCTAACTGGGATAAGTCAAAACTCTATAAAAAATTTATAAAAAATCCAATTATACCTAGTATAGGAGGCGCCATCACAGGCGGAATTATGGGAGCAGGCGCTGGCGCACTTGCTGATGATGATGACAGATTGCGTGGCGCGTTAAGGCTAGGTCTAATGGGCGCGGCACTAGGCGGAGCAAGCGGCTATGGCTATGGATACTCTCTGAGAGGCCTTTCAAATAGAAACAAATTTATGCGCGACAGTTTGTCACTAGTACGAGAAGAAACTCGTAATTTGCCACAACGTAAACGACAATTGGAAAACGCATACAAAGAAATAAGAGAAACATTGAAATCGATGAAAAAAACACAGCCAACACCGCACCTGCCAGCGGTTCAACAAGCGCCACACCCGCCAGCGGTTCAACAAGCGCCACACCCGCCAGCAGTTCAACAAGCGCCACACCCGCCAGCAGTTCAACAAGCGCCACACCCGCCAGCGAAACAACCCGCACCGCAGCAGACAATGGTTCAACAAGCGCCACACCCGCCAGCGGTTCAACAAGCGCCGCACCCGCCAGCGGTTCAACAAGCACCGCAGCAGACAGCGACTAAGTCAACACCGATGCTGACACCTAAGGAAGAACTTATCGACACATACAACTTTAGACATAAAAACTTGGCAAGATTGGAGAAGCAACTCAAAAACGCTAAAACCCGTGAAGAAAAAGCGGAGATACAATACTGGATAAATAGTGTGAAAAAAGAAATCAAAGATATAGAAAAAGAGTTAATTGAAAAGTTTAATTTCAAACCCTCAATAAAGGCATAATACGTAAGTAATGCATACAACGTGTTCGATAAAAACAGAACACTTGACAAAAATCGACTTCGAAGTGCATTGCGTGTCGGTGCGCCTGCTATGTTACTAGGTGCTACACACCGCATGCACAACGCTGTCGTCCTTAGCGCTGTGTGTTAATATCGTCACACGCTAACGACATATTCTTCTATACAATGGAAAAGCTCCTAGAACTAGATGCGCGCTTCCCAAAAACCGGGGAACCAACGGTACAGTTAGTCGCGTGGCGCGGCCCACACGGCGGTTTGAGCATTGAAAAACGCGCATTCGCCGAAGGCCAGTCGCCGCTCTATGACTTCCTTTCAACAATACAACCAGAAGAAGGTATCTCGTACATCCTTGTCAACGCCCTAGGCGCATACGAATTCTACGACGATAACCGTAACGGCGACGGTTTCCCAAATGCGCCATACAAAGTTGGTGAACTCGCCTCATGTGGCCATCCAGAGTGCACCAAATCTCTCGACGGCTGGGTCTCTGAGCCTGAAACACTACATCACCATTACCAAACGTTTGAAAGATATGGTGGTATCTACAAACACCATGTTAACAAAGACCCAACAAAATCCCTCGGATGGATTACCAAAGCACTATACAACTCGTACATGCACCGAGTTGAACTACTACTAAAATTCGTCAACAGCCGTGATCCAGAAATTGCACAACGCATCGCTGACGGGGATTTCCCCGCCGTCAGTATGGGGTGCCATGTTCGATGGGATGTCTGTACCATCTGCGGACACCGCGCACCAACACGCGCGCAGTATTGCGAACATACACGACAAATGCTGCGCCGCGTACTACCTGACGGTCGCAAAGTTTCAGTGCTGAACCCAAGCCCAAAATTTTTCGATATTAGCTTCGTTTTTCGCCCAGCAGATCCTACAGGCTGGATGCTGAAAAAAGTCGCTAGCGAAGCACCGCTACGCTATAGCGCAGACCTTGGAGAACAGCTCCGATCATATGAATCTCGCGCAATTGAAATTCGTACAAATGCTGTCAAAACGGCCAAAGCCCTCAACAGCACTTACGGCGTACAAGCCGAAGAGCTCGTACGCGAATGGCCCCGTCTACCTGATGACATCTACACCACAGCAAAAACAGCTGGGGTAACACGCACACTAGCGTCTTTAACATCGCGTGGTGTCGTGCTAGCAACAGGCGAAGTAATTGATCTATTTGCTAAGACAGCCGGCATTACACCAAGTGATGCAGACCTCGATCGCCTCGTTGCGCTAGAGCCAGTACTAAACGAGATCATTGCACGTTACCCCGACGTCGAGACCAAACTAGGCGCGCTTGTCGAATTTCGCGCCGACGCCGTAAACGACGATCTAATCGCTCCATTTAGCGAATGGATTGAAAAGCGCGGCGGCATCACAGACTATCTACGACAAAAAGCATATGCGCCTAGCAATTTTGGCCAACTATCTATCGGACCTGGCGCATACTATCGTGCAACTGAACCTGCAAAAACTGATCTTCTTACGCTAACAGATCCGTACACCGGGCACCAATATCAAACAACGCGAGGTGCAGCAATAGCTGCACACAACGAAGACATAAAAGCGCGACTCGGTGCAACAGCGCTGCTTGGCGCACTCTATACCGCCGGTTTGCACGCTTTACTTGGATCTAAAGCAGGACTATGGACAGTACCAGTTGGAATTATGGCAGGTTACGCAACACAAAGCGCACTACGAAAGCACACACGACCTTATCGCTATAGCCGCTATATTACAGATCAAGGTATACCTGTATCAGGAGGCACCGAATTCGTAAAAGTATCGGCATTTGAGCGTCCTACGTATGCAGACGTCGTGCACAAAGCCGCATTCGATCTCGTCGAACGCGTAGGGCACGCCGACTACAACGCTTTGCTCACAAAAATCGCAAACGCAGGCGGCGTAGCATATACTCGTTGGTTGGTAACAACGTCTCTAACCGATAAAGTCGCCGCGCTCGTTGAAGGTGCAGAAATCGAAGCCGACGATGTTCACGTCGCTCCGAGTCTAAACATTGCACAATTCGTCAAAAACATTAGTCACTACGTTTGGCACTAATTAATATATGCTAAGGAGAGCCACATGAATCTCGAAGATATGCTCAGCAAGAAAATGACGAAAACCGCCAGCAGCAATCGCAATACCAAAACAGCCAGCGCCGTAGCCGACGCCCTGGAATCCGTCACGCAACTATCAGAAAAGACAGCAAGCGCAGCTAATCCAGCAGGCGTAACAGCTCCCATGTTCGATAAGCTCGCAGCAGAGCTTGCAGCCCAAGATATGGAGAGTTCACTGAAAACAGCGCAACTTTACGGTGCTGCTATTGCCGACGGATTTATGTCGCAGCTCGGCATGTACGAAAAAGTTGCCGAAAGCCTCGCCGAACAGCAGAGCGAAAAGATCGCGAAAGAAGCGCTGTTCGACCCAGAACTAGTGGCTCTCGTGAAAGAGGCGCAAATTAACCCGCGAGCTTTTCTCGCTCGTGTGCAAAGAGAAGCTGAATATGAAGACTCACTGCTTAAAGAAGCCGAGGAGCAGGAAGCTGCTGAGCTAGAACAGCTCATCCAAATCAAAGCTGCTGAGCACTATGCCCACGGCTATGAAATCGGCCAATTGTTGGTGAGTGACGAATGAGCCCTGAACGTCGTCAAGAGCTAATCGAAACCTACCGAATTCTGCGAAAAGAAGCATATGAAATTGCTGCCCCAAAAGTCGCAGAATATTTCTATGAAGCGAGTGCTGCGCTCAATGGAGTAAAGCACGCTTCGGAATGCGTAGACTTTGACCACACTCTTCTTCGTCACCTCGTGGAACCATAAATGCCAACTCTCGAAGAAGCACTTCGCACACTACCTCGGACGACCGTCCGTAAACCCAAAATTGCCAGCACAGTACCGGAAACACCCGCAGAGCAAATCCGTGCCCTAGCAAATGCGCTACGCGAACTACCCGAGCCCACAATTACATGGCAAAGTCTAAACGCCGTAAAGACAGCGGGGTTTCGATCGCCACCTCCCAGACCCTCTCTACAAGAAATACCAGAAGACAGCGACCATCCTGGTGCACTGCTGCGCAAATTAGCGCACGCCATTCGAACTACAGAAGATTTGCGTGCTGTAAAACTTTTTGAAAAATCTGCCCTCGCTTTGCGTGCCATACGAGGTCTTACACTCCTTCGCGAACAGGTCTCATCGCCATGACCACTGCGCTCAGCAAAATTGCTACTGCTCTTGAACTGCTCGCTGAAGACTTAGATGCACAAATATCAGCTGCACCTGTGGCTGTAACGCACACACAAACCACTAAAACAGCAAGCAGTGTAGACCTCATAAGTGAATTGTACCGCCGCCACACAGGAGAGGAGCTCCCTGATGGAGTGCGCGACAAATTAGCAGCTGCCGACGACCCAGAATTGCAAATGGTGTTCGACAAAATGCTTAAAAACGCCTCATTTGAACGGCCGACACCCCTCGGCTCACCAAGTGACAGACATTCTACTAATGTCACTCCTATGAATTCTGAAGAGGCAATCAAACTCGCTTGGGACGCATTTGAAGACGCTATTTTCAACGGGGACATTGACTAAAACGACAATTTACGCCGCCCATTCGCGACGCCTAACATCTTATAAGAGGTACTGATCTCATGAAACTCAACTCAAATTACGATTTGATCTCCGCCGAACCGAATCCAGGCGGCCGCGCCGCTCTGTGGATCGCAGATGCACTCGCGCAAGAAGCCGCTAATGCAATTAACGCAGGTGCCGGTGTTACTACACCAGACGCACAAGGCACCCCACAACCAGGTACGATTTTGCCTGGATCTTGCGTAGCCCTCAATGCAAATGGGTACTGGGATCTTGCAACATCTCCAGATCTCTCCGCACCTGCACTGCCTATTCCGATGGGCTTCGTGCACGGTGGTGACGAAGATTTCGACGGAGCAATGCTCGGCAAGCTTGTCGTGCTATGCGGTTACGCCGAGTTTCTCACAGATCAATTCAATGGAGCAAGTTTCCCTCCCGGCACACCTCTTGTAGCGAACGCCGGAAAGTTCGAAGCCAAAACCAACCCGGCCTCGGGTCTACAAGTGGTTGGCTTTGTTGGTAATCGCGGGCTCTCAAATGGAGTACTTCATGTGCTGTTTTTTGGGCTGCGCGGCTAATCAATAACCAACCAAAAACTAAAAACACTAACCTTTACAACGAGATCGGGAGAAAACAATGTACAACACTGAAACGGTCCAGGCCAACGCGACCGCACTGAATCAAAAATTTGTAAGTCTGCTTAGTTCTGGAAATACTAAGCTCGCAGAAGAAGCTGGCACAGCATTTATCCGTAGCATCGTCCGTCAAGAAGCAGCGGTTCGCATGATTTTGCCTCCGCAACCCTTGCAAGACGATGAACTTGACCGCGACGTTGACTCAGATGAGCCGCGAAAAATCGTAGAAAAAGAACCCGATTCCGCGGCCACATACGTACAATTCGACGGCACACCTCGTGCACGTTGGTTTAGAGGCAAGAGATACGCAGTTTACTTCGGCAAAACACAAAGTGATCTGTTCACGAAGTCGAAGTTCAAACTGATGACGTATCAAAACGACATTCGAAAAATCCTTGCAGACAACTCTGTAAAGGATCTCGCTGACCAAGAAGATCTGTACTTCCGTCGTACATGCCTCACACTCGTAAACCGCAATGCGGCGAATCAACGTACGCACGTAAGCGCGTTTACAAACGGTGCATTTGTAAAGGGGTTTCAAGCGATGGATAACCGTCGCCGCCCCATTGGAAAAATGCTGATGACCCTTTCGCTGTACCGCGAAGCGATGAATCTTCCAGCGACACTTATCGGAGACTCAATCGCACGCAAACATTATGAAGAAGGCATCGACAAAGAAGAGCGTCTCTGGGGCATTCCAGTAATCACAACTGCGAAAACGGACATCTATAACCCACGCGAGTGTTGGATCTTCAGTCCACAGAACTTCCTGGGAAACTTCTTCCTTCTCCAGGACGCGACGCTCTTCATTGAGCAACGCGCAGACATCATTACATTCTTCTCCTACGCAGCGCCCGGAATTGGCATCGGCAACGCCGAGTCAATGCAGCAGTTGGTATTCGACCAACTTCCCTCCTCAATTTGACACCTAAGTCGCTGAGGGCGTAGGACTATCCTTTTAGTATGCCCTACGTCTCTGAACGCCAGCGACGATTTTTCCACACTGCTACCGCGCGTAAGCACGGTATTACTCCCGCTATGGTACGGGAGTTTGACGAAGCATCGCGCGGTAAAAAATTACCTGAGAGAGCAGAAAAAAAAGCAGAAAGCGGTGCCAATGGTCACGCATTTAACGCAATGCCTACCTCCCACACTGTACCAAAACCAAAATCACCGAAGGCATCTAATACAACCAAATTCAAACGGGAGGTTATAAAAGGAGGTCCAGAACGCATACCTTGGCCTGGTGACTACCAAGACACATTCCTCGAAAATTCTGCGTCAGCAGCTCAACGCTCCTCAGAAGAAAAATTTCAAGAAGGCAAACAACGCACAATGCCAATAACACAATGACGCCAACCGAGCGCCGACTAAGCCACCTTATACCTTTATCCGAAGGCACCGGCGTTGCTTACCCAGCAAGCCGTGCCAACGGTGCATCACGAGAAGAACAAGTACCGTTAGAAGTCGGAGCATCGTTTGACGCCAACGACTTCTTCAATTGGTATGATCGTCCCTACGACGAAGGCCCTCCATACGCCGTAAAGGGAGCCGCCCATGCTCACGATCGTATGGAAGAGCGCACGCCGTTTTCACGAGACAATGTACGCCCACTCCAGCGCGCCGTCGACATGATGGGCTTACCCCCAGGAAGCTACTACGTGCCACTTCGTGGACGTGACGGAACGATACTTGGCTACGCACAATTCAAAGGCGTACCGAACCGTAAACACCCTGTACTAGCGACAGTACTAGGACCCGAAATGCGCCCAAACGGCGTTAACCTTAGTACACTCGTCAAAGATGCAGCCGCACCAGAAACAAACGTCACACCGCTAGCCGAAGGAAAATTTGACACTGATCAAATTGATCCGCGTCCACCAGAATCCCGAGCATGGAATCTCGCCCATGAACTCACCGGATCGCAAGAAACTAAGCGCTACGCAATGCGACGAGCATTCGATCAAATCGCCGAACAAACCAACGATACTCAAGAATCTCCAATAGAGCCCCCACAACCATGAACCTACGGTTCACACGCTTCAGTGCTCTATTTCCGTACGGATACTTTGTACAATGGACAATCAACAACGTCACGCCAAGCGAAAGCGGCGTTTTTAAATTTACGCTGTATCGAAGTGGTGGCCCTGAAGGACCATGGGAACAAATTTTCGAAGGTAAAGACCAATACGCCTACAACGACAAATTCAATGATATAACGTCAACACTAGATGTACTTCAACCAAACTCCTTACGCCTGTTTCAAGAAGTACATTACCGAATCATCTGCCAATTACCTTCAGGTGCACTATTAGAAGGGAAAGACGAGACTGGACCAATCTTCGCTGACCGCAAAATGTCCCAATACCTGCGCAAAACGCAGCGCGATTTTCGATTGACATTGAAATTCAATGGCTTACGCGTTGTGCTTCTCAAGAAACGTAGATGGGGCGTACGTTGTCTAAAGTGCACCGATAAGCGAACCAAAGAAGTCGTACGCCCAAACTGTGTAGAATGCTGGGGCACCGGTTTTATCGGCGGATATTGGACGCCTTTTATTACATACGCTCGCAGCAGCGCATCAAATAACGCATCAACTATTGGACCAAATCAAAAAACCGATTCCAATGAATGCACATTTTGGCTCCCAGATTACCCAACGTTAGAGCAAGACGATATCCTCGTACGGCTGTCTGATAATCGTAGATTTCGGATTGACCAACAACTCGAAACACAAATACAGCTCAATAGCGTTCACCAAGAAATATCGTGTCAAGAATTACCACACGATAACATACTCTACCGATATCCATTAAATCCCAACACCATCGAACCACTGTACTGACACATTGTAACTCAATGTCTATCGTTCGACCCTTCTTTGGCACCGCACGCGTAGATGATCAGCATCCAGACATTTTCCCAGGATCGCCAATGGCGCTCGTTGCGGTATTCACTCATTGCCTTCAGGCTCGCTTCAGCGGCAGCAATGTCTTAGATGAAAATAGCCCTTATGTATGGGCGCCCGACGCTCAACCACTAAATCCTCAAAGTGGTCAAACGCGAATTTATATCGAAAGCCAATTTACCGCCGAGCCCGACGCACGTGATCGCAAGCCCGCATTGCTCGTCGAAAAAGGTATAACACAACCACAGCAAGTTATCGTTGGCGATCGCGCAGACATTGATCGCACAACTATGACAGAACTATTCATCGCGTGGGCCAATGTGCCGATCTCAGTACTCTGCATTGCCAACAATCGAGGAACCAGCGCCACATTGGCCGATTTAGTATTCATGTTCTTCCTTGGATCAAAAAACCATATCCGACAAATATTTAGTATCCATGACCTATCGGCACCTACGCTCAGTGACACACAACCCTATCGACCATCAAGTAGCCATGTCGAAACATGGGTAACTACAGTCACAATGTCCGCAATGATCAAATTTGCCTGGCGAACCAGACCTATTGCTCCACTACTCAAGGAAATCGCTGCAAAAATGCGATTTGGTAACAGCGAAGAGCAATCACTACGCGCTATAGATCTAAAAAACGCAAGATGATCTACACACCGTAAAAAGCGCTTATCTTTCAACTGACACCGGAGAAAATACCACATGGCACGGCCCCTTGTTCTGATTTTTCAGGAGCTCGCGTCGCCACAAGCAACACCAGAGACCCCCGATCTCAACACCATTATCGTGGGTCCAGCGTACGATCTATTCGACTACCCCGACGACGCAGCAACAATCCTTCTACCGTCAGCATACGGACAACTAGAAGCACGCGCCGGCAACGGTGTATACCCCGGCTACCAGCCACCCGCGACAGGTAGCGACGCGGTCACCGTGCTCGACGGAGGTTACCCAGGTCAAAGTGCGGGATCAAAGGTAGACCACACATCCGTCAAAGTAGTACTCCGTTTGCCTCGTGTTGTACTGGGTTCCACGTACCTCAGCGCCAGCGTTGCACCAGTATTCGGTAACAGCGTGACTACAACAACGGCCGACCGCACGCTGGTAACGATCACAGGCCCTGCAACAACAGACTTCGTTGCGGCAGGCGTACAGCCAGGTGACCGCGTAATCCTCACATCATCGCAAGCAGGTGTCGAGCAAACCGTTGTACGCGTAGTACAAAGCGTTGGCGAACCAAATGGCGCAGGACTCGTTACACCAGGCAACGAAAATAAACTGCGGCTGACGCAACAGCTACCAGACGCAGGTCCCGGACAGGGCCAATGGACTTATGATGCCAACGGCGAAATTCGTATCGAACGCACACTGCCAACACAAGCGCTGCTTGACCCAACCAACTCCATTGTAACCTTCCCTGAATCTGGGTCAGACAAACTTGTAATTAAAGGCGGTATTCGTCTACCAGTTGCCCTCACGCCAGTCCCGACTGTCTCAGTACCAACGCCAATCACAACGACAGTAACGCGCACTCTGTCATACGCAGAGATCTATCTCGCATACCGCGCACTGCGCCAAGACCTCCAAGAAGTCGGTTCAGTCACAGCACGCGATATCCGCGTAGTTGGCGGTGTCCCAACGTTAGTAGGTCTCGGCAAAATCGATGCGCGCAACCCACTCGCAGTCGGTGTATTTCTCGCTTTACAAAATGGCGGTACAGTACCAATTTACTATTTCGGCGTTGCCTCTGACGACGCAGCTGGACACGCTTTCGCGCGAAAAGCATTAGCAACGCGTCGTGACTTGTACTGTTTTGTACCGCTGACACAAGATCTAAACATCATCGCAGCGTACAAAGCCGAGTTCGACCAAATGGCGGACCCAAATTTTGCGCTGACTAACGGCGTACTACAAAAATTCCGCATCGTACTCGGCTCCGTTCCGTTGCCGACTACCAAAACAATCTACTCCGGATCGATTTCAGGCGTAGCACAGCAACCAACAGGTGCGAACACTAATCGCTTCCGGACAGTTTCGATCGCAGCTACCTCAACAGGAGCGATCGATGTACGTACCGTACTTCCCGGCGACAGCGTCACGTTCGGCTTGACCCCAAGCTCCGCAGAATGGCAAAACCGTCGCGGAACGCACACAATCAGTCACGTCAATAGCTCCAAAGATTACCCAAATCCAGGTGATCCAAGCGCTTTTGAAATCGTACCTAGCTCATCTCGTTGGGACGACTCCACAGGTGCAGCTCCAGGCGATATCGAGCTACTGATTCGTGCACCAGACAGCACTGTCAAAGTAGCTAACCTCGCACGCGTAGACATATCAACCGGCTCAGGTGCAACACTCGGCGTCGTACACTATGCAATGAAAAATCCGACAACTGTCGGAGGCCCATATACAATTCGGTACGCTGCAAGCCCTGGTTTGCCGACCGTTACGGTCACAATCACAGGCTTTTCAATTACCGTAACAGTCAACGGTACGACGCACACGCATACCGACATCGTAAATGCCGTAAATACTCATCCTGTAGTTTCATCACTGCTACTAGCCTCAGTACAGACAGGCGGTGGTCAGATTGTGGACCCCGCATCACAAGCAACCCGCGACGTGATCCCAGGACAGATTGGAGCAACGGCAAGCATCGTCGCAGGCGCAGGTCCGGGACAGATGCGCGTAACTGGCCTATCCGGCATGACAGCGGTAAGCGTCGGTAACTACTTGACTATCAGCGGAGCAGATTCAGCTGCCAATAACGGTACATTCCTAATCGCAGCGTACATTGACGCCAATACAGTCGATGTCGTCAACGCCGCGGCTGTAATCCCCGACGCCAATAATGGCGCCATTTCATGGACCGAACGCCGCCCGTACACCTCAATCGTGCCCGAAGCAGGTTCGTGCACTGCATCGATTGTACTTAACGATGACCTGTTCAACCGTTTGGAAGATAGCAGTGCAACATTCCTCTCTTCCGGTGTACTGCCAGGCGACACAATCGAATTCCCTCTCGACCCAAACAACTACGGGCCTACAGCTTTCGAAGGTCGCGTACTAAGCTACAAAATCAGTACGGTACAAAATGAAAACCGCCTGCTAATTGCCAACGGCGAAGACGACACCGGCTCAGTTGCAAAAGAGCTGCCACACTACTTCGCACGTGACCTACCAAATCGCTTCATTGACAACACACCACCCAACGCGCAGCACTACCGAATTCTACGAACACTTTCACAGGACGACCAAATCCTTGCACTTGTAACAGTCGCACAGTCAGTACGCTCAAAACGTTTGACAATTGTATGGCCTGATCAAGTAGAAGTTGCCGACCTGCGTGACGGTTCTCTACCGCGTGCAGTACCAACAACGCGTACGCTAGCTGGTATCCAACCGAGTTACTACCTCGCTTGCGCTGTCGGCGGCGTAATCGCTGGTATCCCCCCTCAAGCAGGCCTTACCAATGGCTCATTCATTGGTTTCACAAAACTAATGCACGCGCAAGGCTATTTCACTGAACCGCAGCTGTCTCGTCTTTCTGATGGAGGCCTATTTGTCTGCGTACAACGCACACCTAATGCGCTACCTGAATGCATTCACCAGCTAACAACAGATCCAACAGCTATCGAAGTCGGCGAACTATCAGTAGTCAAGAATGTAGATTTCTTGTCAAAGTTCTTCCAAGAAATCTTGGAGTCCTTTATCGGACAATACAACGTATTGCCTGAAACAATCAACGAAATCTCACGCGCGATATCTGATGCCGCCGAACAACTTAAAAGTCGCCGCATAGCGCGGTTTGGTCCACCACTGCTCGAAGGAACGATCACCTCAATCGGCGTAAGTGAGTTTTCAGCAGATCGAATCGAACTTTTCTTCAGCGGCAAGGTACCAAAGCCCTTGAACACAGTGGCCTTCCATCTCGTAGTATAATGATGCCTACAAATCAAAAAATTGCCTTTTGGGGTACCCTCGCTCGCATGGGTGGAGGCCTTGCGCGCGGAGTCGGCAATTTTGGCAAAGGGCTATTCGGCTTTGGTCCACTCGCGTCAGCAGGCCGAGTTGGCAAAGCAATAAACTTTGCAGGCAAAGCCACCGGTGTCGTCGCACCAGTAGTTGGCGCAATGAGTGCAAACCAAGGCGCCTCAATCCTAGGTTTTGGTGGTACACCGAAAACAGGCTCCCTTGCACTTGATCGCGTCGCTATCAAAGTCGCAAAACTAGGCGTAGGCGACATCGTAGACATCGCAAGTTACGGCTCATTTATCGGCTCCAAACTCGTCGACCCGAAAAAACATCCACGACTACACACGGCGCTTGACGCAGCAGGTCTACTCGGACTTGGCGCCACGACAGCACATAGCCTCATAACAAATCCTGCTGACCGTGGTCCTGCTGCAAAAGACCTTCTCGGACTAGCACTTATGGGTTCAGCACTCTATGACCGCGCGAAAGCGCATAAACATTAAATCCGGATTCTTATCCTACAGAATCGAGAAAGACCATGGCCACATATCCAATTGGCGTCACTAAATCTCTCGCTACTTGGTCCTTTCAACGGAACCACGTCGAGCGCATGCTCGATAACGCGACATACGACGCCGCGCACCCAGACGACACACTGCTGCTCGCCGGTCCAGCGCGACGCTCTGTTGCCCGCTCCGATCGCAATACACCCCGCACGTTGATGGCAATCGGGATGTTTACGGCGTTTGGAGTACAAACTCAAGCGCCGGTAACACCTATGATGGCAATTGGCTCCGGACGATCATACTATTTGCGCGGCAAATCGCAATCATCATGGAACGTACAGCGTGTTATGATCAACGGACGAAATCTACTGCGCGCGCTGTACCACAACGCGGTTGAAGTAGGTGGGCTCAACGCTGATCGATTTGATGATCCTGCCGCGTTCGAAGGCTCACCCAACTCGCAATTTTTTATCAACCTGGATAGTGAGCTGTTCTACATCCCATTCGGCATGGCTGTGATCATGCGAACCAAAAGCCGCACCCTAGTAGCCTCATGCTACCTAGAGCTATGCCTAATCAACAGCTGGGGACTGCAGATCGGCTCTGGGCAAGCGATGATTATGGAGCAAGTTTCCGGATTCTGCGATCGGATCTTGCCGTATCAGGCATCAGACGCGATGGAGGTACCCTCCGTCGGACGTGCCCTTATGGACGCAGTGCTTGGTCTTGCCCCCAACGTTTTCCCTGAACCGGCTTATAACCGCATGGCCGCATTTGGTGACACGGGCCTTGGCGACTCCACAGTTCAAGCGTTGTAACATACGCTTAGAACATGGTCGTTCGACGCTCGTCTACCACTCGCCCTTCTAACCGTCTCAATTCGCCTTCCGATCCGCTCATCCCACAGGGCATGGCCGACCCACGCGGCGCTGGCCCCCTTGCAGGGGCTACAGGCATGGGTACGCCATACATCGAGCGCGGCACAATACTTAGCTGCGATGCGCGCGGTCATGTCTATCGAGTAGCGCTCAACTCAGGCCGCATTTTACAAATGGGGCGCATTCGCACCCATCCCGGCGACATGACACTGCTACCGCCGCGCACAATCGTTGCAGTGACATGGGCTCTTGGCCTGCCGTACATCCTAGGTGTACTACCGCCTGAAGTTGCAACGACAAACTCGGAAACACCACAGTCAATTACTGATGTACCTGGCCATGGTGGCGACGATCCCGTTCTCCAACGCAACCTTGGCGCTAGCGCACGAGCACCTAATGAGCCCCGCGACATCTTACCAGGTGACTTCGTTGGCACAAGCGCAGACGGTGCATCAGTTGCCGCACTACACGGCAAAATTGCACAACTGCGCGGCGGTGCGCTAGCCAAAATCCAGGCATTCGGCGATAGTGATCTCGTACAAATCATAACAGGTCTCTATCGCATGATTTCATGGATGGGCGAATCCAAAATCATCAACGAAGACGGCAAAACCTCATTTATTTGGCGCGGCGGTACTGATCAACTCACACAAACCGGTGCCGACGAAGAAAACTACACAATCCGTCTCGACGTAGGGCACACGGGCGACGTGATCAAACTAGAGGTCACAAACCGTGAAGGCCAAGCCTTATTTCGCTTCCATGTTAGCGCAACAGGGGCTTGTGAAATTTTCGCAGCCGGTGGTATCAATCAGCACGGGGGCGGCAGCGAAAGCGACGTCAACCCCGTGCGTTTCTACGGCCGACGCGAAATTGAAGTGGCAGGCGCAAGCACTGAACGCATCAGCGGCAACGCGCACATACACTACGAAGCTAACGTTCAACATAACGTAAGTAATAACGCGACTGAAAATATCGGCGGATCGCACTCAAGCTACATCACCCAAGACCGCGACATACAGGTAGGTGGTAACGTAAACGAAACAATTGTCGGATCACGTACTGTAATATCTCGTGGACGAATGCGTTTCGAAGTACATGATGGACAACTTTACACGGTACAGACATTCGGCGGTAATATTGAATTCACACCCCAAGGATCAATTTTCAAAGTCAACACCTCACAACCAGACGCAGTGCAGCTGGGACCAGCTAGTAGTCATGCCACCAAATACGAAGAGCTAAACGCCGCGATCCAAGCACTCAAAGCACAACTCGATGTTCTATTTGGACTAATCGCTACACACGTTCACCCCATCGGAGTCCCAAACACTGGCCCAGCACCAACCCTAGCCCCACTGGCCAACCCACTGATCGTCGACCTGTCGGCCGCACGCTGTACAACTACTAAAGTCGGCTAATTATACTCTCTGCGACGGTCCTACTTACAGGACCGCAAGGAGAGACCATGTACGCAGAAATCACAATCGTCGCTAACGCCCCGTCCGTCATCCAAGACATTCTTGGACTTGAAGCGACGACTCCCGAAGCAACTTTCACTCGTGCATCCGTCGACGGCGCCGACACTGTTATCGTGCGCTGCTCGGGGTCAGTTTGGGACCGCCTAAGACCACAGCTCCGCAAACTGTCCCAAATCCGCATTCCAGCAGTTGACGCCAATGGCGCAGTTATCCCAATGCGCACGCGTCCGGCGATCACCTATTCCATGGAATGGGTTCCAGGCGATCGCCCACGCATCCATCGAGTAGATGGAGCAATCTCTGTAGCTGGTGGTGCAGCGCTCACAGTGTACGGTGAAAACCTTATCCCAGGCCGTCAAGCCCGCCTCGACATTTACCGCGAGCGCGTCAACCTCGGCTCATTCAGTGCAGCCGGAAAAACGCCACTGTACAACAAACCTGAACTGATGATGACATTCACAGCAGTCCAAAAGGGTCCCGGCGGCAACAACATTGGTATCTGGATCAAAGAGGAGCAAGGCGCCGGTTCCGTAACCGTCGAAGAGTACGCAGACGGAAAAGTACTGATCACAATTGTGCCAGCAGCCGGCGCATCAGACACCACATCAATTGCAGCGCAAGTCGCAGGCTCACCTCTTGCTTCAGAATGGATCAGTGCGACAGCAGTTATCCCCTCACAGCCAGTTGCACCGTTCACAAATAAGCAAGCAATCGTTGGTCCAAACGTAACAGCGCAACGCCCATTTCGCTTCCTCACAGGTGGCGACGGTACAGGTGTAGCCTTTGCCGATCTCTTGGTATCGGGCACTAACCCAGCCAATCGTCTACACATCCGAGCTCAGCGCGCGGGCAACCAAGGTAACCTAATCAATGTAAAAATCCTGGCCAATCAAATCGCCGATACAGTTACTGTTACCGGAAACGCAATCCTTGTAAGACGTGTAGCAGCAACAACTACACTCGCAGACCTCGCAGCCGCAATCAACAGCAATGCCAGCGCAACAGCCCTTGTGCATGCCACAGCTATGGGTGTTGGCAGCCTCGGAGACGTTGAGCAAACCTACCTCGCATGCGGAGCAGGCGAACAAGCATCGGCACAAATTGGTGGTGCACCTGCAACGATTACACAACACACCGACACAAGCATGCTCGTGTCAGCAACGCCAGCTGCACTAGCAGCGGCGGGTGTAACAGCGGGTGCCGTCACGCACGTTAATATTTTGCTTGACTACCAGCGCCTCCAATCCTCGATGCTTGCCAGCGCCTAATCAAAGGGCCTATACGTAAGCTAAAGGACAAAGCAGTATCACGATTCGCTCAACGGATCGTGATACTGCTTTTACTGCCCTTACTGCCTTTACTGCCCTTTTCGTTTTTCTTACCACTATCCTGGCTCTTCAAAGCATTCGCTGGCGAAGTAGTCGTCTCAGAAGCTGCATTCGTACTTTCAGCTGACTGCGAAGAGGCCACAGAAGCTTCGTCTTCAACAAACTCAATTTGAGTTTCACTCACACCGGTAGACTCCTCCCTTCGATCACGCAGCTTAGCTGCGTCCTGATGGAGCTTTTCAATCTCTTCATCAGACATCAAATATTCGTCGAGCATATGCATATCAACATCGCTATCCACGAGCGGCTCTAACGCGCCCACTTCTCCACCGCTAGCGCGGCGCGCATTTTTCTGACGTTGAGAATCAACAGCAGTACGCAGCTCATTGAGCTCCGCGTCACTCATGACTAGTTCGTACTTTTCGCGATCGATCTCAGATGGAGCAACAGTTTGCTTCGTGATATGCTCAGCGTGCATCTGCGGCTTATTATCTGAAACACGGATTGCCTCTATCCCCGCACGCGTCACTTCTTCAGGACGCAATACAGTAGCCGGATGCGGTGCATTCGGATCAACCGCTGTCACTGTACGAGCAGGCAAAGGATTAGCCCGTACAGCTTCAATAGCTGCACGCGTGCGTTCTTGAGGTTTGAGCACCGTCGCAGGATGCGGTGCAACGTCCTTACGTACCGGCGGCTCATCAGACGGCGCAGCAGGCACCCGCAATGTGACAACAATATCCTGCTCGTCATCAGTCTCGATACGAATAAGCCGCAGATACGCAACATACTGCTTGCCGTTCATTATTACACGCAGTGCATGATGTGTTTGTCCCGGATGAAAAGTAACATCCAGATACATGCCCGTATTCGGATCGATGATTTGAATAACAGTGCCGCTTGTAATGACGATATCACTGTGCTTCATGTAATAAACTCCTAGTATGACGTGGACTAAACAACCGAAACTTGTCGCGTATGCTAACGACGTAGGACAGCTCCTTAACACCCTACTTCGTATTCAAACCTTAGACAAACTTGCCAAAGCTCACCGATTGCTTGCAATGCAAGCACTAATAAAGGAGCCAATCAATGCCATGGAAGAGCCTCAATCTAACACTTCCACCCGCCGTACAGACGATCACACAGACAATCGGAACGGGTCTTGACATCGTAAAGAACGCTCTATCCCTTGTACAGACTCAAGCGCGTGCAACTCAAGCCCTGATACAAACTGAAGAAGGTAATCGCGTACGACTAGTTAACGCAGCAATACAAACAGCAATCACAACGATTACGACGTTCATAAATGAGCTGCTTGATTCAGCTGGCATCTATGTACTTGTCGTACCACTCCCTAAAAAAGGACTTGTAACACTCACGGATAACCTAAACAACAAGGATGAACCCGGTTCAAACTATGTACAAATTCCACAACAAAACATACTTAACAGTTTGCCTATAGACATAGCAACACGCATACGTAAAAACCCATCGTTTACACAAATCTTCAATTCCAACAACCTATTCCTTGGTGGTAATGCGTACTTCGTTAAAACAGTCGCTGAATCACTGTACGACCCAGGCGATCGTAATCGTCCAAAGTTCGACGCTGCAAGTTACTGGACATACGCATTACTCATCGCAGGCGCAACAGACGTAACAAGCCTACTGAGCGCCGCAACATTCTTCGACCGACTGTTTTCAATAACACGCAATGCTAACCACGTAAGCGCAAGCCGAGGCGTATCAGACTTTGTACCACGCGGATTACGCGTTGGACCTTCAGGGCGCAGCTACTACCCAGTACTAGAATGGGAACACATCCCACAGTCAATCACGCTACTCAGCTATGACGGAGCGCGTGTTGTTCCAACAGAATACGCAATTATTCGTTCGACCGACTTTCGAGCAAAAACGACGACACGCGTACACGATCTATTTAACGATGTAAACCTTCGCGAAGGACAAACGGGTCGCTTCGGCGCACGTGTACTCAAAGTCGCACCGTATGACGGCGTAATCAATCGATACATCGACACAAGCGAACAAATCGCAGGACAATCATACTTTTATCACGTTGCGTTTAAATCACGTACCGAAGCCCCTGTCACCGCTGAAAACATCGCTTCCATACCGCAACGCAACCAACCAAACAGCTCCCCGCGACCCCCCACCATCATAACGGTGAACAACCCCTATAACATGCTTTCCTCGTGCGCTGAGTGGCGCCGCCCAACTTCTCGAACGAAGCTCACAGACTCCCGTATGAGTATTGCACCAGACTGGGAGCGATCGCCGTCAATAGCAACGCTATTCCCAGGACTAGAGCATTTACTTGACCTTGCACTAGAAAACCTCGCGTCATTCAAACAAGCATCAAGTAACCTCAACGAGCGAAACAACGCATACCTAGACTTACTCGGACGCGAAGTAGACCGTCTATCGGCGAAAATCGCCGAAATCAATGGATACCTATCACAACTGCAAGCAATTTTCGCTACACCCGATGCCGGCATATTCACAACAATCCGCCAGGGTAAAGGTAACGCTAGCGCATTCCTCTCGGACATGATCCTAGCAATAGACGACACAAGTGACCCTAATCGCCCATCGTTTGACACAGGCGATGAATACGTTACAGGAGTCGTACTGCTATGCGTCGGACCCGATCCTGCGCCGATCGCAGCAGCCTTCTCAATGCTAGAAGGACTATTCGGTCCACCATCATCAAATGACACGCTAGCCGGCATTAACTCAATTCAAACGGCGCTTATACAAGCAGAGGCCGCAATTGCTGCACAGCTAGACCCCATCGCATTTGGCGTTGACATGACACCTAGACCTCACGGAGAACCTGATGCAAGTTGTAGGTAAATAAGCCATGCCAACGTATGACTACATGTGTAAAAACGGTCACTATACCGAACATTTCTGTTCAGTTTCAGCTAAACCCGATACCCTCCCATGTGCAGAGTGCAACGAATCAATGACGCCTGTAATCCTTACTGCGCCCCACCTTTGGAAAAACCTCTATATACTCGACTACCCTGGATCAAAAAGGCTCAAAGCCGGGTACGTACATTCTCACGGGGATCCAGGTGTACGGCGTGTTAGCATAGGGCCTGCGGGTCAGCTGAATCCGAAATCGGCGCCGCTACATCCGCTGGCACATCGCGTGATCCCGGATCCTCCAAAACGGGTTGAATGAGCTGAAGCTTCTCATCAAGACCCAATAGATTCAAAACGTAAGAAAGGAATCGTTGTCGCTTTTTCATGCCTTCATCCGAAGGCATCGAAATAATATACGCAGTAAAACGCAACCACGCACTAAAAAGCGCCTCGACGCCTAACTCTTGTTGCGTCGCACCATTCTGTGCGTGCAATTGCATCGTAAGGCGATCGTTGTCCGCTAGAAAACGAATAATGACAATGGCGTCCGCACTGTAATGACCGAGAGCATTAGCCTCGGCTTCGCTGATGCCTCCTTCGTCTTTCATATCGCGGACAAAGAATTCCAACGGTCGCTTTCGCTGCTGATCAAACGAAGTAGTCAATGATTGCTCTGTCATGCCCCTAACGTACCAGCTCCTGCACAACTAGACAAAGCATACGGCGTAAAGAAACAAACCACTAACCTTATAATATGAGCATTGTTCTATATGACCAAAAAATCGACATTCCAGACACTGCCTGCTTCCTCGATCCTCCCGAAGTTGTACGCAAAGTCACAGGCGGCAAAAGCACTAAGATTCCAAAACTGACGGAAGTAACACCTCGCGATCCCACAACAGACTGGATTCGCGGTCACGTCACCCATACAACGTCTGGTACCGTAAGACGCCTCGATGACAGAAATTTAATTGAATCGCTTCGCGATTGGGCATTCGCTCGATACAACGTCAACAAAGACGACAAATCATGGACTCTCACCAAAGACCTCGACACAACCGCAATCCAAAGCTACGACCCTGGCCGGGGTGCATCATGGCATGCAGCACAAGTCAACCGTTACACCGATGGCTGGGAGCTAGTTCAAACTCCAGAAGGCACCCTCACACAAGTACAGCTCGAAGGTTACGTACGACTGTGTGACGAGTGGTCATACCACTGCGGTATTCCGCGTGTAATTGCATGGCGAAACGGTAGACCCTATGCAGGTATGCTTACACGAGCGCTCAGCGCGCACGGCGCAGGCGCATCGCTATGCTTGTTTTACGGACATCGCAACATCTGGAGCATCGATAAAAATACCGGCAAACTACGCCCTCAACGCGGTGAGGGTGATCCATCCGATCTGCCATTTCTCGCACTCAAAGCCGCTGGTTATCTTGCACTCGATGTCGAAGCTGGCGAAGACCTCCAAATGTGGAAAGATCTGCAAGCACAACTCGGTCTAGACCCAGACGGCATCCCAGGCCCACTGACACGTGCCGCTCTAATCCGTGACGGACGCTACGGCAAAGGCGGCATGCTCGTACCTCGACCTGGAGACGAATCGCGCGGTGTGCCTGCATGGCTAAAGGCGCGTCCAGTAGAATGGCGGCAACGTGTCGGACTCGCCTAAACTATTCTACACTAAAGTATGTCCTCCACAATCAAGCTTACAGGAAACCTACTCGTTCAACTCGCCGAAGGCGCCCAACCAGCGCCCGTACCCATAAACTTCGACCTATCTTACACCGAAAAAGTCATCTACGGATTCAACTATAACACCCCGGTGACAAACCAATTAGTCCCAGCTGGATCAATAACTAACCCCCGTTTCGTGCTAGTTTTCCTATACGAAGGCTCAATCAACCTTGCATGGAACGCCGCCGGGGACGGTGCAACAGTGCTCTCGGCAAACCCAACACCACCGCCGTCAGACCGGCCAGTGTTGATGCTCTTCCGCTATAATGCGCCCGCCAGCTCGTTGTACATCACAGTACCAACAAGCGCGCGAGGCGAAATTTGGTTATTCGAATAAACAGCCATCACTCCTTCGGCCACTCACGCAATGCGACGTTGAAGGCGAGGTTCTCCTTGCACTGTTCGGCAGTGGGTTCGAAGAACCCAAGCTTTCGCAGCCGATACTCACGAGCCATCCGCGTCCGTTTAGCCTCGGTTTCAAGCTCCTTCGCCCGTACAAGAACTGGGGCGACGCGTACCTCGTCTAACGTGTCAGCCTTCAGCAGGTCAAGCAGCGACGGCTCACCCTCGCCCAGAGACTGGCGCACAAAGCGCGGACTGATCGAATCAGTGGCAGAGACGCCCGCATTCTCCAGGAGCTGCGCCAACTTTGTCAACCGCTGCACAATAGCGGCGTGCGGCTCCTTGCCGTCAAACCACGCATAAAGAGTGGAGCGCGGCACTCGGAGTATGTCCGCGAGCTGAGTCCTATTCAGGTTCAGCGCGGCTATAACCTCATATATTTTATCTACGCACGACATGCGTAACGCCAATCATCCAACATGCCTATGAATTACGCTAGGTTCCGGCATGTGCGAAGGCACGGCTCGATCAAGCGTTGCGTTTGCGTCAAACGCTTCAGTAATACCAGAACGCTGCTTCTGTCGGTCATACCTATAATCGATTGAACGTTCCGGCGCAGGCGAACGAGAAATCTCTCCAATCGTAGCGAGCGCATCTCCATCAAGGCCGTACTCAACCGCGACCTTACGAATTGCGCGCAGACGGGCCAACCATGTATTCCGCGACATTGACATCGTCAGACTCGCTAACTTCGCTTGGCGCATCCACCTCGTCAATCGCGCTCAATTCGTCAGCCTCGTCAAACTCACTCGATTTATCAGCCTCGTCAAACTCACTCGCTTCGTCAGCTTCGTCAGCCTCATCAACCTCATCAGCCTCGTCATACCTATTAACTTCATCAAAAATACAAGTGCGCGCCATAAGCAACCACGATATCGCAATGTTGCTCACTAAACACGACACAAATAGCTTAGTATCACCTTCCAGCAATGCTGCACCCGCACTCGACGCAAAATGCTGCATACGCAGCAACATGTGCAAAAGATCTTCCTCAACGCATTCTACAGCTAACACCGCATAAGCATCAAATACGGCCTGTTGAAATACCCCATCAGGAGTGCACATCACATCGCCATCAGTACAAGCACAGCGCGGCACAACAGGCTTAATACTAAACGCGAGTACTGTACGAACTTTATTACAACGAAGACAAATGTCGAACGGAATAGCGTGCATGCTCAAATTTTAACCCACATGATGGTGGTGACGTCTATGGTAATGACGATGATGATGTCCTGTAGGTGCCGATGAAGTTTGCCCGTAATCACTAGTTAACGGTAAACTCTGAAACCTAGTATACTCAGCCATAAGGCTCGGATATGAAGCCAACTGGCGTGCGAGAGCCTCTTGCCGTTGTTGTTCACGCACTGCACTATATGCATCAAAAGCTGCAGAAAGAGCAGGAAACGTACGTGCCAACAACTCAGGGCTAGCAGTTTTAAGATACAAGTTGACAACACGGCGCGCGGCGAGAGCTCGTGCAAACTTGCGTAAATTCATCAAGTCACGCTCCCTTCCAAAGGCATCTCCCCAAGCGGGGATTCCTCACCAGTGGACTGCGTTCTAGCGTCAGCGCGATCAAAAACACGTTCAAGCCGATCGGCAATTACTGCTTCTTCAGCCGACGTCTGATGCCCAGGCCTTGGCATCGCAACAACATGCCCTCTAATGAGCTTATCAATATCAGCTTGCTTGAGATTACTGAGTTTATAACGCGCTAAGATCGTCTTAAGCGCTGCCTCCTTGCGCGCAGCTCGAACAAACATCGAAAGCGGCGTAGTCGCCTGCTTATGCAAAACTGACAAAGTCTTAGGAGAAGTCTTCACGCATCTCTCCTTTCTTTCTCAAGTGTACATCATCAAACGGATTACGCAGTAAAGTCATTATTTAAACACCCACTGCAACCATTAACCGATAGGGGGCGATCCAAGAGGGGGTGAAGTCTCCTGCTGCGGCGATTTGACTGGAGACTTATGCTGCAATGCAGCTGCCTGCTGCGGCGCTTTAGCTGGAGGCTTATGCTGCAATGCAGCTGCCTGCTGCGGCGCTCTAAGACGATGATAAGGTGTAGCCATTTGCTGAGATTTATGTTCCTCCGCGCTAGGACTCATCATGGTGCGAGCAACGCCATATGCGCCAGCTCCAGCTAGTGTACCTGCGAGGGCTCCACCCATAGCCGCAACAGGACGACTATGCCGACCGGTGAACGCACGATACAGTTTGAATCCAGCGATCGGATTGTTCCTAGCGTAAAACATACCACTAACGCCAGACGGGTTAGTTTCAATCACCTTGTATTCAATTTTACCTGTCCTAGGATTTCTCACTGGCGTAATGTCCATTGCAAATGTCGCACGTCGATACTCTTTAGGTAAATTTTTGATAATTTTATTAGCGACAGCTTCCGCTTGGCGCATATGTTTGCGGCCAGTAATAAGCATCATAGGATCAAATCGCGGTACAACAAGTTCCGGTACAACAACGCCATTAACAACATGAACTCGCATCTCTTTAGTTGACGGATTACCCGTAAACTTACCAACAAGTCGGCCAAGAAGAGAGCCTTGCTCTAGCGGCAACTTTTCTTGCACCATAACGAGTTCAGGATTATCAAGCAATTTTTCAAGGACACGCCCAGAATATGTATCAATGTACTTCCTCTTGAGCGCTTTGCGATATTCAGATGTAAAATGATCAATTCCTTGACTCGCCAGCTCCTTTAGCGCCTTCTCTTTATCGGCGTGATACCCAGATTTGAGCCAGCGTTGGAGCAACTTATTAAAATCATCCTTCTCAGTAGGGAATAGCCCACCAGTTTCAGCCGAACGAGTATCCTTGAGCAAAAACCCCTTAGGATATCTAGCTTTCAGCTCCGCTTGAAGCGCCTTGAGCATTTTAGCTTGCTCGGCTGGATCAATCGGGATTTTGTCATACCCCATACGAGCAAGAATATCTTTAATGTTCTCACTCCGCCCCATTACACCCGGCGCCACTTTATTAATCAACTCATATTCGCGCCACTTGTCATTCCTAAGGGCTTCATGAATCTTTCTTGCTGCCTTATTAGATGTCAGATTTACATCACCCTTAAGATAATCCGTACCAGTACGACGGCGGTGCAACACTGCACCTGATACCCTCATCTTCTTGCCCAACTGATCCCTGAGAGCTTCAAGATCCTGCTCATACAAAACCTTACCGCCGCCCGCTTCAAACAACCGATCAAGCGCACGACCAATAGCCCCCCGTTCTTCACCAGTATAAGGCAGTACACGAGTAAACTTACCTTTAGACTGCAACTGAATCTTACGTAAAAGAGGGTTCTTACTGAGGCGACGCTGCCGCAAATAACGGTAAGCACCCGCACCAGCTCCAGTCGCAGCGAGCGCAGCAAGTAACCAAGGAAGACGTCCACTCCACGATGAAGACTCAGACGATTCATCGGGTGACGAAGTCACTTTATTCTCAGGCATAGCAAAAAAATTATACGCGTAAAATACGCAGTATAACTATTTCAACCCCGACTACGCGAAGTGTTAAGATAACCCGAGCTAAGACCCCCCCAAGCCGCTTCCATATTACGCTGCGTCTTCACAGAGCGAGCCATCATTAAAAACTGATTGCGCATCCAATCAGCCCACTGCTGATAAAGCGCTTGCTTATCATCAATACCAATCGGCTGGACGTTACCATCCTGCACGGTGGCTTGATTACGCAACTGGCGCATACCCTCAGAAAGCATCAGATGCGAAACTGCACCATAAAGAAGTATCGGACGCGGAATAGAATCCATGCTGAGATTTGTTACCGGCGTCATAACATTATAAAGGTCGACTGCGTGGTTGAGCGCTGCATCAATATCAGCGTCAGAAAACTCAACGTTATCAAGTAGCACGTTGAGCACGCCTGTGTCCTTCACAGGACCAGGATAATCCCGCATAAAACGCCGAATCTCATCACGCGTCAAAATTGACGAAGAAACAGGATAACCAATAACAGGCATAGCTCAACGATACATTGTACTAGGAGTACTAGCATACTCACCGATAAAATCCTCAGAAGAAGGATTAGGCTCCTCCAGCCGACTCTTTATGTGGCGGCCAATACCATAAAGCGCCAGACCACCGAGCGCAGCCCCAAGACCATACATCCCAAGTCTTCTAAGCACAGCATCGCGCGCAGCACGATATCGACGGGCTGCCGGTTCAGCGTTCTTAAGCGCAGCCTGCTGTGCTGCTTCCATCAAGCGACGACGTCGCAATGCAGTCTCAATATCTTTAAGCAAACCACCAGCAGTCTTTTCTAGCCGTGGTGTGCCATAACCAAACGAATCACCAGCGTAATTCAAAAGATACTCGTAGGAATTCATTGTACCTCAAGCATAAGGGAATTCAGCTGCCCGCGTCACGTCTATGTTGAAAAAACCTGTCAGTGGCGCGCTTGTAGTCACCAGAATACCTTGACCAGGATGAATCAACTGTTTGACATCAGTGTACGCAATGTCGGGTGCACTAGGCGTCAAACCGTTGAAAACAAAGAAATTCACCGCCTCAGAAAGAATTGGCGTAAAATCAGGCTCCAGCCGCACACGCGCAAGAGAGACTGTAAACGGTCCTGGCAACAAAACATTAAATCTCGCAGAAAAACCGAGAATCCACATAGGAAATGAATTCTCTAGGTGAACAAAGCCAGCGTTGCCATTGGTCGGCACAGTCCAAAGAAACTGACTTCCTACACGAATCGGGTCTGCTCCACCCGTAAACGAAAGCGGTCCAATTGCAGCTACAACACCAGTACCGTTACCTCCAGCGCGCGCAGAAATAGCATAGCCTGGCGAGTTATACGCGGTAAAGGCATTGACCGCAGCCGCAACCTCAGCAGCAGTTGCGAGCACTGCTGCAGCACTACGCCGCAGCAATACACGAATTGCAGGCCCAATCTGTGTAACCGTGGTCGCACCAACAATCACACCAGGACCCGCATCGACATACTCAACAGTTAATGCATTAGACGCTGACCCATAAAGCTTCGACGCAAAATAAACGACCGAGTCAGCTCCAAGCCCAGGGTCAACAGTAAGCCGCGCACGTCCATACTCGGTGCCGTCAAAAAATCCGGTTCCTGACACCGTATACTGAATCAAAAATTTGTGACCAACAGCGCTAGGATACATTTCAAATGCGAATTGTAGCTAAACTATAGAACATGCTAGTCTCACGCGCATACGTGCTTCCAGGCAGTAGCAACGTACCCCCGACAAATCCCTCCAAACTACAATTTACATACCGTGAATTGTGCGGACGGTATATCACCACGCCAGGAAACACGGGAATCGAAGTCGCAGGCACTCAAATATGGAATCCAGAAGAACACGACCTGACTAACGGTCGTCGTGTTGTATTTCGCGTAGTGCTCTATAGTACTGGTCAATTCGCCGCACGTGTACGGCTCTACAACTGCACCACTTTAAACTACGTAGCAAATCTAGATGGCTTTGGAAACGAATACATCGAAGCTACAGGAACGACCCCACAGCAGTACGTCAGCGATGTACTAAACTACGTGCCTCACCAAAACTTCGACGTAAACATCGCTGACCCCTACGAAGTCCACGTACAAAGCATGGACACCGCAGCACAAGCCATAGTTGGATGGGCACAGCTGGCAGTGCTACCAGCACAGCTGGCAGCGCTACCTGGAAACTAATCACCCATCAGAAGATGATCCGCCCCCAACAGGCTTAGACGAACGCTGCGCAGGCAAATTCGTGTAACTAGTACTAGTCGAACTAGCACCAAGATTAC